GTGCAGGAATGTTGTGATGTTTTATTCGACAATGAGATGGGCGGATATCAAGTGAACTATGTTTTGAAAGAACATTTTGGAGTTGACGAGTGAAACAATATACAGTACACTATGGATCAACAGTGCCTTGCCCGAGCAAGACTTTCGGGTCTTGGCGAGAGGCAGTGGCTTTCATGAAAACACAACTGGATGCTGGCGTGATCGTGCGATCAGTGTCCAAAGAGCAAGTATCTAAAGAACACTTAGGAGATGGAGAATGAAATATATCACCTGCCCGCATTGCGGCGACAGTTATCCAGATTTTGATGTGGCCCATGTCTGTAGCCGAGGACCATTGGCTCCAAAACTCAAACCCAAAATGAACGAACGGATACGAGAACTGGCTGAGCAGGCCAAAGGGTTTGTCGACCTCAATCAACATGTGGGCGGCGAGAAGGGTTGTATGGTCTATACCTACGATGGATTACAGCGATTCGCCGAGTTGATCGTGAGGGAATGTTGTGATGTTTTACACGACAACGAGATGGGCGGATACCAAGTGAACTATGTTTTGAAAGAACATTTCGGAGTTGAATGATGATTAAACTAACCTATGATGAATGGCTTGAAAAATACGGTGGTGAGTTGAAAGATAACCAATTTCAGACCGCACAAGAAATGATATCCGATTTTCAAAAACTCCACGGACTATCTTTACAAAATGAAATTGATAAAATAAATCAATCAGAATATCAGTTATACCTAGAACGATTTGACGCAGGAGTTGAAGAATGAACGAACGCATTAGAGAACTTTACGAACAGGCCAGACTAAATGCCAAAAGCATTGATCCGGATATTGATCCAAAAGGCTGGATGGATGAATATCACGAAAAATTTGCCGAGTTGATTGTTCGGGAATGTATGAGATACATTAATGAGGATTACAAGAGAGATTTTGATAGTCTTTGGCGAGAGGACTTATCTAAGGGTATTAAAGAACATTTTGGAGTTGAATCGTGATCCGTTTCTTTGCGGCATTCAGTAAGTGGTTGTTCACCGATGGTGTCATGAATAACATGCCAGTCTGGATAAAATATGACAGATAAAGAACGCAACATAATCTATATCGATGTCTCGGAAATGACTGAACAGGAACTGTGTGAAACTTTGGATATCGAATATGTGCCTTGGTATAGATCTGGAGTGTTTTGTGCCTTGGCCGTGTGTTTTGGTTCACCCAGTGTTGTGATGATCATGGAGATCGTGCGATGAACCAACGGATCATCCCGGAAGATATCGAAACTGTGCTCAACGGCATCCTGAACAATGCCCGAGACGAATTGATATCCAAGACACGATCCCAATTGGAAGACTATTGGTATTTCCAGTATGACGCCGCCAAGTCCAAAGAATGGAATCTCTATCAATTCACCAAGGCATTGGATTTATACAAGAGTAATTGTAGGAGATGGGAAGAGCATCACAATGGTAATTCCTGCGTGGTCGAACGGGTGAGAGATCAGTATCTGATGCCAAAGATAACACAATTCATAAAGGATATGCGATGAACGAACGAATCGAAGCGTATTTGAAACAACACCATTGTCGAGATTATTTCAACTCCTATGGTGAAATCGTAGAAGATGAGCACTATTTCATGTACCGTGAAGAAGTCAATGGGCTTATCGAGTTGATCGTGCGGGAATGTGCTGAACTGGCAAGAGAATGGGAAGATGATTATGTGGTAGAAGATACTGCACCATTCCACAGTGATGTAAAAATCAAACAACATTTCGCGGTTGAGTAGACCCTTGATCACGCTGACTTCTATCCCACAGGACTGTGAGAGCATCCGAGAGTTCACACGCAGGATAGATCGCGTTGACACACACAGCCAACCAGCACTGTGGCATCAACGGTTCCGGGCGGCCGGCTATTACCCTGTCAAAGTCAGTCTCAAACAACCATGGGTATACATTCATGAGTGGTGCCAGGATCAGTTCGGCGAGGATCACTACACCTGGACTGGCGGGACATTCTGGTTCGAGACTGAACAAGCGGCGGTATTATTCTCACTGAGGTGGTCATGAAGACAAGCACCAGCGAAGGTGCCGTCTACGGTCGGACATACTATTGCGTGGAACCGGACACCTTCTTGATTCCTTGGCCGGAGATGGAACAGTGGGTGATCGAGACCATGGGACCCAGCACTACCAGCATATGGGGAGGATCTCCTCCCAAGCTCGATGAACGCTGGTATGCTAACTCTGCTAAGTTCTGGTTCCGCGATGAGCAGGATCGGGTCTTGTTCTTGTTGAGGTGGGCATGACACTGATCGCCGATGTCTATGCTCGTTATGTCAACCGCGGCGGACCCGATTCCGCCCATTGGCCCCATGGGGTCAAGATCGATTCTGACTGGAAACGAGACATCCGCCCTCGAGAACTGTGGCTGGATCTGGAGATGGGTGCCATGGGATATCGGTGGACCGTGGTGTATCAGGTGGATCACACTTGGTTCTATTTCCAGCGACCCGAAGATGCCACCTTGTTCGCCCTGAGGTGGGCCGCATGACACAGTGGATGCCCTGTCAGTTGAGTTTCGTCGAAAAGTTGTGGTGGAGATTCGTGCCCGGCGTGGTGATCACTGTGCGGTGGCCCCGAGGCGAGGTTCGGGCCGGTCCCAGCCATAGACAAGGATGGTCGGGCGTTGGAGAATATTTTGAATATGTAGAATCAGCAGATCCCAACGATCACTACCGTCCATACTTGGAAAAGCATGTGGGCAGACAGGGTTGGGATTGGCAGTGGGGCATGGGCGGCCATGATGCCACGGAAGATCGCCTTACCATAAAGATCCGACGGCGGCATGCCCAATGGGCGTCATACTTTGCCATGAGGTGGTCATGAAATTCAGCATGGCATGGCAGATCAACAGGAACGACATGTTGCGAGATCGTTGGCCCGATATCCAGAAGGGTGATATAACCAATGTGGAACGACCCTGGCATCCGGTGTTCTTGATCCGTCCTCGTAGGAGTATCAACAATCAATGGATCTGGGGGCAGGTCTATCGCCGCCGGGTGTGGATCTACACTGGATTCATCGACGAACCCCAATCACAATATGGCACCATGTTCGATATCATGAGGTGGTCATGATGGACGACCACAGAGATTTCACGACGATCACCAAGAACTTGGTGGATGGCAAGCCCTGGTACACCATAGCCTGTTCCCGGGCCGTGTGCGAATGGTTGAGGACTGCTTTCGGCCAGCAGGAATACGCACGATGGGTACAGACAGTCTATGTCAAACGGCACATGAATTACAATGTCGTTGATGTTGACGAAAGGATCTACACCGTGTTGGCGTTGAGGTGGTCATGAGTGCTAAATCCCGATTCCAGATCGTAGACATCGGTGTTCCACCGGGTCAGCCCACGGTGATCTTGAGTGACTTTGCATACTGGTCCCAACATCAAATGGATCTAGACCGGTGGTTGGGACAGCACGGTGGCATCCGCACCGGCAGTCTAATCACCGATCTCACCCCTGCCAATCTCACCCTTTTCGCTGTGAGGTGGTCATGACATCAGGACCGTTTGAGATCGTCAATCACGACCCTGCCTGGGGATGGTCAGTGACCTGGCCCGGCTTTGAGATGGCCGTGGCCGATTCCGGCCGCAAGGTCAGCACCTTGTTGGAGATCCTGTTCAACGAACTTGGCTTGGATCAGGCCCATCTCTGCGTGTTGCTGGTCAACGGTGAGTACGAGACCTTTACCATCGATTTGACAGGATACGCACAGGCCCAGGGGGATGGATTGAGCGATTATGTGGCAGGCCAGTATCGCGTGGGTGGAGTGAGATTCCGTCAGGAGGATCAAGCCCAGGCATTCCTGGAGATCATGGAACGGAGATTGATGTGGCGGAAATTGGGGGGCACATGGGTTTCAAGATAAATGTACATTTGTCAGGCAAAGGTGGGCCTGCAAAGTTCCTGCGAACGTTGGATCGCCTCTCTCCTGAGGCCAGGAATCTAATCACCATAGAAAATGACGAAATAACAAATGGTCTGGACGTTACTCTTGCTGTGGCTCACCGTGTGGCTCTTGTGCTGGACATTCATCATCATTGGATCAACACCGGCGAATATATCTCTGCCTCGGACCCTCGCACACAGCGTGTTGTTGAGTCTTGGCGTGGTGTGCGCCCTGCTTGTCATTACAGTGTTAGTCGCGAAGATGTTCTTGTGGATCATTGTTCCCGAACTAGACCTGATCTTGCAGACCTTCTTGGAAGAGGCTATAAGAAATCAAAACTACGGGCTCATTCAGATTTCTACTGGAACTCGTCTGTGAGCGACTGGGCACTGTCACACTGGCAGTGGGCAGACATACAATGCGAGTCAAAATCTAAAAACCTAGGACAAGCTCAGTTGTTTGAACATGCACAGTCCTTGGGCCTGGCATGATAACCCGGAAAAACATACGAGCCACATGGCAGTATATCCAGCGCGATCATGCATCCTGGCCCGAGAGATTTTGGTTGGAGTTGTTGGCTTGGGCACTCAGCATCGGTGCTGCGGTTTTGTTTGCGCTCACTGTACCAGATGTTCCGTTCTTTTTGTTCCTGACCATGACCATATCAGGATCAGCCATTTATGCCTGGGCCGCATGGACCCGGGGCAGTTTTGGTATGTTATCTAATTATGTCCTGCTCACAGTGATTGACACCGTGGGCATGGTCAGGCTGCTGGCTTAGTCTTTTTGACGGCAGGTTTTTTGGCTGCTGTTTTGGCTTTGGTTACAGTTTTCTTGGCCTGTGTTTTGGCCATGGATTTGGCACCTTTGACTGCTGCTTGTACCGCATCTACTGCCACAGCAACGTCTTTCTGGTCGACCTTGCCATCCTGATTGATATCTGCCTTGCCAAACAACTTCTTAAAAAATGCGAACATGACGTCTCCTTTTTAAATACTGGTATATTTAGCTCTGCTGACCTGGATAAATCTTTTGATGCTGCACTGCAAATAAATATCAATAATACTGGAGGATTCAATGAGCAAAGATCGTACCTGGCAAGCATACAAGATACAGCAGGATTGGACAGAGAACTCAAGATGGGCCGGCATCAAACGCGGATACACCGCGGAGGATGTGGTGAAACTACGGGGTAGCCTAGCAGAAGAACACACTCTGGCACGACGTGGTGCAGAAAGATTGTGGAACAGTCTCCATGCTGAACCTTATATCAATGCTCTGGGCGCTCTCACAGGCATGCAGGCCCTGCAGCAGGCCAAGGCAGGATTGAAGGCCATCTATCTGTCGGGCTGGCAAGTAGCAGGTGATGCCAATCTCGCCGGAGAGATGTATCCCGATCAGTCACTGTATCCTGCCAACTCTGTGCCACAGGTAGTACGGCGCATCAACAATACTTTCCGTCGCGCAGATCAGATCCAGTGGATGGAAGGTTCGGATGAAATAGATTATTTCCTGCCTATAGTGGCAGATGCTGAAGCAGGATTTGGTGGCGTGCTCAATGCGTTTGAACTCATGAAAGCTATGATCGAAGCCGGAGCCGCTGGTGTTCATTTTGAAGATCAACTAGCGGCCGTGAAAAAATGCGGACACATGGGAGGCAAGGTACTTGTTCCAACTAGAGAAGCAGTGGCCAAGCTGGTCAGCGCTCGCCTTGCCAGTGATGTCATGGGTGTTCCTACTCTGGTTATCGCTAGAACTGATGCAGAAGCAGCCGACTTGGTTACGTCAGACATTGATGATCATGACCGAGAGTTTCTCACTGGTGAACGCACCGTGGAAGGATTCTACCGCACACGGCCGGGCATCCAACAAGCCATAAGCCGGGCCTTGGCCTATGCACCTTATGCCGACTTGGTATGGTGCGAAACAGGTCGGCCCGATCTTGAGTTCGCTCGAACATTCGCCGAAGCTGTTCACAAACAGTTCCCGGGAAAGATGCTGGCCTATAACTGCTCACCAAGTTTCAACTGGCGGAAAAATCTAGATGACGCCACTATCGCCAAATTCCAGCGTGAGCTGGGTGCCATGGGATACCGGTTCCAGTTCATCACCTTGGCGGGCTTCCACAGCCTCAACTATTCGATGTTCAATCTTGCTCATGGTTATGCACGAACAGGTATGTCGGCCTTTGTTGAACTGCAGGAAAACGAATTTGCCGCTGCTGATCGTGGATTTACCGCTGTGAAACATCAGCGTGAAGTGGGCACTGGCTATTTTGATGCCGTGACCACCACAGTGGAACGTGATGCTTCTACTGCAGCACTCAAAGGATCCACCGAAGAAGAGCAGTTCCATTAAATCATGCTCAAAAAGAAAAACATAGCAGTGGTTGGTGCAGGTATTGTTGGTGTCACCACTGCCTATTACCTTGCTCGTGCCGGACACAAAGTACAAGTGTTTGAACAGGAACGACATCCGGCCATGCGCACCAGCTATGCCAATGGTGGTCAGGTTTCAGTCAGCAACAGTGAAACCTGGAACACCTGGGCCAATGTGAACAAGGGCATCCGATGGATGATGACCAAAGACGCTCCCTTACTGATCCGTCCCAGACTGGATCCAGCACAGTGGGCCTGGATGTTGAAATTCCTGATGCACACTGCCTGCGGAGACTATGGCCGCAACACCAGTGAAACCATACGCATGGGCATCCGCAGCAGGGCTCTTTATAATGATATCTGTCGCGAAGAATCCATGGACTATCAGGCATTTGATCGCAGTGATTGTGGTATCTTGCATTTCTATAAAGATCATGATTATTTCATGCGTGCTCGAGCGGCCAAGGAGATATACAATGCCAACGGCTGTCAATGGGACATCTTGTCCGCAAAAGCAGTATCAGAGCTCGAATCCAGTCTGAGTCAGATACCGGGCATCATAGGCGGCACATGGACACAGGATGATTGGACCGGTGATATCCATAAGTTTTGTATTGCGATGACCGATATTTTGAAAACTCGATATCAAGTTGAGTTTTCTTTTGGCAGCCAGGTGCATTCTTTGCAGACATTGTTGGCATCATACGATGCTGTGGTAGTCGCCAATGGAGTGGGCAGTCGTCGGTTGGCGTCAACCATTGGTGATCGTTTGCCTATATACCCGGTCAAAGGCTACAGCATAACCATTAATGATGTTGATTCCGAACATTTGCCCCGAGTGAGTCTCTTGGATGATCAGGCCAAGATAGTGACTTCCACCCTGGGCAACAGATTCCGCGTGGCTGGAACTGCTGAGCTGGCCGGAGAAAACTATGACATACGACGAGATCGTATCCAACCATTGTTGGACTGGGTGCATGAAAACTTTCCAAAAATCAACACACACAACTACACTTCCTGGGCATGTTTGCGTCCCATGACTCCTGATATGATGCCCATAGTACGTGTGAGCAAAAAAGATGCAAGAGTGTTTTATAACACAGGGCACGGGCACCTGGGTTGGACACTAGGTCCAGTTACTGCAGAAAAAGTCTCAAAATTAATATAAGGTGAATGACTATGTTAGAAACCATATGTGATACCATGATAGAAGCCTATCAGAGGAACTGGATCACCAGTCGTGATGGTAACGTTTCGATACGTCATCATGATCGAGATCATTTTTATATCACACCGTCGGGTGTGCGAAAGCAAACTCTTCAACCCGATCAGTTCAAAAAGATAGGTATACAAACATCTGGATTGGATCGATATCGACCAGAGATCCTGGAATACACTCGTATCAGTCAAGAGCTGCAGCCTTCCGGTGAACTTCCTTTGCATTTTGGCCTGCAACAACAACTGGGTCAACACGAAAATGATGTCAGAGTGGTGATGCATTTCCATCCCACTTACTGTGTAGCTGCCATGCATCGTGGTATCGAACTAGCAGATCTTGTCAAGAATTTTCCTGAACTGGGAAGATATACACGAGTAGCTGCCAATGTACCGGATGTACCTCCCATAAGCCAAGAACTAGCCGATGCTTGTCATCACAATCTGGGGCTTGACAAACACGGATATATCCAGTATGATATAGTGGGTATCAAAGGTCACGGCGTGGTATCCATAGACACTTCACCGTGGCGTGCGTTTGAGCACATCGAACGCCTTGAGCACATCTGCAAGATCGTCCTTGCTGCAGGCGTATAAAATGACCTGGTGGCTCTGGAGCGCAGTGGGACTAATCGTCACAGGACTGGCCTGGGGAATATGGGACAACTTCTGGAAATGACGGACGATGCTGGGACCTGGGGATCCTGTCCAGTGTCTTGGTTATGGATCTATGACAAGGTCATAGTGGCTCGCCAGCAAAAAATCCTGGCCGCACCAGCAGGTATCCCAGTACCCGCCGAGGGATGGTATGTGGTGCGACCCATAACTAATATAAGGATGATGGGGCGTGGTGCACGGAAAATGTATCTCCGATCTGGGGATGAAGATCTCGTGCCCGATGGGTATTTCTGGAGCGAAGTCTTGACAGGACCACATCTCTCAGTGGATTACCACTGGGGCAAACCCGAGCTCACAGTACAGGGCTGGCGAGATGATCCTGAGAGATTGGATCGATTTTCACGCTGGACCAAACTAGATCAGCACGTTCCTCTTCCCCCGATGCTGCATGGATTGTCACAGCATCAGGAATGGATCAACGTCGAATACATAGGCGATCGTGTGATCGAAGTGCATCTCCGCTACAACGATGATTTTCGCAATCACGATTCAGATGAGATCATACCTGTATGGCGAGACGAACCTCTGTGTTGTATCCAGCGTCCTGAGGGATGGAGCTGGTATCACAGCCCTGCGGGTGATAGGTTGGGATTTTGGATAAAAGGAAAAATCAATGATTGAGTTAATCGTAGTTTTGGTGATGACACACATCACTATAGTTTGTGTCACAGTTTATCTGCATCGTTGCCAGACTCATTTGGCTCTGGAACTGCATCCAGCAGTGAGTCATTTCATGCGCTTTTGGTTATGGCTCACAACAGGCATGATCACAAAAGAGTGGGTGGCTGTGCATCGCAAGCATCATCAGAAATGCGAAGAACCCGGAGATCCGCACTCGCCACAGGTCTACGGTTTCTGGACCGTGCTGTTGGGTGGTGCATTCCTGTATGCATCGGCCACTCAAGATCGCGACATGATCGAGCAATACGGGCGTGGTACACCCGATGACTGGATGGAACGCAACGTCTATACTCGATATAACAAGTGGGGATTCCTGCTGTTGTTGATCGTGGAGGTCGCACTGTTCCATGGATGGGGTCTAGTGATGTGGTTGATACAGATGGCCTGGATACCCTTCTGGGCAGCCGGGGTTGTAAACGGTGTAGGACACTGGTGGGGATATCGCAATACCGATACCCAAGATTGTTCTAGGAATATATTTCCCTGGGGTATAATAATCGGCGGCGAAGAGCTGCACAATTCGCATCATAGCCAACCAGCCAGCGCCAAACTCAGTGAACGATGGTTTGAATTTGATATCGGATATTTTTATATCCGTCAGTTGGAAAGATTAGGATTAGCCCGGAACGTCAAGGTTCGTCGATCTACATCTGGCTCCATGCCAGCGATTTAGATTACCAAGACCCATCCATCTTCCACAATTTGCACATTGATACCTGGGTACTTTCTTACCTTTATTAGATGGCGTTCTTCCATACAAAGGATGCATAGGACCACCACCTCTGCGTCTTAGTGCCTCGCTCACCCAAGGTTTTGGAACACGATTCTTCTCCGCAATACGTTTCTTTACTTCATCGGTGAAGATGTCTTTGCCAAAATTATGATGTAGAGCACCAGTTTTACCAAACATAGGATTACCAGCACCTTTTCTTTTTGCCTTGGCTTCATCTGACCAACCTTTATTTTTGATTCCTTTATGTCCAGATCTACCATCTCCTCCGTCGGTTTGATTTCTGAGTATTCCGGTACCATTATCTATGCGACCATACCAACGTATCATCCTGCGTTCAATCGCTAATGCCCCGACATTGGTAAGGTTGGTTTCGAGATAGACTATGCGTGATCGGTCTGCGGGAGGGTGAACTGCATCATTACGACAATGCCGCATGGCTCGCAATCCTGTGCCTTTGCCGATATAATAGGGAGAGCCATCCTCTCTGAGGTAGGCGTAGACGTAATAAGTATTCATTGCTGACATGGTCCTTTCATGTTAGAGCGGGTGGATGTTAGCGCATCGCGATCCGCACTTTTATTTACCAATCAATTTAGCCAAAAACGCTAGATCTGGAGTTATGTGCGTAGATTATATGTTGCATCGCAACATAAATTATAGTACAATAGAAACATAAGATGCCGCATGGGGCGGGTCTTGTAACTCTCAGGTTCGCTTAACTTTAAAGGAAACCAAAATGGACTTTACCAAAATCGACTTTTCAAAATTTGATGTAGCCAAGATGTTTGATGTAGATGCAGCAATCACTCAGATGAAAGAAGCCAACGCCAAGGCCTTGGATCTCATCACTGACAAAAAAGCTCGCAGCATGGTTGAAACTGTGTCTGCTGCTAATTTTGCTTTTATCAAGGCCCAGGCCGATGCTGCCAAGGCATTTGGTGAAGCAGTGAAAAAAGCCATCCAGATCTAAAAATATATGTACCTAAACCCTGTGCTGTAAATATCAGCACAGGGTTTTATTTTGGCTACTATTCATTTACAAGGATTCAACACTCCACCACATGGAGTACTTTCAGTACTACAGGAATTATCATGGCCCACGGGATCATCCATCCATCTACTGGATCCTCTCAATGGACAGGAAATAGATATTGATGCTATCGCATCTGATACCGGATCTCATCGGTTTGTTATAATCAATACTCATGAACCAGCCAGCCATGTCTGGTTCGACCGACTGATTCCAGACTTGCAATCCAGGGCCAACATATCCCTGGACAGTATCTGTTTACGATCCAGCTGCCTTTGGATACCTGATTGTCCCATAGCACACGTGGGTAGCATTGTAGATTATGTCAGCAATACATTGCACGAATATCCGGATCTCATCAGCATTTCTCAAAGAGTCATCCAACACCATTTTGTGTGTCTCAACTCCCAACATCGTTGGCAAAGATTAAGATTAGTTTTGACTTTGCTGGATCGTGGCGTTGATGCATATGGAAAAATCAGCTATCTTTCGCCGGTAAATCGGGAGATACCACTACGATATAGATCTAGATTCCCCATGATCCTGGATCGTGCATCTCGTGTATCTGTGACATGGGATCAAGGAGATCAAATAGCTGTTCCGGCTTTGCAAGGGGCATTGATCAATATAATCACGGAAAGTAGTTTTGATGCCAGGCCTGATTTGGGCAAACCAGAAACACATCATCTCCCGGGGCTGACTGAAAAAACATTTAATAGTATTTTGTTAGGTCAATTACCTGTGTGGCTGGCGCCATTTGGTACTGTGCAGTGCTATCGGGACCTGGGGTTTGACGCATTTGATGACTTGATTGATCATGGGTATGATCTGGAACCAGATCCGGAAAAAAGGATCTTGAAAGTAACCGATGAAATCCTGAGATTGTGTGACACTTTTTCTGGACCCGATCTCCAGACTATGTTTGATCAAAACCATGCTAGATTCCAAAAAAATCTAGACGTTTTCCGATCCTGGAATCACAATCATTCCAGGGATCTACCAAAATGGCAAAAATGGATAGAAGATTGGAAACAATCGAACATCAGCAAACAAAATAGATAGAGCAACCTGTTCATAAGTAAAGCGGTATTTTGGTGTATGTGCTAAAATAGTTGTTTATACCAAGGATACCACTATCGTGCCTGCTATGCCCACAGAAAAAGACGCTATTTCCTACGATTCTCCCAGCCAAGCCCTGAACGACCATGGTATGTACGTACTCATGGACGCAGTAGATAACGAAAGTATACGCCCCATCATAGAGTGGATCTTGCACGAAAATCATGTGAAAAAGAAAAAACTCAAAGAACTCCTGCTGATGATCTGTTCAAATGGTGGCAGCATCGAAGAAGCGTTTGCCTTGATTGACGTGATGAAAAGCAGTAAGATACCCATCAAAACCGTGGGTCTAGGTAGTATCGCTTCCTGTGGCCTTCTGATATTCTTGGCCGGGTCCCGGGGACGCAGGATACTCACGCCCAATACTTCGATCTTGAGTCATCAATTTAGCTGGGAATCAGAAGGCAAAGCGCACGAGCTGTTTGCCACTGTGAAAGAATTTGAACTCACCCAGAAAAGAATGGTGGATCATTACAGGCTCAGTACTGGCTTGGATGATGATGTGATTCGGAAAGTACTGCTGCCTCCGCAAGATGTTTATCTATCAGCCGAAGAAGCACTAGAATATCACATCTGTGATCACGTGGCCAATCTCAACTCTTGATTATTTCCTACGTTTTCTACCCAGTGCTGCATCGTCTGCCGGCTGCGACAGTTTCGTATCAGCGGCTCTGATATCAGTTCTAGTAGGCACATAATCAGCTATGTTAGCATCAGTGCCCGGTGCACCACCACTGCTGTGGTCCACGTTGGGAACGGATTTGGGATCTTTGTTGATGTTGAAAACCATTTTTCCCGATGAGCTGGTGGTAGAGCTATAGCTCTTTTGTGCTTCCAGTGTGACTTGAGTAAACAGCTTGCTGGGCCACACAGTGCGGAAACCTTTGAGTATGATGTCTGTGCCTTTTTTGCCGGCTTCGGTGTACATCTGTACAAAAGCTGAATTGTTGAGTATGTCCGCGGCAGCATCCGAAAAATCAGTGTTGAGATTCACATAGTCCGCTACTTTGTAAGCGATGCTGGCTATCATGTGATTGAGTGGCACTATCTTGCTGGGATCATCTGCGGTGCGATCGTTGTAGATCTTCACGAGATTTTTTGTGATACCTGGTACCTGGGTGATATCGAATCTCTTGGCAGCACCATATTGGGCCAAGCTCATTATTTTCGGCACATCATTGCTGTTGATTATGCCAAACTTCACGGCCAATTCCAAAGGTCCCGAGTTGTGGTCACCGCGGTTGATGATTTCTAGTATGTCGATCACGTCTTCGTACTGAGTGACGATGTCACTCATCCCGGCTTCCTGCAACTCTCTGGCAGATTTTAAAAGATTGATTACAGAAGCCATGGCACCCTTGGCGCCTTTGGAACTGAGCTTGATCTGCTTACCGTTGGGTGCAACCATGAGACTGTCATAGAGAGCTCCGCTCACACCTTCGTTAAAAGACACCACACAATCGCTGTAGTCGCCACCCAAGAATATCTCAGCGGCTTTTCCGGCATTGCCCGACACAGGCATGCCTTTGATCAGGGCGATAGGTTGCAACATCTCGCAGAAGTAGTCACGGAATCCGGTGAAATCTATGCCTTCACCGGGAATGATTATGGGAAAACTATCAGCGGCCATGAATATGTCAGTGGCACGAGTCAAGGGACTGTCTTCGCCAAACTTGGCTACGATCTGTTGATAGATCGATTCAGGTGTTTGGCTTTTGAATTGTGTCAGCACATCGCTGGGTTTGTATCCTACTTTTTCCTTGGCTCCACGAGAAGAAACCTGGGAAAAATCTCCGGGTATGTCTTTGGTCTGCCAGAAAGTATTGGCAGTGCGCACTGGCTTGATGTCCTGGGCAAACTTCACTAGATATCTGGGGCCCACGGCTGTGTCAAATTTGGCCAGGCCAAACGCTCGAGTGCGACCAGTGGGTTGAGTTCACGGGTTCCCGGGGGAGGATCCAACTGGGCAGAAAGTTTGTCATACACTGCCATCAGTTTTTTCCATGCTGTCATAGGCGCCAGATTTGGGATAAAAATCCAGGCCCTGGAAAGTGATGATGTCGGCTTCATCGCTGCTGCCGGTACGTTGGTATTGTTCACCAGGTTCCCGGGCCGAAAGTCCCCGACTCTCATCCAAACTGTCTACTAGATTGATTAGTTCTCTCATTGCGATCGTTTTCTGTGTGTGCTATACTTATCTGTGATACTTATATAAAACAGGAGAATACATGCCCAATCTAGTGCCCATTGTTTTAGAGCAAACATCCAAGGGTGAACGCAGTTATGACATTTACAGCCGACTCCTGCGGGACCGCATCATCATGCTGGACACAGATGTCAATTCACATTCGGCCAGCTTGATCGTGGCCCAGATGTTGTTTCTAGAAAGCGAAGATCCCGACAAAGCCATCAATTTTTACATCAACTCACCAGGTGGATCAGTCACTGCAGGCATGAGTATCTATGACACCATGCAATTCATCCGGTCACCGGTGCATACCATCGTCATGGGTCAGGCAGCTTCCATGGGATCATTGCTGGCTTCTGCGGGTGCTGCTGGACATCGTAGTATCCTGCCCAATGCCCGACACATGATACATCAACCCTTGGGCGGTGCATCAGGCCAGGCCACTGACGTGGAGATCCAGGCACGTGAACTGCTGCGCTGGAAAGAAGTCCTCACAAATATCTATGTACGTCACACCGGTCGGGAATTTGATGTGTTAAAAGCAGACATGGAGCGAGATAATTTCATGACAGCCACTCAGAGTGTTGAATACGGGTTGGCTGATCGTGTTATTGAAAAACGCGATGCCTGATCCAAATATATTTTGTAATGCTCCTTGGTATGAACTGCACGTCTATTGGGATGGCAGTTTGGGAATATGCTGCCAAGAAGATCACAAGTTATACAAAGAGTCCGACACTCAATACAACATAGCAACCATGTCTATCCGAGATTGGTTCAACAGCGATCCAGCTCGTAAATTTAGAACCAAGATCTCAGGTGATCAGCGACTGAGTGAATGTAGTAGATGCTATGTTGAAGAAGATCATGGGGGCAATAGCCGTCGGCTAAAAAGCAATCAAAAGAGTGTGATTTTCACCCGTACCGCATTTGAAAAAAGTTTCACACAAAGTCCAGGCCACAAAGAATTTATTCATAGCGCCAACAACCATGGGCATACCTATAACATGCCCATTGATTTACATGTTGATTTGGGTAATTTTTGCAATCTAGCCTGTAAAATGTGCAACCCTGAAGCAAGTAGCACCATTGCTAGTCAAGAAGTCAAGTGGGGGATAAAAAGCAGCAAAAAATATCTCGGCACTGATTGGACACGAGATTTGACGGTATGGAACAACTTTAAACAACAACTCCTAGATATTCCCAAGCTCAATAACATACATTTCATGGGTGGGGAGACTTTACTCACTGACCGGTTCGAAAATCTAGTTGATACCATGATCCAACATCAACGATTTGATCTGTGCTTTAGTTTTGTTACCAATGGCACTGTTTTTCGTCCTGAATTGTTGGACAAACTAAAACGATTTCGTAGGGTTGGTATTGAGATCAGCATTGAAACCGTGGATGAACACAACGCATATCAACGCCAGGGAACTGACACTGCCTTGGTGCTGGACAACATTGATCGGTATCGTCAATGGTGTAATGGATCTTCGATCACTGTGACTCTCAGGCCAGCACCTAGTCTATTGAGCATGGGATATTATTGTGGGGTACTGGAATATGCATTAAAGCATCAAATGATCGTAAAAAGCAACCTATGTTATTTCCCTAGGTTTTTATCAGCTGAAATACTGCCAGAATCCATCAAAAAACAATATCGAGAACCATTTCAACGGCTGTTATCGCAGTTGACAGATACCACGGCCGCGTCAGACTATAATGCAAGCGATCCACATAATTATAGATTGGTGGTCAAAGAGCAAGCCAATATGTGTTTATCTGTGTTGCAGACACCAACGCCCGTGGACAGTGAGGCACAGTTAGAAGCCATGGTAAGACACTGTGAAAGATGGGATCGGGTGTATGGATATGATGCAAGAAAACTATATCCCGAATTCCGAGAAATACTAGATCGTTATGGCTACGATGTATCCAACTGAATTAACAGTGGTACTCTCACCAGTACACAACACCGGACCGGTACCGATAAAAATCGGGATCAATGATAAGATTGAGGAAATATCCATAGACTCAGTCACTGTCAAGAATTTTGAATTCTTACACAATGGCGCAGGAAAATTACACATAGAGCTAGTGAACAAAACAGATCAAGAAGCTGTGATCATTGAGCAAGTAAGTTTTTTTGGTATACAGGATCCTAAATTTGCCTGGGCCGGGGTTTACCAACCCCGATATCCGGAACCCTGGGCAACCGAACAAAGAAATCAGGGCCTGGTACTGACGCCTGAATTGTGTCCTCACACTTATCTCGGTTGGCCTGGAATCTGGACTCTGACATTCGATGTTCCAGTTTTTACCTGGATTCATAAAATACAAGGGCTAGGCTGGATCTACGATTAAATGATGAGTTCGCGATTGCAAGTATAATTCAAGTAATACCAGCGCCAGCTGTTGCCATATCTCCAGACACAGTACTGAAACACCAGATAATCCTGCCAGGCTGCCAATAGGGCTGGTGCAGGATTCTTCAAGTAAAGATCCTGCCGGTTTCTAGATAGCGATTCCACATCAAGCGCCAGTTTTCACCGTACTGATGCTGGAACCATTCTTGCAGTCGGCTCTGATCATAGTCAGGGTCGCTGAACAATTCTTCGAGATCTCTAGTCCGTGTGTCCATGATATATGTTCCTCGCGGCTTGGTAGTTGCCTTGTCGTGATAATTCTGCGGCTGCTCGGGCTCGGGCAAATCCTTCAAGAGCCTGCACGATCCAACGCCAGATCTTCATTCTATCCAACTCCTGGTACGGATCGCATGTCGGGCACGTTCCATCTGTGACTCTTCGATGGTCCTGGCCCAGTCTACTAGGAATTTCCAAACTCGATTTAAAACAGTCATTGTTGACTCCGTTGATTGTTTGGATATTTATGTGCAGTGCAACATCATTTTAGGAAAATATAATGGTTTCTACTGAGTTAGTGCGCACTGACCTTGAGATTCAGGGGTGGTTGACCAGAAATCCCAATTTCGGCTATAATATGGGTATAGTAAACATCAAGGAGCAGATATGACAACATCAGACATCATCCGCGAGATCAAAACCGGTGTTTTTACCAACGATGATCTCAATGCCATTGGCAGTGCCATCCAGTTCGCCCGGGCCCAAATAGGCAAGGATGTGCGCCGTGGACTTTTCCCCGGTGCCCAGGTGTACTTCCGCAGCCGGGATGGCAGCACGGTGCATGGCACAGTGGATTCCGTCAAGATCAAAAACGCCGTGGTGTCAACCACCCTGGGCCGCTATCGTGTGCCTTGCAACATGCTCACGGTAAAATGACCCGCGACGATCGAGCTACCCGTTATCTCAAGTGGGCCGGCACCTGGGTCACCCTGGCCGGTGCCCTGTGCACCAGTCTCAGGATCGATCCCATGAATGTGTATCTCTTGAATCTGGGCAGTCTCCTGTTCGTGTGCTGGGCCATACGCATCCGCGAGCGGGCCATGATCACTGTGAACGTGGGGCTCTTGAGCATCTACGCTGTGGGGCTGTTTTTTAGTAGGTAAGTGCTGACTAACCTAGAGGTTGACCAGAAATTCCAATTTCGGCTATAATATAGGTATAGTAAAAACAAAAGGAGCCAGACCATGTGGTATGTTTACGATAAAGCAACGACAGTGATCCAGAAGACCGTGAAGACGGGTCCGGCCGCCAGGGCTTGGATTACTCGCAAGCAAAAAAAATTCCTAGCCAACCAGGGCTTGTATGTCAGCAACGATGGCCCGCTGTTTGATTGGAGTGTCGCTCACAGCGATAACTTCCACAAGAACATCGAGCGGCGTGTGGAAAAAACCAATCTCATGACCGGCGAGAAGTTCACCCAACCTGCCAACACACCCCGGAGCTGTGATCCCAGTTCCGAACTCTATTGGTCGATGTGATATGAGTTTGAAGATCGTGAAAGAGATCACTGAGTGGGCAGTGCCTTATCGCCAGCCCAACCATGTGTATCTCATGTCGGGGGACAAGGTCTATGCCATGTCAAAATGGGGAGAAAGCGAGCCAGAATATTTCGGCCGACCCCAGCGCATCGATCGTCGCGGCAGGAAATTCATCGAAACGAAAAACAACACCTGGCGGTTTGATCTGTCGATCCGGGTGGATCCGGTCGAACCATCTACGCCCAAGGGCCAAACTTGGAGAGTACCTGGCTCCAAAGGAAATGAATACGTGGTATCACTGGATGGGGGTCGCTGGGCTTGCACCTGTCCGGGACATGGTTTCCGTGGTCGTTGTCGCCATGTTGATCAGCTCTCAGCATCAATCCAGCCACAGGTATGAATCTTGGTTGCATCTGGTACTTATCATCCAAAGTCTTTGATAACGGTAAAAAAAATTCAACGAATTACACCGTTCTAGTAGATTTTACATGAAGTTAGTGCTATTATAATAAAACGCTGTGTGGTACAGCGATTTAACTTAGAAAGGTAATACTGTGAAATTTATCAATCCTGAAACCAAGACGTTCCGCGTTTTCCAAGCCTTGAAAAAAGGTGAAGCACTGACCACTGCCAAAGCCAAGAAAATGGGCATCGGTAATCTCAACGCTGAGATCAGCCGTATCCGTCAGCATGGCTTTGCTGTGTACACCAACCGTCGCACTGCTGGCAATGGCGTGGCTGTGACCGAGTATGTTCTGGGCAAACCCAGCCGTAACATGGTTGCCCTGGCATACAAAGCTCAGGCTCTGGGCATCACGGTTTAATCAATCTAACTGGTTGATCAAGATAAAAAGGCTACTTTAAGTAGCCTTTTTATTTTGTTTGGTTAACGATTGATTAAATAACTTTTCGATGGATCCCAAAAAAAAATTTTTTCTTTTTAAAAAAAGCCAACATTTCTGTTCGGTTCCCTGGAACTATCTTAAAATTGATACCGATGGTGTGGTCAAAACTTGCGTCAAAGGCAAGACCATCCTGGGAAACATCAACAATAACAGCATCGAGGAAATATTAAAAAATCCAGAATTAAAAAAAATAAGAGAATCTCTGTACAATGATCAGCCGACAGAAAACTGCTCTTTATGTAGAGAATTAGACAATCCCGAAAAATCTTATAGTTTTCTTCGGGATATGTATAACGATTGGTTTAAAACATCGAACGTAGATTATAGTGATTTTGATACGTTCCATTTGAGTGGTATCGATTTGCATTGGTCCAGTATCTGCAATATCAAATGTATAACTTGTTGGCCCAAACAAAGTAGCGCGATCGCCAAGGAATTAAATATTCCTATACTGAGTGTTTCAAAAAATCGATCCCAAGAGATCATTGATTGGGTAGTGTCACATCAGCATCAATTGAAAGAAATTTATTTCAGTGGTGGAGAACCTACCTTGATCAAGCATAATATTCGTCTGCTTGAGAAATTAGACCCTAGGCCAGATCTTTTATTGCGTGTAAACACCAATATGACTTTTGATCGACAGAATCCCTTCATGAAAGAGATTTCTCGATTTACCAATGTTCTCGTGACGATGTCTGCTGATGCGCTTGGGGAAAGATTTGAATATATCAGACAAGGTGCTGACTGGCAAGTGTTCTTAGATAATGTTAAGTGGATGAAAGATTTAAATTATCAATTGAGGATCAATTCGGTATTTTTTGTGGCCAGCGCTCAGACTCTGATGGAAACACAACAATTTTTTAAAAATCAGTTTGACATAGATGATTTTACTATCAATCAATGTGGTATGGACAAAAATGACCTATTGTGTCGTAACCTTCCAGACAAAACAAAGATACCGATCATTGATGATCTAGAAAACAATTTAAAACTACCCGGAATGCGCAAAAATTTTTATGGTCAAATCTTCAATTGTCTGGCTGAAATTAAAAAAGATCCCAATGAACTAGATTATAAGAAATTTTTTGATGATATCGATCAACGTCGTGGAACTGACTGGAAAAAAATTTTTAAGGAACTGTTATGACAGATCTGTTTATCGGTGCCGGTAAAGGATTCGGCGAAGAGTTCATGCAGTATCGTGTCAGTAATAATCATGACGTTTTTAATATCACTAGCAAACCTGCGGCCAGTCCAAAAGTTTTGTCGATTGATTGGAAAACCGTCAAAGAAAATGAATTACATCGTTGGTTGCAGTCTTTACCCAAAATTGACTTTATTCTTTTCAATCAAAATAGTTCTAGCCTGAGCGAAAATTCTTTTTCACAAAACAATTATGGTACCCTGGAACTTTGGAAACAGATGGCTCATTGGAAGCAGAGTTACTATGTCAGCTGCCAGCTACCATTCCAGATAATACATACATTAGGTGATAGATTACACCAAAACAGTCGGATCTGTTGGATGTTGAGTTCCATGGTGCTAGTACACGAGCATGATCCGGGAGTTGCAGATTACATAGGAAATAAATTCCAAAATTACATGATCATGAAAAATTTTGCCAATCAACATCCATCATGTTTTTTCGGTATCGATCCTGGTAATATCTCTGGCATCGGTTATTCAGAAAAAATTCAAATCTTAGAAAAAATCCTATCATTACCCGATGAACAGCTCAATGGTAAAGTTTATTGCACTGATGGTAGTCTATCCGAGTTATACGGCCGTTTTTCCTGATCAAATGCCCAAAAATTAGCCCAGATTTTGGGAGGTTGACCATTAAATACCAAAACGTGTATAATGTGTTTGTCTTAATAAAGATCGAGGAACACATACATGCCCAACTGGTGTCTGAACACAGCAACCATTTCCGGTCCCCGACCCGTGATCGATGAGATCAAGGCCGTGCTAGCCGATCCAGACCTAGGACTCCTGGATTGGATGGTGCCTATGCCCAAAGATCAACAAGAAAATTGGTACGACTGGTGTTGTACCAATTGGGGCACCAAGTGGGACATAAACGAAGTAGCCATGATCGACGACGTGGAAGAGGACGCCGTGACCTTTGGTTTTGACACGGCCTGGGCTCCGCCCTTGGAAGCATTCCGCGCCTGGGCCGAACGAGATGGTCGTGTCTCATATCGCCTCTCCTATTACGAGCCTGGCATGGGCTTCGTGGGTTGGGAGAACTGGGATGGTGAGTTCATGGATGAAGAGTATGTGGAATGTGGCCAGGACGAGGAACGCTACTGGGAGTTGGCCGGTGAAGAATTTGGTGTGGAGCGAGACGAAGAACCCGAACCACTCACTGAATGGTATCTGGACGGTGTTGAAGAAAAAGGACTCAAATAATGACAGAAGCATTTTTTTATGGGGTGTTTGCTGGAATCGTGCTGACGGCCATCGTGGTAAACGTCGCTCTCCGGCGTGCCACCCGGCGTGCCGAACAACAGCTCGAACAGATGGTACAGGCCATCCAGGCTCTGAGTGTTAACCAGGTCCAGGCCCGTGTGGAAGAGGACAACGGGGTGTTCTATGTTTATCGAGCAGATGACAACACTTTCCTGGCACAAGGAACCACCATGGACGAACTCCGGGAACGCATCGAAAGTCGCATGAAAGATGCCATGGTGTACGTCACAGAAGGTGATCCTGAAGTCCTGGCCCGGCTAAAAGCCACTGGCACAGAGATCACTCATGCTTAAATGGCTGCGTTATTCCGGAATCAGTATCACGCTCGCACTGAATCCTGCGCATTGGTCCTGGATTCCGCAGATCCAGAACGAACCCCTGGATACCTGGCTGGGACCCAATGAACGAAGATTCTATGTGAGTTGGTTGATGCTGACCGTGCGTGTGTGGATCGACGATGGCACTTGGTAATGTTGACCTTTGACTCTGATTGGAACCTCAGCCAGTGGCATAATTGGTTGGAATCAGAAATGGGGTTATGTGTTGGCCGTGACTACAAATGGGCCTGGGCCGACAATACCTGGGCCATAGAATTCCATGATCCCCAGATGGAACTCATGGTGAAACTCAAGGCTCCTGCACGATGACACGCAAAACAGTACTCACACGTCTCGAATTGGAACGCACAGTGATGTGGCTGCAACTCAACAAAAACTACGAGTGCGTGATGTTTGTGCAGAAAAACAACAATGGCATTGGTACTGCGACCTGGGCCCGATTTTTCAATCCCAGCACTCCGGACCGTTATGAAGAGATTGAAGTCACGGATGTAAGCAACTGGTGATCGGTTGACAACATATCCTATTTGCTGTTATAATAGCGATATCTGTATGAATACACACAAGATTGGGCAGCGCAATGAAAGTCTACATATCTAACTATCGCAATCACTGGTACTCGCCATCGACCTGGTTTGACTATCTCTTTTTCTGGACAGACTGGAGCCGTTGCCATCGTGACAAAAGCATCGCCTCTGCTTTAGATGAAGACCGTGCATGGACGGATCGTCCCGACTGGGTAGAACAGTGGTCGGATCGACTGGTGCCTGTGAGCCGGGCCATACAGTGGTTCATGGATTTGGTGCACCCCAAGATCGACTACGTACGGATCGACCGCTGGGATACTTGGTCAATGGATTCTACCCTGAGCCAGATTGTGTTGCCCATGCTGCAACAACTGAAACGAGACAAGCACGGTGCACCTTGTGTGGATGATGAAGATGTGCCCGAGCATCTGCGTAGCACGGCTGCACCTCCCCGGGAAAACGAGTGGGATACTGACGGCAATCATTTCCTGCGCTGGGACTGGGTGCTGGATGAGATGATCTTTGCTTTTGAGATGAAAGTAAAGGACGATTGGAAGGATAAATTCCATTCAGGCGAGATTGACTGGCTATGGATACCAGTAGACCGAGATGGAAACGAAGTCGACAAGAAAGATGCCAAGTGGCATGAAATGCGGCATGGGCCCAATCACACTCACGAGATTGACGTGGATGGTATGAAAAAGGTACAGGATCGCATCTCCAACGGATTCCGATTGTTTGGCAAATACTACGAGGCTTTGTGGGACTGATAATATGAACTGGATCGATTCTACCGTAGACAGTTTTGAGCGAGAACAACAAGATCAAGATCGCCGTCCCCTCACTGAACGGGCCGATCCCTTGGCCTTGAGCTGGGCGGCCTACCATGTGTGGGAGAAATGGCCTAGCCGACGCTGGGCAGAATGGATCGACATCGAAGCTCATGATCACGATAAAAAAATGGCTGACGAAACTCGACGGTACTATCGCAACAAACTGGCTTTGCGTGCCTTGAAGGCCAACAGTGAGCCTACACAATTCTCTCGAGATCTCTATGATATCTGCAACGGCGGAATCATGCGTGTGTGTCACAAAGGAATGCTGTGTCGTCTACCATACTTTTATGTAGAAGACATCCGCAGAGCAGAACTGATTGCACATACCCAGGCACAGCCTACTTTGAACGTACCTTCGTTCCTGCTGACAGCTACGGCTCTCACTCTACGTCGTTACCAGCGCATTTTCCACAGTCGCCGGAGTCGAGAGATCATGGAGTACTGGTTCCATGATGAAGAGTCTGGCAATGCGGTGATGTGGCCCGTGGACTATAGCAACCCTCTACGCAGCCTGGTAGAACATGTCTGGAACACACAGGATCAGATACAACTGAAAGCCAACTATCTTTTTGGTCATGACATCCAGAACGACTGGCATTTTTGGAAGATTACCCAACCGGAGTTGATCGCAACATGACTATGCAATGGACAGTAAATGAAATGATGCAGGATCGTGACCATCCCGGCTATATCAAACAGGTCACAGAACAGGAATACTTAGAGTGGGCCCGGGGATTTATATTTGAAGGGCTCAGGAGCCAGCGTTATGGTCAGAGTTTTTGCAATTATTTTGGCATACATGACAACATACTTTATTACGCTGGCACAGTGGCGGAAGCCGATCGATATATCAAAAGTGTTTATATAAAATGAAACTATACTTTGCTTATGGCGCCAACTTGAACATGGAATCCATGCGATGGCGATGTCCGGATGCGGTGCCTGTCAAGGCCATGTATCTGTCTGTATTACCGCTTGGCATTTTCCGGTGTTGCTACCATCCAGCCCAGTCCCGGGGAGTTTGTGCCTGGCGCACTGTGGAGCATCACCGAAAAATGCGAAGCTGCCTTGGATGTGTTTGAAGGCTTTCCCACGCTGTATCGCAAAGAAACCATCGAGGTCGACGGTGAGCCCGTGATGTTCTACGTGATGAATCACGACTCGCCTGGAGAACCATCAGTAAACTATCTCATGACCATAGCCGAAGGTTATCAGGACTGGCGCCTGGAACTGGACGACCTTNGGTCAGCGGTAAGAATCACACAGGAGGAATCATATGATCTGCAACGGAGCACCACCACCCAGGAATCACCCAATCGGGTGGAAGCCTGGAAAACGAGTTTATACATGGAATCTGGCAATGACCTACGCTGGCTTCGTGATGATGAACCTACCCACAGAGATCCTGCGCCCTTTTAACGAGCACTGTGATAGAGGCTAGCAGGATCAATCAATCAAAATGGTAAAATTACCAGCCGAGATTGATACCCAGATACCCGGTGCCGATAACCGGATCGGTGCCTGGCATCAGCGCGACAAAACCAGTTTCAATCATGCTCGGGAGATCACCAAACCCTTTTGGCGCTCTAGATCCTGTGATACGATGGTGCAAAGCAGAATTATCCGAAGATTGGCGCTGGCAGATGGTAGAAATGAGCACAGATCAGCGTCCCGGACGCTATATCTTTTATTTTGATTCAGAAAAAGACTGTTGTGCGTTTGTACTGAAATGGTGCTAATTATCCTAGATCGTTGACCGGATAAACATAGTTTATTATAGTAGGAAACTGACATATATAAATTTACGTCTTAAAAAAGACCACAGCGGCTTTTGTATATTTTCGGGCCGTTGGTGCAGAGAGTATCCTGCATTAACCAAAAGGAGAACCGTATGGAAAAATATATACATGTAATATCGTATATCATGGCAGCAGTGATTGGCATCGGCACAGTGGGATCAGTGACTTATGCCAAATTCTCAGACCTTAGTGCTCGCAGGATGGCTGAACCTTTTGAGTTTGTAAGCCTCAGAGAGCGCGAGCGGCATCTCAAGTGCATGGCCGACAACATTTATTATGAAGCCGCGCACGAACCCGCAGAAGGAAAGATCGCGGTGGCCCAGATCGTGATGAATCGAGTGGCTCACCCCGAGTTCCCCAAAGATCCCTGTGAAGTGATTTATCAAAGAACCACATTCCATCGCAACGTGGTTTGCCAGTTTACCTGGTTGTGCGACGGGTCGGTACACCGTCGTCCGGTCCGGCAAGACCTTTATCAGGAGAGCCGGCACGCAGCCAAGATGGTGCTCCTGGAAGGATTCCGATTGCCCAGCCTCGAAGGTGCGCTGTTTTATCACGCTGACTATGTGAATCCCAATTGGAGGCTTGACCGGGCAACCACTATCGGGCGTCATATTTTTTATCGACCCAGGAATAATATACAATGACCAAAATCGATCGCATCAAGAAGTTGGGAGACAAATCAGCTCATTGGCTGAATCATCATGCCACTAACATTGGTCCCAGAGCGTTTGCCTGGCTGGCAGTGATACTGCTGCATTCAGCCACCATACCAGCACTGCTGGCCATGATGGTGGGACTCAGTGATCGTATGCTGCCCATAGAGATGGTGCTGTTGTTATGGACCGGTTTGTTCATGATGTTTGTCCAGGCCGTGATACAACGCAACTTCCTCCAGATCATCACTATCTCTGTGGGATTCATGCTGCAGGCCATGTTGATGGCTCTGATCTTCTTTAGATAGACTTGACCTCCACTGTTTGACTCTGCTACAATAGCAACATGATACATAGATTACTTGACAGACTCGAAGAATGGTGGAGGTATCCGCAACCCAGTCGTCGGCAACGACAACTCTTGGGTCAGTACACTGATGTGATTGATACTGAATTCACCGCGGTGAGATTGGCATCAGAGGAATCTGCTCGTTATGTGATCCAGCATATGAGAGCTGTTCCCAACTTTGATACCGACTATGATCTCCATCACTGGATCGCCACCACGCAGTTGGATCGTGGGCTCGTGGCGCATGGTCTTGTGCTGGAGTTTGGTGTGGCTACCGGGCGTACCTTGAATCAATTTGCTCGTTGGTTGCCGCAAAAAACCGTTTATGGATTTGACGGTTTCGATGGACTCCCTGAAGACTGGACCAGTCGTATGCGCCGGGGATTTTTTGCCCGTAAAAATCTCCCCCCAGTGAGGAAAAACTGTGAGTTGGTAGTGGGTTGGTTCAACGAGACTCTACCGGGATTTGTAAAAAAACACACCGAACCTTTGGCTCTGTTGCATGTGGACTGCGATCTTTATTCCAGTACTGTCACAGTGTTGGAGAATCTGCAAGGTCAGATTGTGCCGGGTACTGTGATTGTTTTTGATGAGTACATCAACTATCCCGGATGGCAGCTGGATGAGTTCCGGGCTTGGCAAGAGTTTGTAGAGAAACACAACATCCGATACGAATATATCGGTCGTGTGTCACGCCACCAAAAAGTGGCTGTGCGAGTACTAGAGGTTAGTACGCACTAACCTGGTGGTTGACCACTAATTTCTTTTTTCGTATACTTTGTTTTACAGTCTGAATTTAGGCTGAGCTGGCGATAAAAACAGTGTTCGGACATGGGGTCTAACACGCTGTATTCGCTACTAACCAAGGAGCCATAATGGCACAATCTCTAACCGCTTACGCGGATGCTCGTAATGGGCGATTCAAAAACAGCCAATCCAATCTCGTGGATCTGGTACAAAGACTAAACGACACTATCCAGGCCTTGCCCCCGGCTGCCCAGCGCAACTGGCAAGCTGGCTTGAAAAAGGCCTTGGCTGAGTTTCGGCGCAACAATCCCCGAGTCAAAAATTTCGATCGATCTAATTTTCCTTTGTGCCAGGCCATAGACAAACCCTTGCACAAAATCGTGATAGATACCACCATGCAACGCGAACCCGATCTCAAGTGGATCCTCAACATCATCTCCAACTTCCGGGCCTATCAAGCACAGCCTATACAGGTATATGATGCTGGCAATGGCCTGTACGGGGGGTGGGATGGGCAGCACACTGCTTTGGCTCTCTACCTCATCGCGGTGTTTGGATTGAAAATACCCTTTGAAGATGTCATGGTGCCCGTAAACCAGTATGCTTTGAGCACTCGGGGACAACTGCGAGGTACTTTTATCTCCAACAACAGCACCACTGGCAAGATGGCCGGTAAAAAACCCCTGGACATCATTGACATCGTGATGCAAATGATCTACGGTGTGGAATGTGATGGTGTCACCGAACCAGAATGGGTAGATATGCATGCCAAATGGCAGTATCTGCGTGATGCGGGCATGTTCCTCACCGCAGAGAAATTTGGTGATACCGAAGAAACCGGTGCCATCAGTCGTCTCAACGAAGTGTATGATGCTTCGGTGGAAGTGGTTCGCAAGTTTGCGGTGTACGGACGATATGTGATACAATCCCAGGCCACTGCTCGCAACAAGCGCCCCATCAATACCAAGGAGATTCCCATCATCATCGAGTTCCTGAACATGTGCGAACTTGATGATGTGGATCTCTCAGATGCGGACATTGAAGATCTGGCTCAGCACTGCATCGATCTGTTTGATGCCAACTTTGACTCCAAAGGAGTGTACTGGGAGCAGGTATATCAAGCAGTAGTCAATGCCTGGAAGAAGTACAATCGTACCAATGGCATCCCGCAGGCGGCCTGGGGAGATCAACCCAGAAACAGCAAGAACGTTCCCATGGGCATCAGTTTTTTCTGGCACCAGCTCAACACCACTTGGGCTCCTGCTCGAGGCATCACTATGCCCAAGCGACCCAATTATACCTACCAACCTGACGCCAAGGATCTGATGCAATGAGCACTCTGCGAAACCTAATGGAAGGTTATCGACCTGCTGATGCGCCCAAGGTACAGAGATCGGGACAGAGCTATCAACAGACATATGATCGCTGTCGTGCCGAACTAGAGCGTCTGTTAGCTGAATTCATACAGCACGACACGCATGATCAGACTTCAAGATTGATACGTGATCAATTCGAGATGTTATTGCGAAGGTATCATGAATATTGTATCGAGCAAAACCAAGGTGCCCACTATCGTGAACGCGGTCTTTCGCGAGACACTGCTATAGAATTTGAACACGTGATACCAATCAAGGTATCACGTGATGCAGTGTTATCTGGGAGGATGACTATCGATCAGGCTTTTAACAGTCCGGCCTGCGACATTAGCAAAGCAAAGCATCGTGAGTTGGCTGCTCAAGGTCTGCAAAAGACCACGCCAGATCCCTATTGGTTCTGGCGTCGTTATCAAGGATTGGGTATCCAGGTCGAGACTCGTGATGGTGTTCTAGTGGATATGAACACCTGGAACCTAGACACCCATTATGAGTATTTTAGAGATCGGGGCTAGGTAAGTGCGCACTAACTTAGTGGTTTTGTGCTGGTTGACCATAAAATCCCAATTTCGTATAATATGGGTATAGTAAGAAATTAGGAGCCACTCATGTATCCCACATATTATCAGACCATGACACCCAGGACCCGCAAGCCCCGCCAACAGCCCGCTGACGTCGTGTTGCCAGCAGAGCGCATCTGGGCAGCCGCGGCCTATGCTGATCGTGAGAACGGTGGAGAGTATCTCAAAGAAGAGCGGTGGATGACCAATGCTACACCGGCCTATATAGAAAAGCCGGCCAACAAGACCTTGATGTGGAATGCGATCCGTGATATTAGCCTGATTCATGGCGAGGACATTGAAGTGGGTCGTCGGGCACGTGAGTGGGTCCGCAAGAACTTGGTGTTCAAGGCTCTCCGAGGTCGGCTTTCCGATTTCGAACAGTCCATGAGTTCGGTGGTGGACATGGAAGAGTTCATGACCGGTGCGGATCGCTATGAGATCGCTTTGGTCACAAGCCAGATCCGTGCTTATCGCGAAGGCACACGCATGGAGCAGGTCATGGCAGATGTGATCTCCACACCAGTGGCTGAGGTAGGAGAAAAGGTGCAACTCAACGTCGAAGTGGTCAAGGCCGTGTACAGCCAGAACTATGGGGTGTACTTCATCACTGCCAAGACCGACGGGCACCAGATGGTGTTTTTCAGTTATCGCGATAAACGAACAGTAGGCGAATGGATCACTATTCGAGGTTCGGTCAAAGCACATCGCTCGGACGCCACCCAACTCAACCGTGTGAGGATCGTATAATGCCAACTATAACCAGAGTCATACGCAATCGTGCTCAGTGTGGCAAATGCGGAGACATTATTGAATCAACCAATCGACATGATTTTGTCACTTGTGGTTGTGGCGAGATATCGGTGGACGGTGGACTAGACTATCTACGTAGGAGTGCCGGTAGTTGGGTCAATCTCATCGAACTCAGTGAAACACAGGATGAAGATCTAGAAAGTCCCTGGCGATATGAGCACTGATACCATTGCCCTGATGTGGGACTGCAACGGTTTGGAAGCCGCTGTAAATGTCACAGATATCGAAAAGAAACGCACCTGGGCCGTGTTGCAAGGTAAATCCGGTGGTGAAGTGCCGGCGCCGCCCAGCCTCTTGCATTGGCGACTACGGGCACAGGCCAACCCACAACGGCATTACGAGATCTACATCATCTCCTTGGAAGATGGCATCACTGTAGATGACATTGTCCAAGCATTTGAAGACAATCCGCAAGGCATGGCTGATACTGTGCGGCGGATCGGACATAAGTTTTATTCAGATCGTCGTGATCTGACCGATGTAGTAATCACTTAAAAAGGAGAAGTAAAATGGCAAAGAAGCAAATCAGCACTATCAAAGACAAGTTGGCCAAGGTCAATGAGAGCTTTTCAGTAAACATGTATGACAATGGATTTATGTTTGAGATCTCGGGCAAGGACTCCGAAGGTGAGTGGAAGTCGGCCAAGATCATGTGTGCCACTGTGGATCAACTGGTGTCCTTGGTGAAAGAAGCTACCGAAGCCGATCGAGACGAGTAAATCATGGGCTTGGACATGTATGCCTACGCAGCCGCTCGTGCCAATCAGAGGGAAAAGCCACGCGAAATCGCTTACTGGAGGAAACATCCATCATTGCATGGGTGGTTCCAAAGGGAGTGGGAGAGTGAAGGCAACTCGGGTGATTTCAACGGCGACGAGCTGGAAATCACCTGGGCAATGCTGGAAAGATTAGAGTACGATGTCCTCGAAGGTGATCTGCCCGAAACCAGAGGATTTTTCTTTGGTGATGATGCCAGTGAATACTATCGCGATCAAGATCTTGAGTTCGTGAAGAATGCCCGTGCGGAACTGTTCATGGGTCTCAAGGTTTTTTACAACTCAAGTTGGTAAAGGAAAACAAATGATAGAAGACCCTGTATTGAACACGAACTTTGATCTCGAGCAAGACATCCTGAGGTGCTGGAACATCACATCCGATCTCCGAGAAATCTTGGATGACTGGCAACAAGGTCTCATGAGCGAAGAAGATGTGATGCAGGCCATGGATGCTTACGTCAAGGTCTACGAAAATCGATTCGAACGCACTTTCCGAAGATTTGAACAGCAGTGCCGGAATCTACATGAGTTACGCCAGCAGGTGCGATCGCAGGATTTGGCAGAGCCCGAAACAGCCCCGAAAAAACGGGCAAAAATGGGCAAAACCAAACAGCAAAAAGAGGTTGACCATTAATACTCTTTTTGCTATAATATGGGTATGCTAAGAAATTGGCATATTTCGAAATAGCAATTCTAACTTCTCAACTAGGCAATTTTTACGAAAGGCACGACAATCATGGCAACAGAAAAACTTTTTACAGTAGCAGGCACCGCAACCAACCCCGATGGCACCACCAAAGCACGTTTCGCCAATGACATGGTGGCTCGTGTGAAGATCCTGTCCAAGGCCAACTGCACCAACATCAACTTGGTAGAGCTGCCCCGTGCAATGACCAAGCTCGAAGCTCTAGAGTATCTTAAAGAGCTGGGTATCACCGAAGGTGACGCTGGCTATGCAGTAGCCAACAAACTGGCAGAAAAAACGCAAAAGCCGCTCGCCGAGGCGAAGTGCGTGTGACGCTCAAGACCGGTACGGCTGCAAAGTCCAAGGTCACTACCAAGATCGCTGACGAAGCCTAAACGCAACGTCAACCCAACTGGATCCCGGCGATCCAAACGTAACCGCCCCTTAGAGGGCGGTTTTCTTTTGTTGACCGTTTTGGTGGATCTGGCATAATTAACTGTGTTATGTTCGATGATCACCAACTTGAAGATGCCATACGTGAACTCTTGATAGACATCTGNNAAGTCATGTATCATCGTGGTTAATGAAATAGTTCCCGTGGGTGCCATGATGCGNNTGGTAGGTGTGGGACGNGGATCGAGCCCGTCAACATGATCATGATTATCTGGCCCTGGACCAGGATTTCCTAATGATATTAAACACTAGAAAAGACCATAAATTAAAAGAAGCGCCCCAAGGCGCCACACTGCATTAATCTAGATGACCATCAGCAACTTCCGAGCTTCAGAGCCTCTTTATATCATCATTGTGCGTGATCAAAATGCCGAAACCGCTTTGCGAAACTGGGCTCGCACAGCCAACGTACAAGTCACTATAGAAAACAACAGGATGAAGATTTTTGAAAATCGCAGTTACAGTATCTTCCAGATGACCTGGCGCGGAGACTGGAACCAGGTCACGATCTGGGATGCCTGGAACAAACGACATATCGAAGTCTAAAGTGCAACGTATACGAGATTTCTGGAGTGCCAGTTTTCGCTCAGATCCAGGAGCTTTTTGGCTGGAAATGATTAGTTTTGTTTTCACTGTGGGAGCCAGTTTGACTCTGGCTATCACTGCCCAGTCACCCAACATGTCGCATGTTTACCCGGCGTTTTTCCTAGGTGCTGTCACACAGTGTTGGGCCAGCTATCGACGCGGTGCGGCCTGGATCATGATGGTCACGGCATATTTTGCCATTCTCAATGTGTTTGGATTTGGGCGTGCCCTGGCATGGTGGTAAAAACCTTGACACCCTGGATTAAATAGCATAAAATACAGTATTACCAACCAAGGAGCATCAGATGCATCAAATCACTTTGACACAGGCGATGTACATGGCTGGAGTAGATTCATCAGATGATCCCTGGGTCCGGGATGTTAAATTTGCAGCCTGGATCAAAGAAGTAAATGGGAAGTTGATTGAAGATCAGGAACAAATCGTGCCTGATGAAGCAGTAGGAATTTTAATCTTAAAAGGAAAATAACATGTCACAAAATCACGACGCAATCAAAGCCGCTTTTGAAACTTACATCGCGGAAAACGAAAAGTTCACAGGCAAAGGCGTAAAAGCCGCGGCCGCACGTGCTCGCAAGGCTCTACAAGAAATGACCAAGGCCATCAAAGAGCGCAGGAAAGAAATCACCGCAGAAAAAGAAGCCCTGGCCGCTGCCAAATGAAATACCTACTTTTGCCCGTGTTGTTTGTGGTAGGGGCTGCCACTGCCCAGGCTGATCAGGCCTTGGCCACCAAAAACAACTGCATGGCCTGTCACGCTGTGGATAAAAAGTTGGTAGGACCGTCTTATCGTGATGTAGCCAAAAAGTATGCTGGAACATCAGCAGACACACTTGCTGCCAGTATCCGTAAGGGTGGAGCAGGTAAATGGGGACCGATTCCCATGCCAGCGCAGGCGCAATTAAGCGAAGTCGATGCTAAAAAATTAGCCACTTGGATATTAAACACAAAATGATCTCACTGACCTCGACCAAGGATGCTGTACCCTGCGGTTGTGGTCGCAGTGCCACGGGATTTTGTACTGAGCTTCACAATCTATCCGATGAAGAGTGGGACGCACTGGTGTTTGACGAAGCATTTTTAAACGAGGAGAACAGCAAAGATGAATCCTAGTATTTCAGCAGCCGAGAGCCTCAACACCGCAGTGGCAGGTGTGTTGGGACGCATGGCCGGTGGTGTCGCAGCCACCCTACTGGCAGCCGCAGTAGTAAATTGGATGGGACTGGTTCCAGTCTTGTTCTCGGGCGTGGTGGGTTGGGTCATCATTTTCGCACCCTTGGCCATGAGCTTGTACTTGGCCTGGCGAGGAAATGAAATGACTGAGAGTACCATCCGACTCTGGTACTTCGCATTCGCGGCCGTTATGGGCCTGAGCCTTTCATTGATTTTTGCTGTTTATACTTCGGCATCTATCGTGCAGGCTTTAGTTGGAACCACTGTGAGCTTTTCTGCTCTGGCAGCATGGGGATATTTTACTAAAAAAGATCTCTCATCCTGGGGCAGTTTCCTGTTTGCCGGTGTGATCGGCCTGATCGTGGCTGGCTTGTTCAATATCTGGTTTGAGTCAACTGCTCTGCAGATGACCCTGAACGTGCTCACAATCGTGATCTTCCTGGGACTCACGGCCTATGACATGAACCGTATCCGGGACATGTTTTGGAACGCTACTCCAGATGAGATCTCTCGCATGCAGTGGTTTGGTGCACTAAGCCTTTACATCAACTTTATCAACATCTTCGTCAGTTTGTTGCAACTGTTTGGCAACAGAGAATGAAACTGACTCTAGAAGTACAACAAGATCCGGAAACTGGGGAACACTATCTCCAGTTTCCCGATGAACTCATCAATGAACTAGGATGGAATATCGGTGATGAGTTAGCATGGACCGATAATGGAAACAACACATGGACACTACACAAGACTCTATCACGATCAGTCTGACAGACACACTGACCAATAATCTAGAATATACTGAGGCGTATGCCAGCGTCACTGGTGATTCATCGTATACCTTGGATTTTGGAAATCTCTGCCCCAATCTCACTATCAGTAACAGCTCTTGGCTCAATTCCAACATCGCCTCACCCGGCACGCTCACTGTGGATGACACCATGGTCTGGGGCAACGGCTGGGGCAGACCCGAAGGAAAACTGAGCCTCCGAGGAGAAGATGCTGATATCGATATCAATGGTGTGAGTCTCATGGCCACCATAAAAGAAATCGGCGATCGCCTCAACATGCTGTGCCCAGATCCCGAGATGGAAGCAGAGTGGGATCAACTCCGCGAGCTACGCGAGCAATACGAAGCCAAACTCCAGGAGTGCCGGGAAAAGTCACGTGCCTGGCGAGCACTACAACAGATAGGTTGACTCAGTGACATTTGTAGTTACCGAAGCATGTGTAAAATGCCGTTATACCGATTGCGTTGACGTTTGTCCCGTGGACTGTTTTAAAATAGGTCCAAACTTCCTGGTGATTGATCCTGACCAGTGCATCGATTGTGCTGTGTGCGTGCCAGAATGTCCAGTAAATGCTATCTATGCCGAAGAAGACGTGCCCGACGATCAGCGAGAGTTCATCCAGATCAACGCAGATCTCGCCCGGTCTTGGCCGGTGATCACCAAAAGAATAGATCCCTTGCCCGAAGCCGAGGAATACAGTAAAATCACGATCAAAAAGCATCTGCTTGATCGCGGTTGACCAATAATCTGGGTCGTGCTATAATAGTAGAATGAAAAATACCCAAGAACCTTCTAGAAATATCATGAAGACCGGTGAATGGTCTGACGCCGACTGCTATCGCATAGCCTGCGATTGCCATCATCACGAACACGATGTTGATGTCTGGGTAGAAGTAGAATCCGATGCAGAGGTGCGTGACGTCACCGTGACTTTTTATCGAGAATTCACCACTCCTATCTGGGACCGGGGATTCAACCGTTTCCGGGAAGCCTTCCGTGTGCTGTTTTTTGGCCACAGCCGATACAGCGGTGACATCATCATGAGCCGGGATGTGGCACAGAATTTCATCAACACCGTGCAACGATCGATCGATCGATTAGATGCCAAGAAGTGAAACAGGATTGGACCTATGTCATCCACAGCAACATACAACTCGAGCAAGAAATGACCTTACCTGACGAACGCTATCGTGCCATCAGGCAAGCCGCGGATTTCCTTCTGGCTCTAACCGATCCACAAAGCACGCCTCGGGTGCCCAAGAACATAAGGCAACATGCTCGTGGCCTGCTGAGACATTATCCCTCAGAATATCATCTACACAGGTTGGCAGAACGATCACCTGATGTTATAATAGAAAAAATGGAACCCCTGACACGTATGGTAATGAGTTACGAGGAGACTAAAAATGATGCATCTTGAAGGCCCATGGCTTACCACCACAGGCAAGGTCCGATCTAAACGCCGGAAGTATGCTTCTGCGGCCGCGGCACAGCAGGCCCGAGATCTCCGAGAAGCCTGGGAACAGAAGCAGCGTGAATGGGATCGATTGGCCCCGCGCTTTTCCACTGCCAAATTTCCAGTGGCTGAAAAATCCTGTCCGGTGCCACAGTATCCTCCGGGCCGAGAGCCGCAAAACATTCCTAGCCTTGACACCGGTGTCACTGGTCCTGTAACAGTCAAGGCCACTCCGCAATACACAGGTACCAAGATCCGGGGCATTGGTACCATGCACAAGTCAAATGCTGTGCCCATTTTCTCAGATGAAGATGCCGTGGATATAGCCCGTATGAGAAGGTAGTATGAAATTATATGTAACCAGTGACATCCATTTAGAGTTTGGTGATCTACAACTTGAAAATCGCGACAATGTAGACGTGTTGATCCTGTCGGGAGACATCTGTGTGGCCAAGGACATTGGACAGCCCGACCCCAACGGTCTCATGGAAGGCAGCCGCAGCCAACGAGTGCGAGATTTCTTCCGGCGTGTGAGCCGTGACTTTCCGGAAACTGTGTTTGTCATGGGCAATCACGAACACTATCACGGAGACTTTGCCAAGACACAAAGCCGTCTGCAGGAGATGCTGATATCCGAGGGATTGGACAATGTGCATCTCTTGGAAAAAAGCACTTGGGAATATCAAGACTATCTGTTCATCGGTGGCACGCTGTGGACTGATTTCAACAAAAATGATGCCTTGACTTTGTACCACGCCAAGGACATGATGAATGACTTCCGTGGGGTGAAAAACAGCCATGTGAGTTTTTACAAGTTCATCCCGGAACATGCTCTTGAAGATCACATGCGGATGAAAAACTACATCGCCACGGTAATAGACAATCGACGTGCCCAAGGAGAAAGATCCGATCGGGTGATCGTGGTAGGACACCATTCTCCCAGCGATCTGTCGGTTCATCCCAAATATGCTCATGACAATATCATGAATGGATGTTATCGCAGCAATCTTGAAGAATTCATCTTAGATCGCCCTGAGATACGCCTATGGACACACGGACACACCCACGAAGATTTTGACTACGAGATCGGTGCCACCCGAGTGGTATGTAATCCACGTGGTTACATAGGGTACGAAGCTCGTGCCGAATCGTGGCAACCAAAATTGATCGAACTATAAGGAACCAACATGGACTTCAAACAATCCCAGGTCTGGCGAGAGCTTTCCGATGATCCCGGCAACTATTATTGCCAAGCTTCGGAACTGGAACGAGATATCTTCAAGAAATGGCTGCGAGATCTATTGAAAACCACCGAAGCCACTGTGGACTTTGTCAAAGCCGATGGCGAGTTCCGATCCATGAAATGTACTCTGAACGAAGAACTAGGTGCTAAGTACATCGTGAATGAAAACACTGATCGACCCGTGAAAAAATCCAACCCCGAAGTTTGTGTGGTCTGGGATACTACCCAACAGGCCTGGCGGAGTTTCCGCTGGGACCGCATCAAGAAAATAGAGTTCCGACTTGGCTAAAGAAGAAGCATTAAAAATGGAAGGGCAGGTAGAAGAAGTCTTGCCCAACGCTACCTTCCGCGTGCGGTTGGATGGATTCGAAAACACTGTGTTGGGCGTGATTTCGGGTCGTATGAGAAAGCACAACATCAAAATACTCCTGGGTGATCGTGTGGAAATAGAATTTAGTCCTTATGATCTCACACGTGGCAGGATAACCCGGCGTCGATAAATATCTGCATGGACCATCTTCCTCACATGCGTGAACACATAGAACTCATCGAAGCTACCACACGTCCGGCCAAGCTGGAAACCACCCCTTTGCCCTATGGTATGAAAGATCTTGACCCTGTGATGAGCGCGGAGACCTTGGAATATCATTTCGAGCATCTGGCTAAGGGCTATGCCAAAAGATACAACGCCGGAGAAGGAGATGCAGATTTCAATCGTGCCGGCAGCTATCTACACAACAAATTCTTCCCGCAGTTCCGAGCACCCAAATCAGCGAATCGTCCCCGGGGTGCGATACAGGAATTGATAGAGCTCAAGTTCAAGACCTACGAAGACTTCCAGGAAGAGATGAAAAAAGCATTCATGGGCATACAAGGCAGCGGATGGGTGTATCTTTCCACCACCGGAGAGATAAAAACCATACGGAATCATGCAGTGCGCACTGATATCGCTCTGCTGATCGATGCCTGGGAACATGCATGGAGCCTACAATACCAGTGGGACAAACAGAAATACTTCAATGACATCTGGCGGATAATCAACTGGGATGTCATCAACGAACGCTTATAAACGGAGCATATAATGGAACTCAATGAAGCAGCGGTGTCAAAACTCCGCGAGTTAAAATCTGAAGAAAACAACCCCAACATCAAATTCCGTGTTTTTGTGCAAGGTGGTGGCTGCTCGGGCATGCAATACGGATTTACCTTTGATGAAGAGCAGAACGAAGACGACTTTGATCTCCAGTTTGATGGTCTCACTGTGTTGGTAGATTCCATGAGCTGGGGATATCTCCAGGGTGCCAAGATACGCTGGGAAGAATCTGACATGGGCGCCAGCTTCGTGATAGACAATCCCAACGCCCAAACTTCCTGCGGCTGCGGTTCCAGCTTTAGCCCGGGATAGTAGTAGATCTCAATCGAGCAGTTCCGGTAAATAATGGAACGAGGACTGCCCGATGTCAAACACAGGAAATACCCAACAACTCATAGATTACGGTGCCCAAGCCAATGATGGCACCGGTGATCCCTTACGCACTGCGTTCATAAAAACCGACGAGAATTTCTCCAACATCTGGCTTGCCGGTCCGGTTGGCAGCAACATAACCATCGCCAACAACACCATACAGAACGATGCCACCAATGGCAATATCGTGATCAAGCCCAATGGCGTTGGTGTCATACAAGTCAACAGCAGTATCGTCCCTGATTTTACACAAACACGAGATTTAGGGTCACTCAACAAGCGATTCCGCTCGATATATTCCAGTGCTGATATTGATACTCTGGGAAATCTAACAGCAAACAACGTTTCAGTGATTGGTGATCTTTTCCTGGGCGGAAACGTTGACATCGATGGCAATCTCACGGTCACAGGTAATACCATCACTGTAAACGTGGCCAATCTCGACATCACTGACAAAAACATCACCATCGCCAATGGCAGTCCCAATGCCTCAGCAGCCAATGGTGCTGGTATAACCATAGCAGGAGCCGACGCCACCATCACCTATGTCAGCAACACCAATCGATTGACAACAAACAAAAGATGGCAAGTGCCAGAATTAATTGTCACCGACGGCACCGGCAGTACATGGCAGATCAATGATGGATTTTTGTCAGCACCTGCTGGGGGAGGTTGGTTCAGCAGTCGAGAATTCGACACCGAATACATTTCCAGCGGGCCTGATGGGTTCATAAATCTCATTGCTTACAACGATGGCGAGCTGGCCACCGAGCTGTACATGGAGCATGGGTTCATACGACTGAGAGTGGACAACGGTGGTCCGGAACAGGATTGGAATTTCAATGTCAATGGCACTACTGACTTTCCCAATTATACTTTTCCAGCAGAAGATGGCGATTTCAATCAGGTATTGAGAACCGACGGAGAAGGTAATCTTTTCTGGGCGATACCCAGTACTGGACTCATAACCAACGGCAACAGCCAAGTCATAATACCCGATGCCAATGGCAAGGTCGAAGTACAGGTCAATGGTAATATATTTTGGGATTTCAATGTTGATGGATCATTAACTGGTGCAGGGAACATTCTTCCCAAGCTCAGCAACAGTTACAGTCTGGGATCCTCAGATAACCAGTGGGGCGAACTCTGGATCTCAGGTAACACTATCTATATCGGTGGTGTGGCCTTGGCAGTATCCGGGAACACTCTCACTGTGGCTGGCGAACCTGTGCTCAGCAATGATAGCAACAGTAGTATCACCACCACGGGTAATATCTCTGCCAACTATTTCATCGGTGATGGTAGCCTGCTCACAGGTACACCGTCAGGAGCTACCGGACCAGTGGGTGCTACTGGCCCCACAGGTGCCACTGGCCCAGCCGGAGCAGATGGAGCAACAGGACCAACGGGTGCCACTGGCCCAGCCGGAGCAGATGGAGCAACAGGACCAACGGGTGCCACTGGCCCAGCCGGAGCAGATGGAGCAACGGGACCAACGGGTGCCACTGGGCCAGCCGGAGCAGATGGAGCAACAGGTGCCACTGGATCATTCTCCGGCAACCTCACAGCCAACATCAACGGTCAAGGTTTTAGCATCAGTAACGTCGGCAACATTTCAGCCACCCGCTTGCAGAATGATGCCAACCTAGAAATCCGCAGCAACGTAGCCGGCACGCTTAAAAACTGGACGTTTGATGTTTTGGGTGATCTCAACTTGCCTTTTGGTGGCAACATCGTGGGTAGCGGTGGCATCTCGGCCAACACAGGCACGTTCACCGGCAATGTCACAGCACAAAACTTTACGGGCAACATCTCCATCACCGGCAACGTCACAGGCACATCAGCCAACGTAGATCTAGTCGCAGGAGCATATACTTCAACATTTGACAATACCGGCAATGTGTCTTTGCCGGGAAATGTGTCAGCGGTAGGCGATGTCACCGGTAAAGTGCTGATATCAACAAACTCTGTGGGCAACGAAGGCGGTGAGATACAACTTGCAGCCTCGGCCAACGCGAATATAACAAACGGCGTGATCATCGATTCCTACAATGATCAAGTGAGGATCTTTGAAGGTGGCGGTACCACTCGGGGTGTGTCGCTTGATCTCGCCAAAGCACCTGTGGGAGTAGGTGGCGAATTGATGTGGAAAGTCAGCGGTCTTGTGGATGCTGGCGTATTCCTGACCATGGACAATCTTACAGTCACGGTGCCAACCAGTAGTAATCGTGGACTGAGCGTGGCTGCGGTATCGGGATCATTTTCCGCCAACATAGGAGCATGGTACGGAGGTTCAGGCGGAGTTGGTGGAGATTCAGTCAACAATCTTTCGGTCACTACCACCCCATCTGGTTCTCTGTTCAGTTGGAACTTTGTGGCCGAAGGCAATAGCGCACAATACACCATATACGATAAAACCAACAACAGGATGTATCGTGTAACACTGATGATAGGTCCTGCTTATCTCAACAACTTCATCAGCATCGAAAGGTTGGCATGAGGATCCAAGGTGTAGCACTCCGTGGGGTTATAATACGTGATGTCAATAACCGAGGCACCATAGAAAATCCTGGTACATCAGCACAAGACATTTTGGATTCAGGACAAACTGATTCCGGCTGGTATTACATTCAAACATCTACCATGAGCTCTCCACTCCAGGTCTACTGCAACATGACCGATGAGTCAGGCGGTTGGATGTTGATTGGTTATACGCCAGCCTTTACTGGTGTCGTGGTTCCAGGCGTCACTGCTGGCTTGAGTTATCCCAATGCTTGGGAAAATGGACAAGGAACCTTGAATCGATTGCGAGCAAGCACCATGGATCTTTGGTTTCATAACGGGTCTGCTCAGTGTTCGCAGGTGTTGAAGATGGCTTCTACCTCTGCCAGTCAGATTCCTTTGTTGGCCAACATGAGTATAGCCAACCGGGTCATATACAATAATCCCAGCAACTTGTTGTTGAGCACTGTATCTAACTATCCGGCTTTTGTGAACAATACGCCCATGACTGGTACCTGGTATCCTGTCAAAGGACATACTCAGATGAACACCAGCTTGGTGATCAACGCACCTGGGGACTGGATCTATGCAGCGAATTCATGGTGGACAGTATGTGGACCCAGCACAGAATTACAGGCCCAAGGTCGTTCAGGTAATGCACAAGGCACAGGATCTTGGACCAATCCTTTGGGGAACTTCCTATATGGCATGGCCGACGTAGCGGCTACAACCAACAGTCTACGGACGGATATAAACTCTTATGCGGTTTACATAAAATAAAGATACAAAATATAACACTTTGCGCGGCACAAAATCATAATTACGATATACACATACCTATAAACATCAATGAGCATACTACGAGAAGTTACACAGGAACGACACCAAGCTGTTGAAAACCTACCATTCATACAGTATCTACTCCATGGTGGTATCACTGCGGAACACTATGTGATCTATCTGGCCGAGATGCTGGCTATATACCGTCACTTGGAAAATCTCGCTGCCATGGCCGGCTTGTTAGATGACCTTCCCGAGCTACCCCGTGCCGAGAGGATGGCCCAGGATTTAGAAGAGCTTGCTCCGGGATATCAAGCGGAACTAACTCCGGCCACCCGCAACTATCTAGACTATCTCTCCAGTCTTTATGAATCCGAAAATGTAGAAGATCTCTTTGCCCATGTATACGTACGACATCTCGGAGACATGTACGGTGGCAAACTGATATCACGGCGTGTGCCGGGCACGGGACGCTGGTATGAATTTGATAATCGTGCGGATCTGGTGAAAAGATTCAATGCAAAGCTGTCGATGGATCTTGCCCCCGAAGCACTAACAGCGTTCGATCACTTCTCAGATATTTTCCAGGACCTTTGGCGCAAAATACATACTGGATGACAGACAAATTTCGATTCCATATCCTAGGATTACCCCACACAGTAAGTTCCAAAGAATACAATGCCTGTGCTTATACCCAAAAGGTCGTAAAATTCGGTCAGATGATGACTGCCCGCGGGCACGAAGTCATACACTACGGTCATGAAGACAGCGATCTGATCTGCACCGAACATGTCACTGTGACCACAAACCGGGACTTGAAAAAAGCCTACGGTAATCATGACTGGAGAAAGAATTTCTACAAGTTTGACATGGGAGATCATGCCTATCAGACTTTCTTTAAAAACGCCATACGAGAAGTAGGCAAAAGAAAACGCAAAAATGATTTCATACTGCCTTTCTGGGGTGCTGGAGTGCGTCCTGTGTGTGATGCTCACCCTGACATCATCTGTGTAGAACCCGGCATTGGCTATGCTGGTGGACACTGGGCTCGCTGGAAGATATTCGAAAGCTATGCTATCTATCATGCTTATTGCGGGCTAGAAAGCGTGGGCAGCTGCCGTCAGGACTGGTATGATGCTGTGATTCCCAACTACTTTGATCCCGAGGATTTTGAATTCCGGGAGAAAAAAGATAACTTTTTCCTGTTCCTGGGCCGTGTTTATTCGGGCAAGGGCATAGAGATCGCTGTACAGGCCACCGAAGCCACGGGCAACTATCTAGTAGTGGCCGGGCAAAATCCCGACGATATCAAATTCCCTTCGCACGTGGATTTTATTGGATATGCTGACGTGGAACGTAGGCGAGAATACATGGCCCGGGCCAAGGGAGCGTTCGTGGCCAGTCAATACCTAGAACCCTTTGGCGGAGTGCAGGTCGAGATGTTGATGTCGGGTACACCCACCATAACCACGGACTGGGGTAGTTTCACAGAAAACAACATACACGGCATCACGGGATACCGCTGCCGCACATTCGATCAGTTCTGCTGGGCTGCCAACAATATCGAACGCATCGATCCACGGGCATGTCGCACCTGGGCTGAAAACTTCACCATGGAGCGTGTGGCACCCATGTACGAGGAATATTTTCAGATGGTCATGGATGTACACACCGGCAAAGGATGGTATCAGCGTGATCCTGATCGCCAGGATATTTCCTGGTTGCAAAAACAATATCCTGAGATAAAATCAAAAAAATCCCGCTAAAAACCACAGAAATAACCCCAATACACCAATCCGCTCCATCGCCATAAATACTTCCGAAGGGGATTATTATGGCATTTCAACCAGTTATTGTTGGTGCAGCACCGGATGACGGAAACGGTGATCCGTTACGCACCGCGTACATCAAAATCAATGAAAATTTCCAGGAACTCTATGCGACTCCGATTGGCGGCATCGTCAAGAATGTTTATTATGTCAGCAAAAGCGGCAATGACAGCAACGCCGGTAATGCCCTGGGACAATCCTTTCTCACCATCAAACGTGCGGTACAGGTAGCCACTTCCTATCTGCAAAACAATCCCGGAGAAAAAGTCTGCATTTTTGTCAAGTCCGGAGACTACACTGAAGACAATCCCATAGTGATGCCGCGCAACTGCACTATCTGGGGAGACAATCTCCGCAGCGTTTCGGTGCGTCCCGCGAACGTTACACAAGATATTTTCCATGTGCAAAATGCCGATTATATTTCTGGCATAACTTTTCGCGGGCACCAATCACCTGCGGCAGCCATAGCTTTTCCCACAGGCGGTGCTGGCTTTATAACCACTAGCCCTTACATACAAAATNGTTCCAGCATCACTGGAACAGGTTGCGGCATGCGGGTAGACGGCAATCTAGCCCAGGGCCTGAAAAGCATGGTCACTGATTCTTACACACAAGTCAACGAAGGTGGTATAGGCATACACATACTCAACCAAGGCTACGCACAGCTGGTGAGTATTTTCACTATCTGTTGCCAGGAAGGTATCCTGGTAGAAAATGGCGGCTATTGCAGCATCACCAACTCCAACACCAGCTTTGGTACTTTTGGACTGGTAGCACGTGGCAAGGTCACTCTATCCAATACTGGCACGGTAAATGGTGCCAATCAGATCGGCCGCAATCTCCTGATCAGCGGACTTTCACAACAGCCCACTTCAAATCAATCTCTGAGCTTTGATGGTGGTGTCACTCTCTACGATATATGGGAAGCTACACCAATCACAGCTGGACAGAGCGTGATAACCATATCCGAAGAACTCAGCGTGGCATTTGCCAATGGTACTCCAGTGACTTTTTACATACGCAGTGCTATCAACGCCAGTTCTCACACATTTGAATGGGTGGGCACTGGCAATGTGCTGGCCAATGCGTTGCCGGCCACAGGTGCTATGCCGGTGCAGGCCAACGAAGTCCGTCAACTTGACGGGGGATCAGTGGTGTATACTGCCACTGATCAGCGCGGCGATTTCCGCATCGGTGACCAGCTCACCATCAACGGTTCATCAGGCACCATTACCGGCGACACATTTGACAAGGCCCTGTTTGCTGTGTTGACACCATACATACTAGCGATCGAAGGATAACACCACAATGGCAATCAATATTTTTAAAAGCGTGACGAAAAGTCTGCTCGTAGTCGGAGAAGAAGTCTACGAAACCCCGCCGGGATTCACTGGCATCGTTCTCATGGCACAGGTCACTAATGTCACTGCCACACCAGAGATCGTGAGCATGTCGGTTCTCACAGACAGCGTGGAAACTTTCTTGGCCTATGAATTTGAAGTTCCGGGCAATGATTCTGCGGGATTGTTGACAGGTAAACTGGTTCTTGAACCTGGCCAGAGAGTATTTTTCTCCGGGGGCAGCGACAACACCCTGCAGCTGGTGATGAGTGTATTGGAATCACAGAACTGATATGGCAAAACTACTTTCTGGAAGAGTAAAAACCACCCCACCCTCAGAGGTATCCGCGGAGAGATATGATTATCTGTCCTTGGAGCAAGCCGAACCCAATCTCGGTGTTCCTGCGGGTGACGGTTACGTATTAACCGGCGACACTGATGGTACACGTGCCTGGGTATCCGGAACAGCAGGCGCTACAGGACCCATAGGTGCCACAGGCGCCACAGGCATACAAGGTGCCACTGGCTCTCAAGGAGCCACTGGTGAAGTAGGAGCCACAGGCGCACAAGGAGCCACTGGCCCAATTGGTGCCACCGGCCTAGGTGCCACAGGTGCCACTGGTGCCACAGGCGCACAAGGAGCCACCGGCCCTCAAGGAGCCACTGGCATAGGTGCCACAGGTGCCACTGGCTTAGGAGCCACAGGCCTTACAGGCGCCACTGGTGCCACAGGACCTGAAGGTGCTACAGGTGTGGGTGCCACTGGCCCTGAAGGAGCCACAGGTGCCACTGGCGCAGAAGGCGCTACAGGCGTACAAGGAGCCACTGGCCCTGAAGGAGCCACAGGTGCCACAGGTGCAGAAGGCGCCACAGGTGCAGAAGGCGCCACAGGTATTACAGGTGCCACAGGCCTTACAGGCGCCACGGGTTCCCAAGGTGCTACAGGTGTAGGTGCCACAGGACTTCAAGGAGCCACTGGTATACAAGGTGCTACAGGTGTGGGCGCTACAGGTGCCACAGGAGCCACAGGAGCCACTGGCCCGCAAGGAGCCACGGGTGCTGGTGCCACAGGAGCCACTGGTCCAGTGGGAGATCGTTATGCGACTACTTCGTCAACTTCTCTGACCATTGGCACAGGAACACAAAATCTCACTGTTGAAACTGGTTTGGCCTGGACTGCTGGACAGCCCGTGATCATAGTTTATGATATTGACAACTTCATGTCCGGCGTCGTGACCAGTTACAATCCCGGAACCGGTGCCATGGTAGCAGAAATAGATTCTATCACCGGCATGGGAACATATTCTGCATGGACCGTCAATCTATCTGGAGCAGCCGGCGTTGCAGGCGCTACAGGTGTTACAGGTGCCACAGGTGCCACTGGTCCTATAGGTGCCACAGGTGCCACAGGTCCCACAGGTGCCACAGGTATAGGCGCCACTGGTGCCACAGGACCCGAAGGTGCCACAGGTGTAGGTGCTACTGGTATGCAAGGAGCCACCGGAGCTACCGGCGCACAAGGAGCTTCGGGACTTACAGGTGCCACTGGCGCACAAGGAGCTACTGGTATAGGTGCCACTGGCGCAACAGGACCCGCAGGTGCCACAGGCATAGGTGCCACAGGTGCTACAGGTGTCACAGGAGCAACAGGTGTAGGTGCTTCTGGACCCACTGGTGCCACTGGTGCTACAGGCGTCACAGGAGCAACAGGTGTAGGTGCTTCTGGACCCATAGGAGCAACAGGTGCCACAGGCCCACAAGGTGCTACCGGTGTAGGCGCCACTGGCGTAGGAGACACAGGTGCCACTGGTGCCACAGGAGTACAAGGCGCCACAGGCCCTGAAGGTGCTACCGGACTCACTGGTGCAACAGGCGCAGGCGCAACAGGCGCAACGGGAGCCACAGGAGCAGTAGGTTCAACCGGAGCCACAGGTGCTACAGGATTTGGTGCGTCAGGTGCCACGGGTGCAACAGGATCTCCCGGTGCAACAGGAGTTACAGGAGCCACTGGCGCAGGTGCAACAGGTGCTACGGGACCCAGAGGAGCCACAGGTATCACAGGTGCAACAGGTTCCACTGGTCCAGTAGGAGCTACTGGCTTACAAGGAGATCCGGGAGGTGCCACGGGTGCTACCGGAGCCACTGGAGTTGGTCTCACTGGAGCTACTGGACCTTTGGGTCTCACAGGTGCCACTGGTGCAACAGGACCACAAGGATCACCCGGGGGTGCCACAGGCGCAACAGGTGCCACAGGTCTTACTGGCGCTACCGGTCAACCAGGAATATTCGCAGGCATAGGAGCCACAGGTGCTACCGGAGTAGGCGCCACAGGTGCTACGGGACCGCAAGGATCGCCCGGCGGTGCAACAGGTGCTACGGGACCACAAGGCGCTACTGGTATACCAGGTAGCTCTACTAATTTTGGTGCAACAGGTGCCACAGGTCCTACAGGCGCAACTGGAGCAGCATCTACGGTCCCAGGCGCCACAGGAGCCACTGGACCTGCTGGTGCTACCGGCGCAGCTTCTACAGTACCAGGCAGCACAGGTGCCACAGGAGCAACAGGTGTAGGTGCTACCGGCGCAACTGGCGCAGCTTCCACAGTTCCTGGTGCCACAGGTGCAACAGGTCCCACAGGTGCCACCGGACCATCTGGTGCTGGTTCCATTGCGGTACAGGATACTTCAGACAACAGCAACTATTATGTGCCTTTTGTTGCTTCATTTGTGGGCACAGCATCCACGCTGTTTGTCGACAATCCAGGATTTACATTCAATCCCTCTACCGGAAATCTTACCGCAACAAATTTTATTGGCACAGCAAGCCAGGCAAAATATGCTGACCTGGCAGAAAATTATCTGGCTGATGCCACGTATGAATCTGGCACGGTTTTAGTATTTGGTGGAGAGCAAGAAGTCACGATATCACAACATGACAGCGACACTGCAGTGGCCGGCGTAGTTACTGCTCTCCCTGCATACTTGATGAACTCTGCATTGGAAGGTCAGCATGTAGCCGGAGTAGCATTGATGGGTCGTGTACTGTGCCGAGTGATTGGCCCAGTCAGCAAAGGTAGTTTGCTGGTGTCTGCACCCGGAGGCTATGCACGAGCAGCCGTTGCTCCTGCTGCAGGAACGATCATAGGCAAGAGTCTTGAAGATTTCGATGGTGATCGTGGTGTCATCGAGGTAGTAGTTGGGAGGACCTAATCGTGGCACAACCACAGTGGATCACTGATGCTGGAAGCCTGGGAGTGATACCCGAAGGAGTTTTTTATTCGGTACCAGTACAGGCCACAGCAGGATCCGAAGATGTGTTTTTCCGACTCATAGCCGGCGAGCTGCCCGCTGGGATACAAGTCACTACCAATGGAATGATTGAAGGAACACCTCGCAGCATTGTCAAAGTCCAAGGTGTGCCACAAGAAGTCAGTGAAGATATTACCAGCAAGTTTGCCATACGAGCCTACACTGTGCGTGATGGTGGAGCAATTGATCGCATTGCTGACCGCACGTTCAGTATCACAGTCACAGGACAAGATGTACCAGAATTCCTCACACCAGCAGGCCAGATTGGCATATTCTTTGACGGCACCAAGGTCCGTATACCCATAAGATTCACTGACTCAGATCCCGACGACAATGTCAGGATACGACTGCTGTCAGGAGAATTACCCCCGGGATTGGCGGTGGATCCTAGAACCGGGGTAATCAGTGGTATCATACGACCCTTGATAGGGCCTCCTGGCACTGCCTTGGCTGGGTATGATGCGTCACCTTATGATCAATTTTCCTATGACTTTGCCACGAGATCTGCTACTAGGAATTTCCAATTCAGCCTGGAGATCACTGACGGCAAAGCCAGCAATGTCAGAGTGTTTGATATATTTGTATATGCCAAGAGTGATATGCAGGCATCAGTTACAACCATCACTGCAGACAACACCTGGCTTACTGCAGATGTTACCCCTGATCGTGTACCAGTGTTATTAAATGAGCCTGGATTTATCGGGAGATATCGCAGCGACAACTGGTTCGCCTACAAGTTTGATGCCATAGATTTTGATGGCGATCCCGTGGCATATGAAATTGCGGTAGGCAATGGAATCGGATATGATTCTGAACCCTATGACGTTGGGGGATTTGATCGTGGTGGTCTCTCACTACCCCCGGGTCTGGAGATCGATGAAAAAACCGGATGGTTCTATGGTTACATACCCGATCAAGGTGCCACGGAACAAACCTATCAGTTCGGTGTGCGTGTTTACAAAGCCAATGACCCTGCAGTTGGCAGCCCATTCTTTTTCTTTACTATAACAATCATCGGAGATATCAACACCGAAATACTCTGGCTCACAGACCCCGATCTAGGTACCATCGCCAATGGTGGTATCAGCACGTTTGCGGTCAGGGCAGTGAATCCGGATCGAGCACTGCAGTATCGTATCGCGTCTGGTACCAACAGTCGACTGCCACAAGGTCTTACTTTGCAGCCCTCGGGAAATATCACGGGACGGGTGAGTTTCAATACCTTTGCACTGGATGGTGGCACCACTACTTTTGATGCGATATCAACTACCCGACTTGCAGCCCAGGAAACCACGTTTGACAGTGATTATAGTTTTACAGTCAATGCATTTTCACCCGAGTCTGCTCAGATCAGTTATCGCGTGGGTGCGATCAATGTGATAGAAGGTGGCAGCAATTATAATCGCGTCACAGCGACATTTTCTGCACCACTCTCGGGAACAACAGCACAAGGTATTGTCACACTGGTAAATGGATTCATCACCGAGATAGAGATAACGAACCCGGGATCGGGCTATGTCACTCCGCCAACTGTTAGTTTTTCGCCTTTGCAATCCGGAACAGCAGCCGTGACATCAGTGTCGATCCTCGACGGTCAAGTCACTGGTGTCAACATCGTCAGTACCGGTTCTGCTTATCCTGTGCCTTTAGTGGAACTTTCCGCACCGCCCAATCAACTGAATTCTATACAAGCCACCGCGGGCGACATCACCATTGTAGACGGTGTTATCACTGAGATCGCAGTGGGCAATCCTGGAGCCGGATACATCACGATTCCCACGGTGACCATCACTGCTGTGAACAGCGGCAGTGGTGCTGTGGCATCGGCTACTATACAGGATCTCAGTGAATTTGATATCGTTTCTGTTTTCCGTAGATTTACCATACGTGTGCGTCGGGTATTCAACACACCGTATGAAAAACTGTATATCAAGTGCATGCCACCATTCAATGATCGAGCCTTGATATCCGGCCTTGTGCAGAATCAAGACATCATCCCAGTCAGCACTGTGTATCGTGCAGATGATCCCAACTTTGGTGTAGCCACTAGCGTGGTATACGATCATGCATATGGGTTAGCGCCAGCCAGCCTGGATACCTATGTAGAGAGTTTAGATATAAATCACTACTGGAAAAACGTGACTCTAGGCAATGTAAGAACTGCTAGGGCTCTGGACAGCCGGGGCAATGTCCTATATGAAGTGGTATACAGTCCGGTGATTGACAATCTCGTCAATGATCAAGGACAGAGTGTGTCAAAAGAGATCACCTTGCCCTATCCTGTAACATCGGACGATAACACAGTTATCGACATCGTTTATCCCAACAGCTTGATCAACATGAGAGATCAAGTGATTTCTACAGTGGGACAGATATCTCCGGCATTGCCACTGTGGATGACGTCCAAACAAGCAAATGGTCAGGTCTTGGGATTTACCCCGGCCTGGGTAATCGCCTATGTACAACCCGGTGCCAGCGGGCTAGTAGCATATAATATCCGGGAAAAATTCCAAGCTCAGCTCAACGTGATTGATTTCAAGATCGATCGATATGAGATTGATCGCAGCCAGACCTGGCAGTGGGACAATACCGACGATGAGTGGGAACCACAGCCCCCGGCTGCTACTACCTTTGATACACAGACTGCAGCACCAGTTTTTGCCACATGGTTTGACAATTCTGGCGACCCGGTGACCTGGGTCAACAATCAGTCTGTCAACGTGATATGGGAAACATCGGGTAGTGGCATCCCACAGCAGGGAACATTTTTTGATGGTGGAAGCACCAGATTTATAACCCCTACAGTACGATGGATAGCCACTGACTCTTTCGATAAATATCTGGTATTTCCCAGACGTGATATATTAAGCCAACCCGAGACATAAATGAGCGTACCTAATCAATTTGCCAATTCCAGCGGTATCATTCCGTTAGCACAGTTAGATGCTAATTTTTCCTATCTTGACGACAAGATACCGCAGTTTGCAGTCACAGCAGGGGTGGTCACAGAATCATCACAACCTAGCATTACCGCGATTGGTGTTCTTAATAGTTTGTCAGTGACTGGAACAGTTACCGCTGGTACAGTAACTGGCACACAGATAAACGGTGTGATCGCCACGGCCAACCAGCCTAACATCACATCAATTGGTGCGTTGACTAATCTCACAGTGGCCAACACCTTTACAGCTGGCAACATCACTACTACTACCATAACTGGACAGTTGACCACTGCCAGTCAGCCCAGCATCACTGCTGTGGGCACTTTACAATCTCTTTCTGTGGTGGGCAACATTGTTTCAGGCGCCATCACTGCGCCCACTGTTGCCACACAGATAATAACACCTTCGCAGCCTTTGATTACTGAAATTGGAACGCTGACAAATCTCTCGGTCACTAATCAGTTGTCTGTGGCCAACGTACTAGCAACTGATATATCAACAACCAGTATTACCGGAACACTGACCACTGCTAATCAACCCAACATCACTGGGTTAGGTACACTGACTTCTTTGACTACCTCGGGAAACATAGCCGGAGCTAACGCAGCTATCACCAACAACATATCAGCCACCAACATATCAGCATCAACTTTAAGTGGTACCCTGTCTACTGCTGCCCAACCCAACATCACCAGTGTAGGAACGCTGTCATCCCTGCAGGTATCCGGCACTACCACTACCAGCACACTGGTATCCACTACTTTGCAAGGAACGCTGTCTACTCCTGTACAGACTGCCATTACCAGCGTGGGCACACTGACCGGACTAACAGTCAACGGATCAATCTCAGTGAGCGGTGGGGCAACCATCACAGGCAATCTCAATGCTCGTGTCAATGGGTTTGATATTGGATATCGCGCATTGCCGCAGGTGATACTGTCTAATAACTACACCTTGACTGCTGCAGATTCTGGCAAACACTTGTACGAAACTTCGGCAGTGACCACGACTTTGAATATACCCAGTAACGCCGCACAAAACATTGATATTGGTACCGTGGTAACAGTGATCAATCGCGGATCTGGATCTGTGTTATTGACCCCTGGCAGTGGTGTATTCCTTTACACAGCAGGCAGCAATGTTTCTGGAACCAAGTCCCTGGGAAGTTATGGCATGGCCGCTCTTATCAAAGTCGAAGCCAATGTATGGTTCGTTAACGGAACTGGATTATCCTAAATGACAGGCGCAGTAGCAGCAGTACTGGGGTCAGGACAGAACATAGTTTATGCGCCGGGCCTGGTGAGGAAGTTGTACACAGGATATGCCAGCACCAACACAGCATATTTTGATTCTCGCACACCCTACAGCACATCGATAGATACTGCACCGGCTAATCAGAGCTGGGATGACGACGATTACAGCGGACTTTGGACTGGATATTATCGCCCGGCATCTTCTGGAATCACGACATTTACTATCAACATATCCGGCGATCGGTATAATTCGAGATCCTATCTCTGGATAGGAGCCACAGCACGCTCTGGATATGCTGCTAACAATGCCCTGATCGCTGCCGGAAGCGGTGGCGGCAGTGCTGGAACCAGCTTATTGGGTGGGATATCCTATCCCATACGTATTCAAGTGGGATATGAGGATGATTCGGGATTTTTCACCAGTAGTGACCTCTCTTTTACCCTCACCGTAAATGGTAGCACATCATACTCGGTGTTTTACAACTCGCTGACCCAGGGTTTTTAAAATCTCCCCCGGTTCTGCATAAATATTCATAACATTGAGGATCAAAAATGGCATCTAATATCAACCCACAGATTATCGACGGAAACTATCCTGTAGCTGGTCAGGACAACGACAGCCAGGGTTTCCGGGATAATTTTACCAATACCAAAACCAACTTTGAGCGTGCTGCAGCCGAAATAACAGATCTGCAGAGCAAGGTGGTATTGAAAGCACCTCTATCGGGCACTACCGGCAATCCCAACAACAACATGAACGGGCAGGTCTTGAGCAATGCCCAGTTGCGTAACATGAGCGAGACCACGATTCCCTTGGGTGCAGTGTCAGGCGGTCGAAACATTGATTACACACAAGGATCATATTATAGCCTCGCTACATCAGGTCCGGTTGATCTGTCTTTTTCTGGATTCTCTACCGGAGTAACCAACACTCTGAGATTACAGATAACAGTGAGCAGCACTGCAGACACGCTAACATTGCCTGCTGCCGTGGGAGCGGGCATTTCTTTCACTTCTACTACATACATACTTGGTTGGTCGTCGAACGTGATCACCTTTAGTGCAGCTGGAACTTATGTGTTCGAATTCACTACCAGCGACGGTGGATCTACTATATTCATCGAAGATCTCACCCGTACAACAGATTTCTCTGGACAAGATACTTTTTCAGCCAACGGCAATATCAGTCTAGCAACAACATCTACGGTTATAACTTCTAGTGCCAACCTCACAGGCAATCTAGCAGCTGGTCAACTCGGTCAAATCAAAATCCTGGCATATGGTAACACATCCACAGGTAATGCCTTGATCACTGTGGCCAATGCCGCTTGGGGTGGTGCCGGAACAGCCAATCTCTCGGCAGTGGGTTCAGCAGCCACTTTCCAATACATCGGTGGAAAATGGTTCTGCGTGGGCAACAACGGAGTCACATTTAGCTGATCCAAAAACAGTTGACAGGCCACGGCCCTTGATGTTAAACTAGCATCAAGGGCTTTTATTTTATGGAACATCCATTAATCAGCGGCATTGACAATCTCACTGTAGAGCAACTACAGGCCAGGATCACGGATCTCAACAAGAAGATGATGATAGCATCTAGATCTGGCAATGCCCATTTGGCTGGCCAGATACGCATGGCCTTGGAAACATTCAACAACAAATATCAAGAACGTATGCGAGAGATCTGGGATAAACAAAGTGGCAACGGGCCTGACTTTTCCGACAGGATCGATATATCATGAGCGGTGCCAGACTCAAGAAAACGCTGTCCTGGTCTGCGGGATTGGTATACCAAGACGAGTTTTATGTCAACCATTACGAAGCTGCTGTTAGTTTAGTCACAGTGAGTCGTGATAGCGATCAACAGAATATTGCCTATGAGCGCATAAAGTTCTGGACGCAGCGTGTCATGGATGGTGCTATTTTTCTAGCACATGATGATGCTCGATTGTCGGTCTGGCAAGACACCGGTGCCAGGATCATCGTTTTGCCCGATGAACCCGTGGATCAGATCATAGGTATCATGCTGTACCTCAAACTCAATCTGATCATGGAAAATCGCATGGTGATCACAGACATAGAGATTTCTAGTCTAGTAGGTGATCATACCAGTTATCTACACAGCCACGGAGAAGGACTAGGTGAAGGTCTGGAGAAATCCGGTTGGTGGACGGATCCCAGACCTGTATGGTCCGATGTTGTTGTTAAGAAAACCTCTGGTAAGATTGTGAGTTTGTCCAAAAGCATGGAATGGTCCGAACACGGCCTGGCATGGGACATGCCTGCACCATCCAACGACACTGTGGTATTTGCCCGGTTTCCAAAAAATGAAGACCAGTAAGTTCGGCGAGATAATATTGGACCAAGATGATCTTTGCGACTTGGTGATGCAAGGTCGGGATCTCTTGAAAATGGATCGCGTGACCGTAGACCCCGGTATTGATCTACAACAACTAGTTGATACCGTAGAAAATCCTGGAAATTTACTGACCTGGACTTTTCCGGAAGATTCCAACATCCCTGTGCCTGAGTTTGATCGAAAACAGCAGAGCCATTGGTTCATGCCTGACGAATATCGTGATTTCGACATAGCCGAGCATGTGTTGAGTCTGTGCCAGACTCCAGAGGAACTGCAAAGAGTAGCGGAAGAGCTGTTGTTGTATCAAGAAAAAGATTTGTTCGATCTCCTGCGCTATCTCCGGTATCTTGTAGCGGTGATGCAGGAAAATCGTGTAATTTGGGGAGTGGGCCGTGGCAGCTGTGTGGCCAGTTATGTGTTGTATCTTCTGGGCGTACACCGCATCAATAGTCTATATTATGATTTAAACCCCAGGGAATTTCTGCGTTAAATACACATATATCCAACAAGGAGAAATGCATGACAAGAAAAGTTTATCGAACAGCACAAGGGAAAATGGTAGACCTTGGTGCTCTACAACTGCAGAATGAAAATGTTCGAGCCGTGGGCAACATGCGAGTCAACGCTCGTGGCGATCTAATCGACAGCCACAATGATCCCATTGACAGCCGCAATCAGCAGGTATCCAAGCAATATCGTCGCCAGACCAGCAATGTGTCGGATGATTCCTTGGTGAAAAACAAAAAGCAATCACCAACGGAGTTAGCTGTTCCGGATAACAACCCAACATCTGTTGTTGTTCCTGAAAAATCCTCGATTGAGCCCGAAACATCGGGGCTGGCAGCGGCCATTGCTCGAGCACGACAGATCAAGCAAGAACCCATCCGTACAGCACAAGAAATCGCTCAAAACGCCGAAGGCGTCAGTAAAATCTAAAGAGGAATCAATGAAACCAGCATTTGCCCCTACTCGAATAAACTCACTCCGAGCACTCAACGACAATGTCATAGTAGAAGACATGGAATTCAAAGGCCGTCAACTCAGCTCAGGAATCATACTCGCCAGTGACAATGGCAAATCGACAGGAATCCGACCACGATGGGGTCGGATCTATGCAGTGGGCCCAGAACAGAAAGACGTCCAACCAGGACAATGGATCTGTGTATCGCACGGCCGCTGGACTCGCGGTCTAGACATCGAGGACGATTCGGGTATTCGCACTATACGCAGGATCGATCCACGAGATATCTTATTGGTATCAAACGACTATCCGGGATCAGACGACACTATTTCTGATGCAGTCTCGGGCTGATGAAACCTACTGTAGAAGAATGCACATCAAAATTATCCAATGATTTTGATGTGTTAGAAGTGATTAATTGTGACAATCAGTCGATTGTCAATCTTTATATAAAAATTAAAAGTTTACATCGAGATTCGTTTAAAAACCATCAACGAATAGTATTTGTAATAACCAAAGATACCAGTTACCCAGGGCAGACTCTACAAAATCTACAATCAATCATCAACGACGTTGATATATCCAATTTTTTTGTTTGTCTAGTCACCACCAACCCCAACATCGAGAACGATTATAGACATGTGCTGGACAACATAAGTTTTGATAAGATACCTTTTCATCTTTATCAATGCCGTGGCGAATACACAATACAAAACAGTGACGAACCGGAGATTTTTTCTAAGTACGCTAGTATCAAAAACGATGCAGAGAAAATCTCCAAACTACGTGACGATCAGCGTAAGTTATTATTTGAAAATAAATATTTTTGCATGTTGGCTTGGACAGGGATCAACATCGAACCCAATAATCGTACAAGACCTTGTTGTGAATTCCAAGGCTCCTTGGGCAACACCTCGAAACAATCTCTGTCTGAAATATTCAATTCAAGTGCCTGGAAAAAAGTCAGACAAGATATGTTATCCGGAATCCCAGTCAAAGAATGTATTCGATGTTATGAAAAAGAAGCAATGGGTCGGGATACTTTACGGAAATCTAGCAATCGAACTCTATTAGACAAAATAAATCTAGTGGATTTAACCGAAGTTAGTGGAAACTTAGCTCAATTTGAGCTAGGTTACTGGGACATAAGATATAATAATCTCTGCAATCTAACCTGCAGGAGTTGCGGGCCAGGCTCATCATCCTCGTGGTATCAACCAGCAGAAAATCTTGGACTCATTAAACAAAAGCGATCTCCCATTTTGATTGCCGGACGTGATGACAACGATCTGTTTGATCAGATCATACAGCACGTAGATCATGTCAAAAAAATATATTTTGCCGGTGGCGAGCCTTCGATGATTGAAAAATTTTACGAGATCCTGGAAATACTGGATTCTCGTGGACAAAACGATGTGCATCTCTGCTACAACATCAACATGTCTAGGCTAGTATTAAAAAATAAATCATTGCTTGATCTGTGGAAGAGATTTCCGAGAGTATCTATTGGTGCTAGCCTAGATGGAGAAAATCAACGCGGAGAATATCTAAGACAAGGGCTAGATTGGCAAGATGTTCTGGAAAATCGTCGAGCAATGATCAACCAATGCCCACATATTGATTTTTATGTTTCTGCCACTACCAGTATTTTAAATGTTTTACACCTTCCAGATTTCCATAGATCTTGGGTAGAGCAAGATCTCATAAAACCAGAAGACTTTAACTTACAGATTTTGTTTGATCCTTGTTATTTGAGAGTCGATAAAAGTCCGCCAGAAATGAAAAAAAGAATCAAACAAGTTTACGAAAAGCATCTTGAGTGGTTGATTCCTAGAGATAAACTAGGAAGGGCAGTATACGGATTCCGTAGTATTTTGTCTTATATTGAAAACAATGCTGAGTTTGATGCAAATGATTTCTGGATCAACGTCGATGCCTTGGATCGATATCATCATACCGAGTTGTTGACTACTTTTCCGGAATTAGAATTTTTACCAAAAATATAATGTGCTTTGCCCATTTCAAATTCAACTTATAATGTGTGCCTGCTGAAATAAAACCAATAGTTAGAAAAATTTATCGCACAGATCGGGAACAAATATGACAATATCATTCAGTGAAAAAGACATCAAGTCAACAATTGAAGATCTATCTCAAACATTTTCTATTGTGCATATTTTGGATCTGGTTGATATGTTTGATCCGGACTGGATACAAATTTATAACTCTCTTAAAAAAATCAGGAAAGATTCCTATGATAACAACGAACGCATTCTGATAGTATTGAATCATGATTGGTACGACGACAATACTGTTTGTGGTATGATGTTGGAAGCTATACAAATTATGTTAAACGAAATAGATATATCTAATTTTTTTATTAGGTTAATCACAACCAACAAAAATATTTCTGTTGAACTACAACGGCTTCATGATAAAATCAGTTCAGATAGCGTGGCCATTGATGCTACGATATGTCAAGGCACGTGGGAATCGATTCCACGTACTTCCCAGCTCCGATATAATTTTACAAGAGTGGATACAATAGATAACTTCTCTGTTGATCAGATCAGTCCCAAACATTATGATCTTTTGTTTAATAGTGATACCTTCTGTTTGGCCCCATGGGGACATTTGTTTGTAGATACTGACAGCAATGTACTTCCGTGTTGTCAGAGCAGATATGTGTTGGGAAACACAAAATCTAGTTCTCTGAAACAAATTTGGAATGATTTGCCCCTGCGTCGCATCAGGCAAGACATGTTGGCGAATCGCCAACACGAAGCTTGTACACAATGTTATGTTGGAGAATCTCTGGGAAAAAAAAGTTATAGAAATTATATCAATCAGATGTTGATGTCTCGGGTTAAAAAAGTAGATATGACTGCTCCTGATGGAACTCATGATTTATTTGAAATCAACTATCTTCATTTTAAGTTTAGCAATCTCTGTAATTTGGCTTGTCGTACGTGTTCGGTCAAGCATAGTTCATCATGGCATCAGATAGCTATTGCGCTCGGCGATATCACAAAAGACACTCCAGCTCTATTAGATGCCAACTATGATGGAAAGTTATTTGAGGAATTTAAAAAACACATTGATCATATGGATCTTATTAAATTCACCGGTGGTGAGCCACTGATGATGCAAGAATGTTATGATATACTTGATCTGTTGGTGGATAAAAATCGTACAGAATTGGAACTATTTTACAACACCAATCTCATGCAATTAAAATATAAAAAACGTAATATATTAGATTATTGGAAACAGTTTTCTAATGTAGTCATTGGTGCCAGTCTTGATGCCGAAGGTGACAGGGGCGAATACATTAGATCGCTGAGTAAATGGTCGACTATTTTAGAAAACAGATTGGCAATTAAAGAACAGTGTCCCGATGTTTATTTTTTTATTACCCCAACTATCAATATTATCAATGCATTACATCTTCCAGACTTTCATAGATCTTGGGTCGAACAAGGGTTGATTGGAATACAAGATTTTGATATCAACATCTTATCCGAACCGTCATACCTTTGTTTGAAAAATGCGCCTGACAATCTTAAACAAGAAATTAAATCCAAATACCTTAAGCATTTGAAGTGGATCAATGATCAGGGAGATTCCGGCCGTAGTGCATCATCTTTTGAATCAATAGTAAAATATATCGAAATAGATGGAGTTTTTGATAAAAAACAGTTCTGGCATCATGCTGATCGTCTAGATCGATATCATGGTACTCATTTGTTGGATGTATTTCCTGAATTATCGATACTAGAAAAAAACACATAATGGGATTCCAAAAACCTGATCTTGCGGAGGCTTCTCGAGCCATCTCAGCCAGCCTCCGCGAGATAGCCAGTCCATACAATGACGGATGGACAAGCGCGGCTTGCAAACACGAACTCTACATGTTAAAATCGTGGTTAGAAGACGAATATAAAAAACTACCAACCTTTTTCGAAGAAAAGCAATGGGAACAAGAACGCCTGATACAAAAACTAAAACAACCGTAGATTGCCAAACCTGCGGTAAACCATACAGCCCGAACTGCGATTATCGCCAAGGTCGCTGTCCACATCATCCACCTTTAATTGACCTGGAGAAATTTATGAAACAACCCGACGCTCGACGACATTTCCAACTCAGCATGATCAAAAGCGCTGTGCGCATCGCTGCCGGTATCGCCCTGGTATGGCCTCAGAACTTGATCCTAGCTGGTGCATTCTTGATCCTAGCCGAGATTATTGGTGTGGCCGAGGAGATGGTATGAAGAAATTATGGACGGAGTCATATCGTCCCAGGACCACAGCAGATTATGTGTTCCGTGATGCAGCACAGAGAGAACAAGTCTCGGAGTGGATCAAATCAAAATCCATTCCACATTTGTTGTTTTCTGGAGCACCGGGAGTGGGTAAAACCACTCTGGCAAAAATACTCATCAACGAACTAGAAATTGATGACTATGATGTGCTGGAGATCAATGCCAGTCGGGAAAACTCTGTGGACATTATACGAGACAAGATCACAGGCTTTGTACAGACCATGCCATTTGGTGAATTCAAGATTGTGCTGTTGGACGAAGCAGATTACATATCACCCAATGGGCAGGCCGCGCTGCGCGGTGTCATGGAGACATATCATGCCAGTGCTAGATTCATACTTACCTGTAACTATCCCAATCGTGTTATACCCGCACTGCATTCACGGTGTCAGGGATTCCACATCGATCGAGTGGATGTCACTGAGTTCACGGCTCGGGTTGCCACGGTTCTTGTTACCGAAAATGTGGAATTTGACCTAGATACGCTAGATACCTATGTCAAGGCCACTTATCCGGATCTACGTAAATGTCTCAACATCTGTCAGATGAACAGCACCCAAGGTCGGCTCACAGCACCACACGGTGACGAAGGCGGGCTGCGGGAGTGGAAACTGGATGTGGTAAATCTCTTCAAACAAGGAAAAATCCTGGAAGCTCGCAAACTGATGTGTGCTTCGGTGAGACCCGAAGAGATGGAGGAAGTGTTCCGTTGGATGTACGACAATCTAGGCTTATGGAGTGCGGATCAAGAAAAACAAGATCAGGCCATCGTGATCATACGCAATGGCTTGGCCAATGTTCCCTTGGTAGCAGATCAAGAGATCAATCTTTCAGCAACTATTATCGAACTGGCAAATTTATGAGATATTTCATCGTCAACTACATGCGTGTGATGGTGCGGCGTGGGCAAAAAATGCAAGAACAAATGGATGAGATCATCAGTGTCCGACGTAACCTGCGTCGAAAAGACAATCAATCTGCTGCTGTGATCTTGGACTTTCAGAAACAACAGGTAGTACAGGCCAGCATGGATGGAGTCGCAGTACCACGTGACTGGTGGCGCATCCGGGATTTCTATCACCAGCATTATCCCAAGATCATCGAAGATCTCGAAGCCGCCAATGGCCTCAAGATCGTCGAGTCAACTACGTCTACTCCTGATAAAGATCCAGTATCCGTCCAATGATAGGATGACGCTGCACATCTCGATTGTGCAGGGTCACAGCTCGTATACCTGGCACAGAGGATTGGATCAAGCGGTCGCTGAGATCTAGCAAGCCGTTATTGACTTTCTGGCGATCAGTTTGTTCAACGTCACCAGTGACCACTATGCGAGAATCTTCTCCTATGCGTGTGAGCAGCATTTTCATCTGGCCAGGTGTGGCATTTTGCATCTCATCTGCCACGATCCAGGCTCGCTTGAAGGTACGCCCCCGCATATATGCCAAAGGAGAGATTTCTATGACCTGATCTTCAATCATCTGAGCGACCTCACGAGGATGGTAAAACTCTTTTAGAACATCTAGCAAAGGTCTAGTCCAGGGTTCCATTTTCGATATCAGATCCCCGGGCAGGAATCCATGCTGCTCATCATCTACTCCCACCGCGGGCCGTGTCAGCACTATGCGTTCACATTCTCCGGCTCTCAGTGCCCGTATTGCAGCCAGCATGGCCATGTAAGTCTTGCCCGTGCCTGCGGGCCCCACTGCTACAGTGATAGTAGTGTTGGGATCTGTCAGGGCTAGGACTAATTTTTCTTGTCCCAGGCTTTTTGGTACCAAGTCTATAACACGGGCCTGTGATTTCCGATGCCGGTTAAATTCTATGGTATTTTCTTGGGGCTGTTGCTGGAGATGCGGGTAAAACTGTTGCTGCTGTCGGCGTTGCGCCTTGGCTCCTCGTGCTCTACTCAAGTTATATTCTCCTGTGTGATGTGCGATACTATTGATCTGCACTGAGTATTTAGGATCCAGGGTCTGTGAGTTTTATGTGGGTGTATATCTCAGATATCTGGGTATAAGTATTAGACTGTGCTTGAGATCTGCAATCTTTGGATATACTTGCACTCACCATAAATACTCAACGATGAACTCAAGTCTTGATTCTGAAATTTTCAAAGATCACAGCGACTACTGGTTGGTAGCCGAAAACATCCGCGATCTCTACCTCAGCGAAGGCAGCTTGCTGACCCTGCTGGATTTTGAGCGTGTGTTGGACGAACTAGATCTTTATGCTTTTAAAAACTGGCAACTGGGGGAGCTAGTACAAGGTCCCGACATCGGTAGATACCGGGTAGGATGCATTTTTATGTGGCCAGAACGTCTCATGCCCGATCCACGTGGTGCCCGCAGATTGCTGCCCTTTGACTGTGAAATACGTTATAAAAAAACCACTATCAAGATACCTGTCAAGATAGAAAATCCCGATGACTATATTCCGGGCACACATAAAGCACGCCTGATCGAGAAAAAAGTCTGGCTAGTGGAGATCGTGATGCCCAAGAGTTTAATGAGCGATATCCGCACCGGCTCAATCGAGCTAGAAGATCAAACCATAGATCTCGAAGATCTTGACTCAGCCTATGAAGAAGATCTCGATCAACAAGAAACACGTACTGAAGAAATGGATCCCAATGCACAACCAATGCCGCCAGCTTTCTGAGGGTCTTGAATACAAAGACATGGTGGGCATGATGAAGCCTACCATCCATGTGGATGAGTTCGCTTCCAAGATGGGTGATGATGATGACATCATCGTGATAAGTTTTTTTGTCCGAGCCAAACAAGCTGCTCGAGATCTCATGAACTGGTTTGAGAAGGGCTATGACTGGGTGCTGGATGCCGATGTCAGTCCCGGAGAAATACGCCCAGGAAGATATTTGGTTTACATAGAAATTCGCCGTCGCAGCACCGCAGGCGAAAAGATAGCCGGGGCTATAGACGATCTCTCCACGCTCACAGAGTTTGGCCCAGAAGACTGGACCATGCACTATGATGGTCGCGAATCTCCGTTTGATCGTGAGATATTTAACCGCTTGGTTCCCTTGAGTCCCAAAGAATATCGCAAGAAAAAAGAATCCGATCTCAACGAGATGCGAGCCGCTGCTGGTATAGATCCTGTGCAGATTTTCGAACGCGACGCAGAAATACGCACCATCCAGTCAGCCGCCGGTATATAATTAATCAACAGTACAATTCGCCTCAATGAAAATCAAAAGTTTTGGGTGTAGCTTCACCTACGGGACTGATCTACAAGATTGTCCAGACTATACAGCGCTCATTCCCTCAATGAGTACCTGGCCTGCATTACTGGCTAAAAAATTTGGAGTAGGATACAAATGCTACGCTCTACCGGGACAAGGAAATTTCAAGATACTAACTGATTTAATTGCACAAGCATCATTGGATGATCCAGCATTGATAATTGTAAATTGGACCTGGATCGACAGATTTGATTACATTGACGGTCAGGAATCCTGGCAAACATTACGCCCCGCAGAAGATACAGAGATCGAAAAGTTTTACTACCGGAATCTACACAGTCAATTCCGAGACATGATCGAATCGGCATATCATATCAATACTGCTATAGAATTTTTAAAAGAACGAAAATACCCATTTATCATGACATACATGGACTATAATTTGTTAACACCGATCGATCCCAATTGGCATCATCCAGGATCTATAGAAATTATGCAAAAAAAAATATCAGATTACCTGACAGCGTTTCACGGAAAAAATTTCCTAGACTGGAGTCGAGATCGAGGATTTAAAATCAGTGATAATTGGCATCCATTGGAACAAGCACATCGGGATGCTGCGGAATATATGACGCCCGAAGTTGAATTAATTTTAACCAATTATCGAAAGGAAAAATAACATGGCAGCAAAACGTATACTCATCATGGGACTGCCCGGCTCTGGAAAAACTTTCATGGCCCAGGCCCTAAAACAGTATCTAGAAGATCATAGCTTGTTTTTCCGATCGGATGCAGAAACAGAATCGCAAAGCCATGCTCGAGTGGATTGGTTTAATGCCGATGAGGTAAGAAAAAAATTCAATGACTGGGATTTCAGCCGGGAAGGACGTATCCGACAGAGTTTACGAATGTTGGATTTTGCCTTAGAATGCCGTGGAGACTTTGTGATATGTGATTTTGTAGCTCCACTGGCCGAAATGCGTAATAATTTCAAAGCCGATTGGGTTATATGGATGGACACTATTGAACAAGGTCGTTATGAAGACACCAATCGAGCGTTTGTTCCACCCACTGTTTATGATTTTCGGATCAACGAACAGAACGCCGAAAAATGGGCAGAATTTATCGGTGAACACATATTAGAAAACCGGCGCCGTCCGATGTTTGATTGGAAACGAGAAACAGTGCAGATGTTGGGGCGATGGCAGCCATGGCATCCGGGGCATCGTGCTTTGTTTGAACGAGCCATGGCCAAGACCGGTCAGGTGTGCATCATGATCCGTGACTGCCAGGGCTGGAACGGATCCAATCCTTTTGCCTTGGAAGAAGTCAAAGATCGTATACGTCATGATCTTGATCCTCTTTATCAAGGCCAATATGAGATCCAGGTGGTTCCTAACATTGTAAACATAACCTATGGGCGGGATGTTGGCTATAAAATAGAGCAAGAAACTTTCGACGAAGCTATTCACGCTATATCAGCTACCAAGATTCGCAAGGAAATGGGACTTGGTTGAGACTCAAAGTCGCAGTTTGGCCAAAACCATGACCTGGCGCATAATCGGATCTACATCGGCCATGATCATAGCATATTTGGTTACGGGATCTGTGGTTGTCAGTGGCACTATTGGTTTTGTGCATTTAATAGTAAACACACTGCTTTATTGGATGCATGAACGAGTATGGAGCAGGATCCGCTGGGGAACTAAATAACGGAGAGATAATAGGAGTATATTATGAAACTTACAGAAAACTTTAGTCTGCACGAAATGATCAAAAGCGAAACTGCTGTGCGCAAGGGAATAGACAACACCCCCACGGATGCTGTGATTGCTAACCTTAAAGTTCTGGCGGAAAAGGTACTGCAACCCATTAGAAATCACTACAAAAAAGGTGTCAAGGTCAACTCGGGGTACCGCAGTCCCGATGTCAATGCTGCTGTGGGCGGCAGCCGTACTTCGGATCATACACGGGGCCAGGCTGCTGACATTGAAATACCCGGTGTGCCCAATTATGAATTGGCCAAGCACATCCAAGACAATTACAAATTCACCCAGTTGATCCTGGAGTTTTATACTCCGGGAATTCCCGATTCGGGCTGGGTTCATGTGAGCTATGATCCTACCAATCTCAAATGTCAATCTCTCACCGCCATGAGAGAAAATGGCAAGGTTGTTTACAAGCCTGGATTGATAGCCTGATGTTGGGAATCGGTACCACAATCAAGGCCGTTGCGGCACTGATCATAGTCGTTGTCATAGCTGGTGGTGCCTGGTATGCTACAGGACTGCGTGCTGACTTGGCTGTGGCCAAGATCAATGCCGACCGACTCCGGGAAGGTATCGAAACGCAAAAAAGTCTCATGGAGGCCATGCGGCGTGATATTGCCCAGATACAAACCATCAACTCTGAGCTTCAGCAAGAAAACCAACGTCAACAGGCCGAAGTCCGGGCATTGACTGATCGTTTTAATGTCAACGCCCGTGGCGAAGCTCGAGATTTCGGTGCTATCGCAGCAGCACGTCCCGGATCAGTGGAACGCTTGGTCAATCGTGGATCCGACAATGCCCGGCGTTGTTTGGAAATAGCCAGTGGCTCGCCGCTGACTGAACAAGAAAAGAATGCAAAAACTTCAAGTGAGATCAATCGTGAATGTCCGACACTGGCCAATCCTCTTTATCGCCCCGTTGCTCCTTAGCGGCTGCGCTGGTTTTTCATGGTTTGGCGAGAGAGTCAAGCCGGTAGAGATACAGACCCGGGCAGTGGAGCGCACTCCGTTGGCGCTATCGTTGCCCGCGCCCTTGGCCCCGCGTTCCATGCGGTGGATAGTGATCACTCCGGAAAATGCTGACCAGATCTGGGCCGACTTGAAAAGTAGAAATATCGACCTGGTGTTGTTCGCCATCACTGATGATGGCTATGAAGAACTGGCCATGACTCAAGCAGAGATCCGCAATTTCATTGCCACACAAAGACAGATCATTATCAGGTATCAGGAATATTATGAGCCCAAAAAAGATCCAAAATAATCACAGCCACTTGCTATCCATGCTATAATACAGCGTGAAAGATTATTATCGCATCCTAGGAGTTGAACGCACTGCCACTGCTGATGACATCAAGCGTGCTTACCGGCGTCTGGCATCGCAGCATCATCCAGATCGTGGTGGCGACACTGCCAAGTTCCAAGAGATACAAGAAGCATATTCAGTTCTGGGAGATGTGCAAAAAAGATCAGAGCATGACAATCCACGCCAGCGTGTGCATGTGAACATGGCAGGCCCAGGAGATTTTGATTTAGATTCTTTGTTCCAGATGTTTGGTGCCAACTTCCGGCAAACTCGCACCAATGCCGCACGCCTGACATTATGGATCGAACTCTCTGATGTAGTACGGGGAGGACCCAGAGCAGTGTCTTTGCAACTCAACAACATCGTGACCAATGTTGAAATTGATGTTCCACCGGGCATCGATGACGGAGACACTATACGATATCCCGGGCTGGCCCCCAACGGCCAGGATCTCGTGATCACGTATCGCATAAAACCTGACCCTAAGATTGAAAGGCAAGGACAAAACGTCACGGTGAATCACACAGTGTCCGCCTGGGACATGTTATTGGGTGCAGACATACAGATACAGGATCTCGCGGGACAAACAGTGATATTGACCGTGCCGCCGCGCACACAACCGGGTTCGCTGTTGCGACTCCGGGGCAAGGGCATTCCGGGCAAGAGTCTGCCAGGGTATCAAGGTCGACCACCCGGTGATCTCTTGATACGTGTACAAGCCAGGTTCCCGGATTCTATCAGCCCGGAGTTATTGTCTGCGATCAACAAAGAGCGCGACCAATAAATATCATTATGAAACTCACCCGTCGTGTGCTTTATAATCGTGCCCGAGAAATAGATTTCAAGTATCCTGTGAAAAATCAACTGCTGGTCGAAGAGATGACTGCATTGATGATCCGGGAAAACGGCATAGGACTAGCAGCACCACAAGTGGGCATCAGTCGGAGATTGTTTGTGATGGCAGTGGCGGGTAGATATCGATCATGCTTTAATCCAGAAGTCACAGAAAAGAGCACTGTGCTGGTGGATTTTGATGAAGGGTGCTTGAGTTTTCCCGGAGACCAGTGTATAATAAAACGTCCAGACTGGATAGAGGTCAGATATCAAGACCATGCAGGAACAGAGATCAATGATGTGCTTTACGGACTTGAAGCCAGATGTTTCCAGCACGAGCTGGATCATTTAGATGGCGTAACTATGTGGGATAGACACAAGGAGCAACATGCAGAACAATCCTGAAATTGAACAGATCATCGAAAACGCAGTGCGTATAGCACGTGAAAAACAGCATGCCTATGTGCTGACCGACGCACTTGTTGATCGCCACTGCTGCGGCATTTACCATTCCGTAATTTATTAGATTAAATTTGGCACAGATGTTGTGGCCCTGGAACAAGATGTCGAACAGTACATCAACAGCATTGCCAATCTAACCAGCAACTCTGTGGATCTACAACCTCGCAAGACCAATGCCTTGGAGCGCACATTCAATCGTGCGCTCACGCAGGTGTTGTTCACCGGACGCCGTACCATGAATACCGCGGATCTGTATCTGGCCATGATGTCAGAAACCAACAGCCATGCGCATTATTTCTTGCTCAAGTACGGAGTGACCAAGCAAGAGTTCGTCAAGTTCTGGGAACAGCATTACAATCACAACGATGTCAAGATCACCGATCAGCAGGCCACAGAGATCCTGGAAGAGCACTGTGTGAATCTCACTGAACTAGCAAGAAAAGATTGCCTAGAGCCGGTGATCGGCCGCGAACTGGATCTCGATGAGATGATCACTGTGTTGGCACGCCGTTTCAAAGCCAACGTTCTCATGGTAGGTGATCCTGGCGTGGGCAAAACTGCCATCATCGAAGGCCTGAGCCAGCGCATAGCACAAGGCACAGTACCAGAATTTCTTAGAGATCACGAAGTCTGGAGCCTGGAGATCGGAAATCTCTTGGCAGGATCCAAGTATCGTGGTGAGTTTGAAGAAAAACTCAAGCAAGTGATACAAGCCCTGGAGGCCAAAAAGAAATGTGTGCTGTTCATTGATGAAGCGCACACCATGCGTGGTGCCGGAACATCTGGCAACAGCACCTTGGACTTTGCCAACATGATCAAACCAGCCATCACCAAAGGTGTGCTGAAAGTGGTGGCCAGCACCACTTGGGAAGAATATTACGAATCGTTTGAAAAAGATCGTGCTTTGATGCGACGCTTCCATAGGCTGGGTATAGATGAGCCTTCGGCTGAGATCACGGAAAAAATCCTGATCGGTCTGAGTCCGCGCTTGGAAAAATTTCATGATGTGATGATTGACACCGAGGCCATGTCGGCTGCAGTGGAACTGTCAGCCAGATATATCCATGACAAAAAGAATCCCGACAAAAGCATCGATCTCCTGGACGGTGCCTGTGCTCGAGAGCGTGTCAAAGACGCTGGTACAGTCACGATCACCCGGGACATGATCTTGGCCCAGGTCAGTCGTGTGTCGGGTGTGCCCATGGATCGATTAAAAAATGAGCAGAGCGAACGTATCTTGGATCTAGAAAGCAACATCAAGCAAAAACTACATGGACAAGATGCAGCAGTGTCTACTGTGGTAGAACGCATATATGTAAACTTTGCCGGCATCGGTAACACGCGGCGACCCATGGCGTCGTTCCTGTTCCTGGGGCCCACCGGTACAGGCAAGACTGAGCTGGCACGCTTGCTGGCAGAAAATCTCGACATGAAGCTCCTGAGATACGACATGAGTGAATATCAGGAACGGCACACTGTATCAAGTCTCATAGGTGCTCCCCCGGGATATGTGGGCTTTGAAGATGGTAATCTTGGTGGCGGCAAACTGATCTCAGATCTCAGCAAACATCCTTTTGCCATAGTGTTGTTTGACGAGATTGAAAAAGCGCACCCCGATGTATCAAACATCCTGCTGCAGATGCTGGACGAAGGTCATATCACCGGTTCCAATGGCAAGATGGTGGACTGCAAAAACACCGTGATCATCATGACATCAAATCTCGGTGCTCGTGACAACGAAAACAACAATATTGGATTTGGTGTAGATCTGGAACGCACCGGCAGCGAAGATCGCGCACTGAAAGATTTCTTCAAACCAGAGCTGCGCAATCGCATTGATGTGATCTGTAAGTTCCACAAACTAGACGACTTGGCCATCAAGAAGATTGTCGTGAAATTCACAGATGAACTTCGGGTCAGTCTTGGGGACAAGAACATCCGGTTGCATCTCACCGAGGCAGCAGTGGATCTTCTAGCACGTCTAGGATACGACTCAAAGATGGGCGCAAGACCTCTGAGTCGCAAGATCGACGAGCTAGTGCGTGTGCCTTTGAGCCGCATGATCCTGTTTGATCGACTGCATGACTGTGTGGTGACTGTTTCTGCGGAAGGTGATGAGATAAAACTGTCACACGATTGCGATCACAGCACAGTGATTGATGCACCCATGGTAGACGAAGATGGCATCATCAGAGTCGGCTAACAACAAAATCATCCGTGCCAGGGAATGTCGCACTGATCCCTGGCACGGAAAATACCATCACTGCATACGGATGTATCTGATGGAGGCCACAGCATTGAAAAGTTCTGATCATTCAGGTATCGATCGTAGGATTTCCGTACGGCGTGATTGGGGCAGAAAATTTACCCGCAATCCCGGATCATGGAACGTGAGCTGGCACGCTTCTGAAATCACGGATCAGGATCTCGCTAATCTACACACTGTGTATGATTTTCTAGCACCCTATCGCGATCACAACAAATTCATGACTTCGGGAGATTGGTTATATATCTACACCAATGATCAGAGTTTGATTGATGCAGTGTGCGATCTGGGTATTTCACCTCGACCCGTGAAAATCACCGAGTGCGCACTGCAAGGAGAACCCGGAACTGTTTGTTTAAAAAATCCACAAAATCAGTACCGCAGCTATTTCCGATATCGAAAGCTGACTCCTTCCATCGCCCAGAGCCTGCGCAGTTATCTTGGCAATCAGGAATCCATACGTATGAGTCCCAGCCTGAGGGATTGGGTAGATCGATCCAGCTGGGACAGCATACAAGATCATTTGTTTTTTGATCACAACGATCACGGCGTGATCAACATGTTGGCGTTGATAGTCCCGAACATACATAAGGAAAACACAACCTATCGTCGCAGATAAATAACTCACTATGGCTAAGATACAAGAAGAAATCATCATCATCAAAGTTTCAAAACTCGTAAGAGACAGTGAGGCTGACTGTCCGAAAATCCTGAGTTCTGCAGTCCGTGGACAGCCTGGAAGCAGTGATACAAGAATTATCGGGAGAAAACGTCCTGGTAGAGAATCACTAAAGAATAATGAAAACCACTACCTTGCAACTGCTGCCCACTACCACGCACGGTACACCTTCTGGTAACTATGATGGTTCCAGCCAGGACTTCAGTGGTACTCAGCAGCAAGCTGCCAACTACTATGGTGGATTTGGTGGACTTCAGACCATTGCATTTTATCTTTCACAGTTCCAGGGACGCATACGCATCGAAGCTACGCTGGAATCCCAACCCACACAAAACAGCGACTGGTTCCAGGTTTACGACGTGGATTACACTGATTCCAGTCTAGGCGATATTAATTTTTCCACCAATATCACCGGAAATTTCACCTGGATCCGTGCTAGAGTGCAGGACTTTGCTGCTGGTACCATAACCAAGGTAATGATGAGTTACTGATTCGCGGATGCAACCAAGCCAGATATCATTCAACGTAGCAGCCACAGGACCGGATCTTTTTCTGTGTGTGAAATTTAACGGTAAAATAATCTATCATGAATCACCTGGTGATATCGCACGCACAATCACACACGAGTTTGATGATGACATTGAGCAAGAACACTGTGTGGAATTCGTATTGTCTGGTAAAATCCCAGATCACACTCAGATTGCAGAATCTGGTGAAATTTTGGAAGACCGCACAGTCTCAATCTGTGATGTTAAGATAGATGGTATTGACTTGGGATACCTTTTTAATCATATCTCCCAGTATCATCATGATCTCAATGGCACCAGTGATCCCGTGATTGAGAAATTCTATGGGGTCATGGGCTGCAACGGTACTGTAGAATTTCGTTTCTCTAGCCCAGTATACTTGTGGCTCCTGGAAAACATGTGATGCATAAATAACGGGTATGAAAAAACTCGTTATCATTCCCGGAGGATTCCATCCTCTACATGCAGGACACAAAGCACTTTATGATGCTGCCCGTGAAGCATTTCCTTCAGCAGACATCTACATGGCCGCCACGGCTGACACCAGCACAAGACCTTTTCCGTTCGAAGTCAAAAAGAAACTAGCCAGGATCGCTGGCATAGCTGCGCACAGATTCATACAGGTAAAATCACCATTCCGTGCCCAAGAGATCACGCAGATGTATGATCCCAACGAAACACAGCTGATATTCGTGCGCAGTGAAAAGGATCGCGACCAACAACCCCAGCCTGGTGGGGTAAAAAAAGACGGCACAGCTTCTTATCTCCAACCTTACAAACGCACAGGTCTAGCGCCCATGAGCCAGCACGGTTACATGGCATACCTGCCCACGGTGCAGTTTGGGCCGGGCATGACATCAGCCACTGAGATCCGGGCCAAATGGCCGGGCATGACTCCTGAACAAAAAATATCCCTGGTAAATCAACTGTATCCCGATACACAGTCCAAGGAACCCTTGGCTGGGGTGATAGTAAAGATGTTTGATGAAGTCATAGGCGGTGCTGTAGACGAAGCACTGCAAGGGGCGCCCGTGGGTGGCGGTGCGACCATGTTAAATCCCACTGGAATCGCCATGCCCAATGGCCCAGATTCTGAGGTAGAAGAAGCCACTCTAGTAAACGATCCTGATGCTGGTCACTTGATCATTCCCGACGGCGGCATGGGCACCTGGGACGAAAAGACCCTGGTATCAAATCTCGCTCGCAAGTTTGCTTCTATGCTGGATATGCTTAAATCTGGTGATTACAATAGGCTACATTCCGTGCTGCAAAAAGGACAAGTGGTTGATGCCATGCTGTCTGCCTTGGCTGAATATCAGAGATTCATGGCCAAACAAGGTCGCAGACCCATAGCACGTGGACGTGAGATTGATCTCGCCCAATCCGGTGTAGCCGAAGACTACATCGAAGAAACCAAGAAAAAATAACCATCGTTATCTCTACTGTTAAATATCCCAGTATATTTTAACCAAGAGGATACCATGGCAGAACAACAAGTCACAGTCAACGTAGATTATCTCCGCACCACCCGGGTTCATTTGTGCATGCCCTGTTACGGAGGTATGCTTACAGAATCAACATTCATGAGTTATATCAAATGGGCCAATACATGCCGTCAGCTCAACATTGACTGGACCTTGGAGACCATGACCAATGAAAGTCTTATCTCCCGGGCACGCAACACTCTAGTAGCAAAGTTCTTGTCCAATCCCGACTCCACTCACCTGATGTTTGTTGACGCTGATATCGGTTGGGAACCCTGGCATCTCCTGGTGATGCTGAATCGCGATGTAGACGTTATTGGTGGCCTTTATCCCATGAAAACCATGCCGGTGAAGTGGGTGGTGAACGGATTTGACGGTGCTGAAGAAGGTCCTGATGGCCTACAGGAAGTTTCCAAGACCGGCACAGGATTCATGTTGGTGAAACGCCATGTGTTTGAAAAGCTCAATCAGCATCCTGCGGTGCGTCCTTTCAACAATGACATCGGCCTGCCCAAGGAACTGGATCAACACCTGCGCACTTACTACGATACTGCTGTGCGTGAGAATCGATACTATTCAGAAGACTGGACATTCTGTGAAAACTGGCGGGATCTCGGTGGCAAGATCTGGGTAGACAAGCGTGTGTTGCTGAAACACACTGGAACTTATGTGTTTGACTATGCCACACAAGAGCCGCTTTATCGTGCTCTCCATGAACAATATAAAAATGTCGTGGTGCAACCACAGCAAACTGCACCACAAGCTGCTCCGGTGCCGGAGTCTGTGGAGCCCAAGGTCCTGGCCACTAATCAGGCCAAAAAGCCCGCAGTCAAGGCCAAAAGCAACAAAAAACCCGCGGCCAAGACAAAAACAGCATAACCTGATTCCCGGTAAATAGTTCATATGGATATCAATGAACTAGAATCTTACCGTCTGTCAGACGCTGTTAAATTCCACCCCAATCTGAACCCCCGACTCTGGGGTTCAGATGAACATCTACTTCCCGAAGTCCGGGACAAACTCTTGGAGATCGCAGAAGACTTCCGGGAATTCCTGGGCATTGATGTTGACATCTCAGACATCACGATCTCGGGATCAAACGCTGCTTACACTTATACTCCTCATTCAGACATAGATCTGCACCTGGTAGTGGATCTGCCCAGAGCAGACTCAGACGAAGTTTATCGCGAGCTGTTTGATGCTAAAAAATATCAGTACAACGATCGCAACGATTTTAAAATTGGTGGTGCTGATGTTGAACTTTATGTGCAAGATCCCAGCAAACCCCATCACAGCCAAGGTATCTACAGTGTGCTCAACAACAAATGGGTGCGTGTTCCTGTGCGGCGCAAGCCCACGGTAGATGACATATCTGTAAAAAGCAAGTACGAAGATCTCGGTGCTCGCATAGAAAATGCCATCCGTTCCGGAGACCTGGCCGAGATGGATCGCATGGCCACCAAGATACGAGAGCTGCGCCAGGCTGGCCTGGACCAGACCGGTGAGTTTGGTCCAGAGAATCTCGCATTCAAGATCCTGCGCAACAACGGTACTCTGGAACAGCTGAGCCAGGCACGCAAAACAGCACGTGATCAGGCCATGAGCCTGGAGGAACGCAAAAAGAAAACGTCCAAAAAGCGCACAAGATATGCTTATGGTGGCTATTGGTATCCTGGTTATCACTACTACGGAGATACCGCGGCTGCCACAGATGGTGGCGGTGATGGAGGCGGCGGCGAGTCAGTGCGAGAAAGCACAGAAAGCCAGCAGGACATCCTGGAGAGATTTGCCCGGAGTTGTTGTGACTTCCTGGGCATGGAAAAAACTCCTGTGATCAAGTTGCGCCGAGATCCCCAGTGGAGCCGTGTGAACGCCACGTTTGGTAGATACGATCCCGATCAGCACAGGATAGAACTTGCGACATCTGGTCGCCACGTCGTGGATATATTGCGCACCCTGGCACATGAGATGACTCATGCACGTCAGGATGAAGTCGTGGGCTTGCCTGACGATGCCGGCGAGACTGGCAGCACTTACGAAGATCAGGCCAATGCTCTAGCAGGTCAGATCATGCGTCATTGGGCCCAACAAGAACCTGGAATGTTTGCCGGTACGGATCTCCAGGAACAACTGGATCAACCCACACCCACAGCACAAGAGATCATGAGCAAACACGGTGTGGATGAAAAGACCTTGATCGACCAGTTGAAAAAAGGCATCGCTGTAGAGATGGAACATACTCGCGATGCCAGAACAGCCTTGGAGATCGCTCTGGATCATCTCAATGAGCGGCCTGACTACTATGACATGCTGGCCGCTGTAGAGAGGCCCATGGGTGAAGGCATGCGAGAAAAAATTGGTGCCGTGGCCGCGGCTGCTTGCATCGCTGGTGCACCTGGCTGTGCTACCACTGACGCACTCAAAACAGTACAGACCATTGGTCGCACAGCACAAACACTCAAAGGCATGAAAGGCAGTGATGCTCGAGAAGAACTCACCACTGCTGCCAAAGATGCCTTGAGAAAAGGCACAGGCACACGTGAAAGCCGAGTAGCAGAAGCATCAGGATATATCCCCACAGAAAAACAAAAGAACGATCCCAGATACAGCATGGCCTTGACCCAGGATATCCGGCCAGGTGAAACCGGTAGGCAGGCCAACAAACTGGCTCTTGACACTGATGCACAGGGTCGTCCTGCGCTGTTGATGAAGAAGTTAAACAATCTGCTGGAATCGGTCAAGGCCGGTAAAGACACCTTGACTGAAGATCAAGATCTCTTTGAAGTGAAGATGAGTCCCGGCGAGCTGCAAAAGTGGGCACAGAGCGAAGAAGCCCAGGGCATACGTGCTGGCTTCGAAGCTGAACTGATATTCCGCAATACCGCCCGTGACGAGCAAGGAGAGTCAGAACCTGACTACGACCAAGACGAACGTGCTACCGACATCGAATCAGTGATTGACTTCTTCCAAGGCGGAGAAGGTATAGGACGCAACGCTGCTAACCGCTTGCGTGATAGTTTATACGAAGAATTTTATCAGTGGCAAACAGAACAAGTCGACAAGGCCTGGGACAATGATGAAGAAGATCAGGTACGTGACTGGATGGAGAACAACGTCTGGGAAGAAGATCAAGACGAATATCGCACCCGCGCCGCGGAAGAACTGGAAATAGAAACTTCAGAAGAGTCGGCCGATCAAAGCGAAGCTATAGAAAAACGTGCTCGAGAAATGTTCGAAGAAGATGTACAATCCTCCATCGCCAGCCGCGACGAAGAATGGCAGGAGGCCTATGACTACTTCTCGGACATGATGCGCGACAGCAATGATCTAGGACAGGATGAATGGCTGAGAGATCAATATCGTTACATGAGCGATATCGCTAATTCGTTTGAAGTGGACTGGCCCTACTGGACCGAAGGCGGGTACAGCGAAGGTCGTGATGTGGATGAGATCGCCGACAGCTTGAGTCGTGCCCTAGGTGGCGCCAAAGTACGTGGCAGCACAGGTTATCACAGTGTGACACGCAGGCCTGATCTCTGGATCGTTGAACCCGATGGATCACTGGATCCTGACGATTACGAAGATGCTGGCCTGGAAGTGGTATCACCGCCTATGCCTTTGCCTGATGCCATGGCAGCCTTGAAAAAAGTCCTAGACTGGGCCAACGGTTCGGGCGATGCTTATACCAACGACTCCACAGGACTCCACATGGGCGTGAGCCTGCCTTTCAAGGGCGGCGACGTGGACTATGTGAAACTGGTGCTGTTCCTGGGTGACCAGTATGTGCTGGATGAGTTTGGTCGTGCAGCCAATTCATACACCCGCTCGGCCCTGGAAAAATTACGAGATGTACAACGCAGTCGGCGTCCCTGGGTGAAAGAACAAGAAGGTCAAAGCATGGACTCGATGCGTGGTGCTGATAAAACCGCGGCAGCCATGGATCTCATGAAAAAGAATCTCATCGAACTGGCCGCACGCTATGTGCAGGACGGCGTGGGGAAGAGCAAGTACACATCGGCACACATCAAGGATGGCTATATCGAGTTCCGATCACCCGGAGGTGACTATCTTTCCATGGACAGCCGTGATGAAAACGCACTCACCAACACCATGCTGAGATTCGCACGGGCCATGCAGATCGCCGGCAGGCCTGATCTAGAACGCCAGGAATATTCAAAGAAACTCTACAAGCTCTTGACCGGATATCGTGCTGCTGAAACCAAGAAATCTGAAAAAGACACAAGGTATCGTACCAATGTTGAGACCGAAGATTCACAGGACGCCCTAGAACTGTTCGCGAAGTACAGCACCGGACAGATCACACCCGAAGAACTCAAGAAACAGTGGGCACGTGAAGTCCTGGCCAAAGAACAACCCAAACAGGTCCCGGGACAGAAATACGAGATCTACAACAAGGACACAGGTGAGGTATTGGATGTGGTCAGTGGCGAGAACGAAGCGGATCTGAGCTTGGCTATCGGAGATGCCGTGGGAAAATACTCAGCACAAGGCATCAACTACGATATCCGCAAGCAAAGTGATGAGCCCGAGAAGAAGATCAGCCGTCGTGCCCAAGTGGCCAAGAAGATCGCTGAGCGTCCCACGCTGTGGCGTGTGTCGGCGTTTGATCGTCGAGTGTTCGTGATGGCCGCCACGGCCGAACAGGCCAAGGCCCAGGCCATCGAACAGGATGATCAGCTTTCACGCAGTCGCAGTTACGTGGAAGCAAGACCAGCTACCCCGGAAGAGATCAAACAACATCGCGAGCAGTCCACGGACAATGCCCAAGACATCGAACAGATCCAGCAGCGTGTGACAGGACAACAATGGTTCAAGGTATTCTGGACCGAACAACGCGGTAATGCCAACCTACGCGACAGCCTGCGCACCCAGGCCTCATCTGAAGAGGCGGCCATGAGGTCAGTACAACAGGCCCTGGAAGTGCAAGGTCGCAGGGCCACGGACTTCAGTGCGATGCCTGCAGATCAGAATAGAGAATATGAGACCTATCGCAGAGACGATGGCACAGCAGGACTGCGACCGGTTCAAGCCTCCACAGGATCTCGCAGAGAATATCAGATCTACAGCAGATCCACCAACAATCCCGTGATTGGATTCATGGCCGACTCGGACGAAGAAGCCATGCAACGCCTGGAAAGATACCGACTGGAACATCCCGGATTTGAAGTAGGCGTGCGCACTGGTGGCGAATCCATGCGAACACAGACAACGCCCCAGAGCGAGTGGACTGGTCACTGGATCGTGCGAGATGCTGAAGGTCGCGAACTAACTAGATTCCATGGCATCGGCAACAATCAACAGGATGCCAACCGCCACGCCATCCAATGGCTCACACGCAATGGCTATGGATCAGGCACAGAAGTAGAAGTTGTGCCGGAAATGAGATAATGAGAGCCCAAGAAATCATCTTAGAATACCGCCAAGGTCTCTTGCAATACGTACAGAGCTGGTTTCCGGATTGGCCGGACTATGTGCTACGTGATTGGATATATCCAGCAAGCAAAGGCCTGAGCCAGAGCGAGATGGAAGCCTACTTTGATGATGTGGCTGAAAACTATCCGGTGTATCGCTGGGAATTGAAAACTCTGGACCTAGGCATGCATGCCTTTGACAGCACCACGCAGCGCAAGATCCTGGCCAGAGAAGGTGGACTGATCAATCCCATGAAGGTACCACGCGATGCTGAACGCCATGCCACACAGGCACAGAAGATACAACAGACCGGCGCACCCAGCCAGGAACCCGTCATCGCGATACAGAGAGAGGGTGTAGACGGTCTGGAGTTGGTGGAAGGTTGGCATCGCACCATACAGAACATACGGGCATTTCCCAATGGCTATCGCGGCCGGGTATGGATAGGATACGCATAATGCGTGCTCAAGAATTTGTCCTAGAACTGCGCAGGAATCCACAGCAGAATCCTCGTGTGAGCGGCCAAGATGTGCTGAAACCCTTGGCCCAGGATCATTCAGTATTCGTGAGTTACACCAAGATACCCAAACTGGGCATCAATCCCGATCCACGCAGCATCAACACCCCGGCCGGGGTGTATGCTTATCCTTTGTATTTGATATGGCCAGACATACAGACTGATCTCACCAATGTACCGTTTCCGGCCAACCCACGATACATGTATGTGTTCCGATCCCCGACTCCGGTGATGGATGTTAGAGAGTTTGGTCGCTCAGATCTGCGTGCGGCCATGCGCCGATTGCATGGCGTCGCTAGATGGTTGAAACCCACACCCAACAGTTGGGACGAACCTGGTGAGCCCGGCTACCTGAGTAGTTTCGCTATGTTACTGGACTACACCCGCAAGATGGCCCTGAAGCAACAAGACGTCACGGATCTTGATCTAGTGGGCGGTAGTCATGGACAACCGGCCCGGAAATCGCCTAGGTCATATGTGTTTACCTGGAACCAACTGCTGAAAAAAGCTACAGGGCATGATGCTTTCGTTGATCCTGGCCATGGTATCATACACGGTGGAGAACCCACGCAGGCCATGTTCTTGAATCCCAGCCAACTGCAGATCATCGAGAGGATCGACTTATGAGATTCCAAGAGTTCGTGCTGGAAAGAGAAAATCGCGAAGGCATAGATGTGGAGCATCACGAGGATGCCGAACAGCCCAACATTGTATGGATCACTGCCACCACGCATGGTCGAGAACTGGGACGTGTGAAGTTCATGCGAAAAGGCGATCGTGCAGTGGCTCTTGACCTCGCCGTGAAACCCCAATATCAAGGTCAAGGCATAGCCCGTATCATGTACGACTATGCCAAAGAACTGGGATACAAAGTCCTACGCAGCAGTGAACAGACTGATGCCGGTGCAGGCTTTTGGGACAAGCACCGCGGTAGCCAGGAAGTATGGGAAGAAAAAGTACAAGAAGTCAACTCCCCGGGTGAACTGCAGGTCGATCCTGGGTTGATCGATCGATTCACCAACGCCGGTTGGCAGATCAACGGAGAAGGCCAAGATCAACTGGTGCTGTCAAAGCCCAGCAGTGATTCGGTACTGAAGATTGTAGGATCTGGCAGCCTGCCCAGGCAAGACACCATCCGGCGATATGTGGAATTCTTCCGTGCCAATCAACGCGATCCACATTTCCCCCGGGTGGGCCCAGATCGCGAACTGACGTGGAATGGCAAAAAGTATTATGCCTATAGCCAGGAACGTCTCGAACCATTGCCTGGCGATGAGCGTGTGATGGATTATCTAGAACAGTTCATGGGTAATTATGATCGTGATCCGGCCATAGACGAGCGTGACATACCTGATGGGTTAACTTATGAACAAGTGGACGGCCTGGCACAAGCCATGGACCGTATGTTCCGCGCAGGTTTTGCTACCACAGGCTACGATCTAGGCAACGTGGCCAACATCATGCAGCGAGCCAGTGGCCAGTTGGTGATAGTGGATCCTTTCAGTAGTTTTGATGATGAGCTCAACGAAGTGCAGATACTCTCCAAGGTCAAAGGCAAAGGATCAGAGCCGGGACAGTTACCCAACTTTGGCAGACCCATCCGGCCTGGACGGGAAGAATACCATCTGGGCAGTGAAGTGGCCCAATATAAAAAATACAGCATCTGGCAGGACTGGCTGGGCGGACAACTGAGTTATCACTTGTTTGATCCCGATCAACGCCGAGTGATCGTCACTACCTTTGGCAGCCAGTACAAAGGCAATCCCTCTAGTTATATCATACACGGACTCTATGCCGCGCCCGGCAATCCTGTGCGAGCGCATGAGTTCTATCGGGCCCTGGTCCAGGATCTGGGACTCACACTGATATCAGATCGCAAGCAAAGTCCCGGGGGCAATCGAGTGTGGCAGCAACTGGAACGATCTCCCGACATCGAAGTGTATGGCTACAACACCCAGACCGGAGAAGTGCTAAATATCGGTGCTGGAGATTCTGAGATGTATGCCGTGGGATCTCGAGCCATGCAAGGACGTGAGATGAAAGACATCGCTCGAAACATAAGATTGGTAGCCACTAAAAAATGAGAGCCAAAGACTTCGTCACAGAATACAGCGACATTTCTCCAGGCATCGAGAAATATCTCAAAAAACGTGGTTATCGTTTACTGGGCCAGGGAGTGGATCAGATGGCTTTTCTAGAACCCGGTACCGGCCATGTGCTCAAGATCTTTGGCACACAATGCGATGACAACGGTGGCACACCCGCTCTCAGTGAAGATCAGAAGATGTTTAGATTTTGGGCCAATTACTGTGCTAAAAATCAGGACAATCCCTATCTCCCCAGGATCTATGGCTGGGAGACTTTTGTGTTTAACACGTACGATGATGAATGTCTTTATCTACAAATAAAAACCGAAAAACTATCTCCTATCCGTGGAAAATTTGAATATTTCTTCGAGGAGATGGCAGATTATGCAGCACAGGTTCCCTGGGAAAAATTCGCGGATGACATATCGGATGATCCCTACGGCCCCATCAGCCTCAAATCGTGGAAAAAACTGACTGCTGATCCTGCAAGCATGCAGCGCATAAAAAAACTATATCAGACCATGGCCGAATTGGCCAGGATCGGTAGGCAAAGGGGATATTCCTGGGATCTACACAGTGACAATATCATGCAGAGAGCAGACGGTACTCCAGTGATCTCGGATCCTTGGGTGGTCTGACGTGAACCGCTTGGCGATACTGGTATTGCCTTTTTTACTAACAGCCTGCGCTACCTTTGACAACAATGAATATGCCCGACTGGTAGACATGCGACATGAGTTGAGAGAAGATCGTTGCCGGGACGAGAGTGATGCCAGACAGATGGTGAAGTCAGTAGAGAGTCACACCCAATGGTTGAAAATCTACAGTCAGCACTTGCCCAACAATTCAAACACTGTTAAAATGTTATCAGTGTATCAGGCCGGAATAAAAGAATTCAGTGATGCTTATGATCGTGCCGATCCTTCCTTGATATTCTGCAGGATCAAAGTGCGTAACCTGCACGATCAACTTGACATCATGCTGGCCACCACGGCCCGTAGACCCCGATAAGGAGATTATTGTGTCAATACTCAGCACCATACTACCCAACCACCAAGACCATAGCAACTTAAATCGTCGAGCCGCTGAGATCAACAGTTACTTTGATTCCGGCGAGATCAGTGAAGACGAACGAGATCAGCTCTTGGCCGATCTAGTGCGAACAGCAGTGATAGCACAGGAAGCCAACGAGCAAGAGCAGAAAATCCTTCTAGGCCAATGTGTTAAAATCCTAAGCATGGTACCAATCCCATGATGCATTAACTCAGTGCATTAATCATACATTCCCGATACTTAAATACTCGATCGCCCAGGAGCTGGACAAATATAATAATCAGCGATACAGAGGATGATCATGGAAAACTACATTGACGACGCAGAAGCATATCAGAGATTAAAAAGCCGGTGTCGCTGCGGTTGCTATGCGCATTGCGGTCACAGTTGCATGACTGACGATTGTGATTGCACGGAATGTGCATGCCCTATGTGCCGGGAACAATACCCCTTGGACGTACGAACCAGCGCTACTTTATAAAATACCGCATACTGTCTGATATATCAATATTGTTGTTTGTCAGTATGAGTAGAATTTTCTCCGGCCACTCCTGCTATTTTTTCTCTACCACGACTCCATGCAGCGATGCCCAGCACAGCACCCATGGCCACATGGAAAAGTCCACCACCCTTGAGTGTCAATGGATCCCAGGGCTGTATGTTTGTGCCTAGGTTAGAATAGAATGAAGCCCATAACACGGGAAAAATGATAAAGTCAGTGATACACACCACGAAATACATCCAACCCATGGCGGGACGCCACTTTTTGTTCATCCAATCTTCTGGGGTCTTTTGTGTATTTTCGCCCATGTTAGCTCCTTGTTATTGTAGAAATATTTATAGGGCTATGCCCATAAATACTCCACTATGTCAATGAATTTCTGCAGAGACCCCAATGGTAACTTTTCGGTCAGCAAGTTTTGGACCAACGTGGCCTATGCCGTGGCAACTTATGTTATAATACGCTATGCTTCGGCCACTAACTGGGAATTGCTGCTGGTTTATCTTTCTGTAGTGGGCGGGTCAGAAGTGGGCAAAAAATTCTTGAACATGCGATATGGCCGAAACGGAAAAGATCAATAATACGTTTTACGACAGTTTTTTCCATGCCAGCGACTATAGTTTGATAATCCCTTGCCAAATTTTCCACAAGTTTCACATACCCAACATTGTTGAGTAGAATGCTGTCCTTTTTCTAATAATTCACGAGTTCTTGCTTTTAATAATTCTCGATGTTCTGGACGAAAAAAATTGTGCGTTTTATCTTGTAATGAGGGTATGTTTTTAGGTAGCATACCTTCCTGCCATTCATCCCCGTCTGGTTTATCAGCAGTTGATATATTAATTTTTCCGTTGTTATACCAACGATAACCTTTGGTAATAGGAAGTTGATTCAATCTTCCGGGCTTCCATTCTTTTCCGGGAGATTTTAAACAAAGACGATCTTCAGCACCATTACTATACCATCTATACCCCAAAAATCCACCATCTTTACCGTTTTCATCTTTAAGATTCGCCCAGTCTGAAGATTCTGTTATTCTGTGATTACGACTAAACTCCGTGGCAAATCTCTCGCACTCATTGATGTCAGTAAATTCCCAAACATTCAGAGTTTCAATGTCATACCCATGTTTTTCTAAATGAGCTGACCAATAAAGTCCAGATCCAGTATACTTGTATGGATCAGAATTAGTAGTTTTACCAAAGTATTTTAGGCCAGTGATTTTATGGCGTTTGATGTATAGATAAGTAATCATGCTGTATCTCCTTACAGATATAGAGCTGGTGGATGCTCTAACATCGCGACCGGCACCTTTATTTATAATCGGTAAATATTAACATGCGTGCTGAAGAATTTTCCAATAAAAAACCTCATTTGTATCTGGATCAAGATGGTGTACAAGCTGACTTTTTTACAGCCTGGGCACAGTGGCATGGTCAAAAATTCAACGATCCTGGTATCCAGAGATACAAAGATATTGGGTCGAAAGAGCAACGCGAACAAAGCATTACCGAGCTCAACACCGAAGGACCTGAGTTCATCCAGGAGTTTTTTGCCAATCTAGAACCCTTGCCTTCATGGGCAAAATTGTATCAGTGGGTGGTCAGCAATCGTATCCCGTTCACTGTGCTTTCCGCACCCTTACGCAACAACGAAGCGGCCAGCATCGCGGGCAAACGGATCTGGTTAAAAACACACAACCCCCAGGGTGCTAGTGATCCCATATTCACTTCGGACAAAGCACGCTTGGCCACTCGCGGGGGACAGCCCAATGTCTTGGTAGATGATTTCAAGAAGTACGTGCAGGCCTGGCGAGATGCTGGTGGTATTGGTATCCTGCACCGCGACAACAACGTAGATGCTACCATTGAACAGCTGGAAAAAATCTACGGTACCACGGCGGCCGTGACCGAAGCCAAAGGCACAGCACTGCGCACCTACACTGCCAAAGTACAGCTCAAACAACCCGGTTACAAAAACATCATCGACACCACGGTACAGGCACGTAACCCTGAGATGGCCCGGCGTTTGATACGCCAGCAGTACGGTGATCGCAACGTCATCGTGGGACAGCCCCGGGAACTAAAGTGAGAGCCGCTGAATTCATCAATGAAAACTTCGCCGATGGCAAGATCAAAGGCAAGAGCCGCCCAGGCCGTGTCAAGCGCAGCGGAGCTTCGTGCAAAGGATCGGTGTCTGATCTGCGTGCTCGTGCCAAAAAATATAGTGGTGAACGTGGTAAAATGTATCATTGGTGCGCCAACATGAAGAGCGGCCGGAAAAAATCCAAATAACTACGCACTAAATACAGCATGAGCGATAATGTGTTCGTCAAAGCTGTGTTCAACCTTGATTGCGACTGGGAGGGTCTCCCCCCGGTATATCGCGTATATGTCAATGACGAACTGTTCGCTGAACGCACCTGGCGCTGGACCGACAGTTATCTAGAAGAGATGTTGCAGATTNNAGCACCACCGGGACAATATCATATCAGAGTAGAATCCGTGGGGCCTAGTCTAGCACATTTCCGCGCCAGCAATCATAGGGTAGCATACGGCCCAGGCCAGTGGATCAGGACCGACACCCTGGAAATCAGAGAATGAGAGCCCAAGAGTTTATCAGAGAAAACACAGTATCGGGCAACATCGCCACTGTGAGTCAACCTTTAGGCGGAGTGATCTCACGCACGGTATCTCAAAAACCTGCTAAATACTCTAACGGTGCCCCGGCGCTGAATCAAAGAAAGAAACAACATGCTCGCGGATGATTTGAAAACTTTTTTAGGCTCAAGCTATGCTTACTTTACCAAGGCCTGGGGCTTCCACTGGAACGTGGAAGGTTCTAACTTTGGCGAGCTGCACGATTTCTTTTCTGCGGTGTATGAAGACACCCAGGACAGCATAGACAAAACAGCTGAATTCATCCGCACTTTAGACGAATATGCTCCCGGCAGTTTAGAGCGCTTCCAAGAGCTGAGCCTGATCACCGGACAGATCAAGATCCCCCGTGCCCGGCTCATGCTCACAGAACTCTTGGCTGATACACAGACCATGATCGATCTGTCAAAGACCCTGTTCCAATCTGCGCAGGTCGAAGGCCGCGAAGACATCTCTAACTTTGCTGCCGAACGCCAAGAGCAACATGGCAAGTGGGCCTGGCAGATGAGATCTTATCTCAAGGAAGCAAGAGAATGAGCTCAGATCGCGACATATATCAGATCCTAGAAAGCCTGGATGCTGCACAGCGTTCGGTGAAACAATTGCCTGCGCTGTTTCGACCCGCACAGACATCACCACAACTAGATGGCCCATATCCTGGTCGAAATGCCACACGGGGATACATGGTGGGTGAAGATCGTTACAATCACGAAAATCCCATGGCCCGTGCGGTACACATCAGTATTATCAACCAGCACCCTGAGTGGATCGTCAAGTATGGTACAGAAGAACTCATGCAGGCCATCGAAGACGTGGTAGACGAAGGACCAGTGCTTGCATCAGAGATACAGGATATGATACGCATGATTGGAGATATCTTGCGTGACCGCAAAGGCAGCAGAGAAGAGATGGATCGCCGCAGGCCTTTTGCCGAACAAGATGGCCGCGATGACGATGAAGAAGAGATCGACGACGATGGTATGACTATGGCTGATCGTGCTCGCAGAGACGGTCGTGGTGGCGATGAAGAAGATGAGCAAGATGTAGAGGAAGGCTTCATGGACACCATAAAGGGTGCCGCCAAAGAGTTTACCAGAGACAGCCTGCAGCGGAAAATCAAACAGGCTTGGGAAAACACTTTCTGGCCTAAGCACATAGAGCCTGCACTGAATCGAATCACCATCGACGGTCAACCATTCCGCCGCATGGTCTTGGGAGAGCCTAGAGTGATCGAAAATGATCGCAGCCAACGTGCTATACTCAAACAATACACTGTGAATATTGTGTTTCCCATTGATCCTCGACAGTGGGAGAATGATGAGATCCAGTATCTAGAAGGGCAACTGCGAGATATCGAAGACGGAGATTGGAATCCCAAGGTACATGGTCTCGGGTTGGTAAGTTTCGACCAGCCCATGAAGAGTTTCCAGTATACCCGTGGCAAGACCCCAGACTTGGTCATCCCCGTAAGGATCACCAGCCTGGACATCAACCGAGGATTGGTGAGCGAACAAGGTGTCTCGGAAGGCAAAGAAGCCGCCACCGAAGACATACTCAGCGCAGTCAAAGCCCGGCTGGGTGATTACATCCAAGACGTGGCCACTGCCATCAAGAAAGATCCTGACTTGTTGGATAAACTGCCCGACAGCGTGGATCAGATACGTGCAGTGAAAACTATAAAAACAGACGACGGGCACGAGATCAAGATCCTGGGCAACGAAGATGATGGCTTCCGCATCTCGATCAAGAACAACAAATCAAACAGCAAGTTTTCCAACCTAGACGAAGCCGTGATGGCCGTGGAAATGTTCTGCGCACGTCGTCGATCTGCCGCAGAGTCAGCTGACTATATAGAAGAGAAACAATAACATGATCCTAGATGACCTTTTTGAAGCATCCATTCCTCCACACATACGAGCCAGCGATCTTCCTCCTGCCATGCGCAATCGCGCATTGACCATGAAGGATGTGGAAAAAGAACGCCCCCAGGGTGCCTATAGATTCCGCGTGATTCCCAATGTTCCGGGAGAGCGTCCACGGGACTTCCTGGATCAACGCTCCGCAGAAGAGCATGCTCGCGCAGTGCAAGGACGTGTGGAACCCATTGTTCGTGAAACCGCTGATCAAAAGAAAGGTACCAACCCCCGTATCGAGCGTATATTGAAAATGCTGCGAGCTCGACATCCACAGGCCGAAAACGATCTTGAAGCTCTGATCTTGGACTTTCGTACCCAGCAAGGACAGGACCGTCGTGACATCGGTAGGCTGGACACGGAAAATGATCAAGAAGAAGCCGACATCGAGCGCTTGGAAAAAATCCTAGCAAATCTCAAGAAGCAGCGCGAGCTGGCCGAAGCTGATAAGACTCCGGGAAAAATCGACGCTTCGGAAGATCCTTGCTGGAAAGGATATCACATGGTGGGAACCAAGAAAAAAAATGGTCGCGAAGTTCCCAACTGCGTGCCTGGCAAAAAAGGTGCCACCAACGAATCCGGGAAATCAGGACATGGTGTTCGGGTACAACGTCAAGGTGCTGATGAAAAAATCGTGGCATGAGAGCACAGGAATTCGTTTCAGAAAAATGGTCGGAAAAGTACAAGAGTTCGATCAACTGCAAACGTCCTCGTGGTTTCAGCCAGCGTGCTCATTGTCAAGGTCGTGAAAAAACCACTGAAGAAGAACAACTGGACGAACTCACATTCAAAGGTAGCGAATGTACCAAAGACTGCTCTGGACATCGTGCAGGTTATGAGTGGTGGATCCGCAAGAGAAAAAATCCCATGTCATGGAGTCCCAGTTTCAACAAAGGTGCGGCCCTGGCCGCAGCAGGAAAATGAACGATTATCCTGTCTGGCCCGAAGACGATCAAACCGATCTGCCTAGGAATCCCTACGCACCGTGTATTAAAATACATCTGTGACTGATCAAACAGAAATCTATGTGTACGAAACCCCCGACGGAGGAGACACCATCTATCGCCGGAAGACCGGCTCTGACTCCCGAGAGTTACACAGCACAAGCCCAAAGAAAAAAGATCTGATAGAAGAACTCCAGAATCAGAAACTCTGGGGAGACATACATCGTGCTGCCAAATCAGATCCGGTGTTGCAAGACATGCTGGATCGTATAGTAATATATCATCAATTGAAGAATTCACCCTAGGACCGTTAGGTTACGGTGAGTGGGCGGCCCCGGCCCAAGCAAAAGACTCGCTACCTTTTTGCTTGAACAGGGGCAAAAATCTCTTGCATGTTGATGCTTTTCCATATATAATCCTACTATGACCACACTAAATCAAACACAATATCGCGTAGCCGACTTATCACTGGCAGGCTGGGGGCATCGGGAGATCGCCATAGCCGAAAGTGAAATGCCTGGCTTGATGGAAATCAAAAAACGTTATCAAGATCAACAGCCCTTGAAGGGTGCTCGCATCGTGGGCAGCCTACACATGACCATACAAACCGCTGTGCTGGTCAAAACCCTGATCGCCTTGGGTGCTCAAGTCAAGTGGAGCTCCTGTAATATTTTCTCCACACAAGATCATGCCGCGGCTGCCTTGGTAGATTTCGGCGTAGAAGTTTATGCCTGGAAAGGCGAGACCGAAGAAGAATACTGGTGGTGTATAGACCAAACTCTAACCGGATGGCAACCCAACATGATCTTAGATGATGGACATGACCTCACTGATCGTATCATCACTCGCTATCCCGATCTCGTGCCGCACATACTAGGCGTTGCAGAAGAGACCACCACGGGTATATATCGCCTAAAAGAAAAAGCCGCTGCGGGGCAGTTGCCATTCCCAGCCATCAATGTCAACGACTCTGTCACAAAGTCGAAATTTGACAACTTGTACGGATGTAGAGAAAGCCTGGTGGATGGAATCAAACGAGCCACTGATGTAATGATCGCCGGCAAGGTCGCAGTGGTAGCGGGATTTGGTGACGTGGGGAAAGGATCAGCAGCAGCATTGCGAGCGCTGTCAGCCCAGGTCTGGGTCACGGAAGCTGATCCAATCTGCGCACTGCAGGCGGCCATGGAAGGCTACCGTGTGGTCACCATGGATTACGCCGCCGACAAGGCCGATATTTTTGTCACGGCCACCGGCAACATCAATGTGATCACTCGCGAACATATGGATCTCATGCGAGACCAAGCCATCGTATGCAACATCGGCCACTTTGATAATGAGATTGACGTGGCCAGCCTGGACGATTTGCAGTGGGAAGAGATCAAGCCTCAAGTAGATCATGTGATCTGGCCCAACGGCAAAAGGATCATACTCTTGGCTCGTGGTCGTCTGGTAAACCTAGGCTGTGCAACCGGGCATCCCAGTTATGTGATGTCAAACTCTTTCACAAATCAAGTCCTGGCGCAGATCGAACTCTTCCAAAATCATGCTGCGTATGCTGCTGGCGAGATATATCTTTTGCCCAAACACTTGGATGAGGAAGTAGCCAGGCTGCATCTTGAAAAAATTGGTGCTGTTCTCACAGAACTCAGCTCAGAACAGGCTGCTTATATCGGAGTGCCTGTTACCGGACCGTATAAACCCGACAGCTATCGCTATTGACTTTTCTAGACGATTCGTATAAAATAAATCAACAAGGAGATCCACATGGACAAAACATTCAGCGCCGAGCAAAAACTCAAGCTCACCCAGATCATCAACGAAGGCATGCAGGTCATGCACGAAGTAGAAACTCTCAATGGTGGATTATCAGACACCATCAAGGCCGTGGCCGAAGAATTAGAAATCAAACCCAATATCTTGAAAAAAGCCATCCGCTTGGCGCACAAGGCTGAATTTGGCAAAGAGCAACAAGATCACGAATTGTTGGAAAATATCTTGACCACGGTTGGTAAAACTTTATAATGTTTTGTTATGTCAAGGACAATTTTCTATACTTGAACATACCCAGGAATGGGAGTAATACTTTTGGTGCATTTTTTCATAAGCACGGATGGACCCGTCATAATCTCTTTGAAAACACATTTAACTTAGATAATATGACTATCTTTGGACACATAACTGATCCTCTGGAAAGACACACCAAGGGCCTAGCGATGTATATTCGTATCAATAGTATCAATATTGATCGTCCGGAGTTGGGGAAAATTTTAGTAAGTGGGGTATTCGACGAACACACTTGTAGTATTAGCATGATGATGGGGCCATTGTTCTCAAAACCTGTACATTGGATTCCGTTGGATTTAAAAATAGAAAGAACAAATAAAATCTATAACGGCAATGATTTTACCAATGATTTTTTTAGAGAACACAACCTTGGGATAATAGTATCCGAACAAGACAATAAAAATATGGTAGTTCCCGAAGAAAAACTTATTAGAGATAAAATAAAAGATCTCAAAAAAACATATAATCAAAATTTTCAACAAATTGTCAAGAATTTTTTAGAACAAGATTTGATTCTATATGCTAGTATTGTAAAAAAATACAATGAGCAGTACTGATATCTGATGTTTAATTTACATGGACCGACTAACACAGATAAAGAGTCAAGAGCTGTCTCAGAGATATTAACAGAATTAAAATTTTTCAATCTTTCTAAATACCAAAAAGGATATTTCTGTGTCGTATATTGATGCTCTATTTGATCGCGATCATGATCGCATACATATCATGGGGCGTCGTGGTAATGAACGTTACTACGAAGAGTATCCAGCATCATACGTTTTCTATTATGATGACCCACGAGGCAAGTTCCGTAGTATCTATGGTACACCCGTGAGTCGGTTCAGTACCAGGAACAACAAAGAATTTCGTAAAGAACTGGCCATAAACAAAGGTAAAAATCTTTACGAAGCTGATATCAATCCTATATTTCGATGCTTAGAAGAAAATTACAAAGGGGTTGATGCTCCCACACTCAATGTAGCATTTTTCGACATCGAAGTAGACTTTGATCCTGAGCGGGGATTTAGCCGTCCTGAAGATCCGTTCAATGCCATCACTGCTATATCCGTGTATATGACTTGGCTAGATCAGATGGTTACTCTAGTGAGACCTCCTCGGCACATGAGCCAAGAGACTGCGGATGAAATCGCGTCTGAGTTTTCCAATACTTTTGTGTTCTGGGAAGAAAAGGACCTCTTGGACACATTCTTGAATCTCATACAAGATGCCGATGTGCTCAGCGGGTGGAACTCCGAGGGCTACGATATTCCGTATACTATCATGCGTACCACACGTATAATGAGCAAGGACGATACGCGGCGCTTCTGCTTATGGGATCAGTTGCCCAAGCAGCGCACCTTTGAAAGGTTTGGTGCAGAAAATCTTACATTTGATCTCGTTGGTCGTATACACCTGGATTACATGCAGCTCTATAGGAAATACACCTACGAGGAGCGTCACTCTTATAGCCTAGACGCTATCCTAGAATATGAGGATCTGGGATCAAAAACCAAATTCGAGGGAACTCTGGATCAGCTCTACAACCAAAATTGGCGCACGTTTATTGAATACAACCGCCAGGACGTCAACGGTCTCGCTGCCATTGACAAAAAGCTGAGATTTCTGGACCTAGCCAATACTCTGGCACACGAAAACACAGTGCTGTTGCCCACCACCATGGGCGCTGTGGCCGTAACGGAGCAGGCCATTATCAACGAAGCCCACGAACGTGGAATGGTAGTACCTTGTCGCAAGGAGAGACTCACAGATGATGACACACAAGCCGCAGGTGCCTATGTTGCTTATCCCAAAAAAGGCATGCATGACTGGATCGGATCAATCGACATCAACTCACTGTACCCATCGGCTATCCGTGCTCTTAACATGGGACCAGAAACCATCATCGGGCAGCTCCGGCCGATCATGACCGATCACTACATCTCCGACAAACAACGCGGAGGTGCTAGTTTTGCAGCAGCATGGGAGGGCCTGTTTGGTACTCTAGAATATACCGCGGTGATGGAGCAACAGCGAGGCACAGAGATCACCATCGACTGGCATGATGGCACTGAGTCAGTGCATTCGGCTGCAGAAATCTGGCGCATGATATTTGACTCCAATCAACCTTGGATGCTTTCCGCTAATGGCACTATATTCACCTATGAAATAGAAGCAGTGATTCCGGGGTTGCTGAAACGTTGGTATGCCGAACGAAAAGAAATGCAGGCCCGACTCAAAGATTGCAAAGACAAAACAGAAGAAGAATACTGGGACAAGCGTCAGTTGGTCAAGAAGATCAACCTTAACTCGCTGTACGGTGCTATCCTTAATCCAGGATGCAGGTTCTTTGACAAACGCATCGGTCAGAGCACAACACTCACAGGTCGCGCCATCGCTCGTCACATGGATGCTTACGTGAATGAATGTGTGTTTGGCCGATACGATCACACCGGAGATGCCATCATATATGGTGACACAGACAGTTGTTATTTCACGGCCTGGCCTGCTGTGCGTGAAGAAGTAGAACAAGGTCGCATGGAATGGAACAAGGAAACCTGTATCGCACTGTATGATTCTATAGCCGAACAGGTGAATCAGAGTTTTCCGGGATTCATGGAACAGGCATTCCACTGCCCCAGAGAAATGGGATTAGTGATCCGAGGCGGCCGTGAACTGGTTGCCAGTCGCGGTTTGTTTATTACCAAAAAACGCTATGCCGTGATGATCATTGACAAAGAAGGACGACGCCTGGATGTTGGTGGCAAGCCCGGCAAGGTCAAGGCCATGGGCTTAGATCTCAAACGCAGCGACACACCCAAGGTGATCCAAGACTTCCTCAGTGAAATCCTTGAAGACGTGTTGCAGGGCATCGAGAGAGATGCTGTGATCGAAAAGATCCGGGATTTCAAATACGCATTTTCCGAGCGTCCGGGCTGGGAAAAAGGTTCACCCAAACGTGTAAACAATCTCACCATGTACTCAAAAAAGGAAGAGCGCGAAGGGCGAGCCAACATGCCCGGACATGTGCGAGCTGCCATGAATTGGAACGCATTACGACGCATGAACTCAGACAATTATTCCATGCAAGTAGTAGATGGCATGAAAACCATCGTATGCAAACTCAAGCCTAACCCACTGGGATGGACTTCTATTGGCTATCCCACTGATGAATTGCATTTACCACAGTGGTTCCGAGACTTACCGTTTGATGATGGCGAAATGGAAGCCACAGTTGTGGATCAGAAGATCAGCAATCTCTTGGGCGTGTTGGAGTGGGATTTAGCCTCGGCCACAAATACAGAAAACACTTTTCAGAATCTATTTGAATTCTAATGAAACTCAGCGACGTATTAAAATACAAAAAATATATCGAAAACTGCACAGTACGCCCTGCGGCTGATCTTGCGTTTGATCATCTTGGCGACATTGTCAACACCATAGAGCTCAATCAGTTGCAATTTGGAGAATTTTCCCAGACCTTGCAACAACAGTTTGATGCTATCAACCAAGACTTCCAAAAATTTCAGGAAACAATTACAAAATTAAATCATGACATGGATGCAGTGATCGAATCTCTACAACCTCCATATTTTGTTCGAAGCTATCAGCTCTACGAGGAAATGATACAAAATGATACCGTGGATTATATACTGGACCGTCCGCTCAAAGACATCACCCAGGATATCTACGATTTTATCACTTCCAGGATCGAACTCTACGATGAATGGAAATATCCGGCGATGATCATACGTCCCGGTCGCGAATCGTTCATTGATCGGTTGGTTGCCTGCGATCCCTTGTACTTGGTTGATCAATCACATGGGTTACTAGAACCAGCCAAACAGAGATTTGGCGAGAAATATCAATCCAGACTGAGAACCTATGTCATGAAAGAAAGTTCCACCGAAGAGATATTTCCCGATATACCCAATGGTCAATTTGGATTTGTATTAGCATACAATTTTTTTAACTTCCGGCCACTAGAGATCATCGAACAGTATTTCAAAGAAATATATGTAAAACTAAAGCCCGGCGGAACCCTGGCCTTGACCTACAACAACTGCGATTTCGCCGAAGGCACAGGCTTGACAGAAGTATTTTATATGTGCTATACTCCAGGTAAGATGTTGGAACAGCTGGCCAAGAAAATAGGATACGACATACATTTCAGATATGACACGCATGTACCCAACACTTGGTTAGAACTACGGAAACCTGGTACCTTGGTATCTCTCCGTGGTGGACAGGCCATGGCCAAGGTAGTGCGCAAATAAATCATTCATTCACAATTTAAAACGGAGAACTCATGAAAGACCACTTGTTAGACTTAGTAGAACACACTTATGACCTGGGCTGTATCGATCTGGTAAAGATCACCGGTACAGATAAAACCACGGTAATCGATGCCTTGGCCGAAGATCGCTCGGTAGTGGTACAGGCCAAGTTTTCTAAACCTGTACCAGAATTCATTGGCACGTTTGGTATGCCCAATCTCGCCAAACTCAAGATCCTGTTAAACCTCGGCGAGTATCGCGAAAACGCAGAGATCACGGTGTCACGACAGGATCGTAATGGCGAATCTGCACCGGTGGGTCTACATTTTGAAAATGTCACACATGATTTTAAAAATGACTATCGCTTCATGACCGCAGAGATCGTTACAGAAAAACTCAAAACTGCCAAGTTTCGTGGTGCTAACTGGAACATTGAATTTGAGCCTACAGTGGCGGGTATACAACGCCTTAAAATGCAGGCACAGGCCAACGCCGAAGAAGCCACGTTCCATGTCAAAACGGACGGCAATAGCCTCAAGTTCAATTTTGGTGATCATTCCACACACGCTGGTGAATTCATGTTTCATGCCGGAGTCACTGGTGCATTGAAGCATGCCTGGGCATATCCAGTCCGACAAGTGATTTCGATCTTGGATCTCACCGGCGACAAAGTCATGCGTATTTCCGATGATGGTGCTGCACAGATCACAGTAAACTCGGGCATCGCCGAATACAACTATATCCTCCCGGCACAGCGCAAGTGATTGAACAAGACGATCTCACCAGCAAACAGCAAGATTACGCTGTTTTCTTGCCGGCTATTTCCAGTTTCTTTGCCACATACATAGGCAAACAACGAGCCGGTCCTTATATCGATGGTACTAGGATGCCTGCAGGCATACCTGACATGGAGATGTTGAACTGGTTGAATCCACAAAAAGCACTGTTTCCATATCAGTGGAGCCTTTATTCGGCCGGCCATGCCAATCTTGATGTTGACAAGCATGTTCCCAAAGAAGATATGATCCGCAATCGTGATGCCAATACTATTATGTTGGCAGACTCGGGCGGATTCCAGATCGCCAAAGGCGTATGGCCCGGACGTTGGAACGATCCTTCAGATAAAAAAGCCCATCGGCAGCGAGAGGCGGTTTTGAAATGGCAGATGAGCATTGCCACTCATGGCATGACCATGGACATACCCACATGGACCTATCTCGATCGAGAAGCCGCTGCCAAGTGCGGTATCTACAGTTATGATGATGCTGTGAATGCTACACGCTACAACAATGAATTCTGGATGGCCAATCGTTATGGTGATACCAAGATCCTGAACGTTCTGCAAGGATCAAATCATGCCGAAGCTGATCATTGGTACGATGAGATGAAAGGCTACTGCGATCCTGCCCAGCACAAAAATCATTTCAATGGTTGGGGCATGGGCGGTCAGAACATGTGTGATGTACATTTGATCTTGAAGAGACTGGTACATCTCATACATGATGGCTTGTTGGAAACCGGTGTGCATGACTGGATGCACTTCTTGGGCACATCAAAACTAGAATGGGCATTACTGCTCACTGACATCCAGCGTGCGGTACGACAATATCATAATCCCCGTTTTACCATTAGTTTTGACTGCGCTTCTCCGTTCCTGGCCACAGCCAATGGCTTGGCCTATCATACCATCGCCACCGAAAATCTAGGCAAATGGAGCTATCTCATGGAACCCACTGCCGACAGCAAGAGGTATGCCACTGATCAAAGATCCTTCCGCGATGCAGTGATGCAAGACGGCGTCCACAAAAGTTTTGAGGATTCACCAGTTTCGGCTCGACTCAAGATACAAGACATCTGTATCTACAAAGACGGAGTGCGCAAAACTGATGCCGAGTTGGCTGGCGTTCCGTTTGACTTCACCAACCCCGATCACTATCATGTGATTCCGGATCTCAACAAGATCGATAAAATTGGACGCACTTCCTGGGATTCGTTTTCCTATGCCTTGCTCATGGCACACAATGTCTGGATGCACATCGAGTCAGTGCAACGAGCCAATAGACTCTATGATCAGGGACAGGCTCCCGACATGATGCTCAACGAGTTTGATCCAAATCTCAATGTACGCAGCATCATAAATCGGATATTTGCAGCACGTGACCGCCAAAAGAGCTTGCAGATCATCGACGATCATGCTAAAGTATGGGAAAGAGTTGTAGGAACCCGTGGGTTCACTGGTAAACGTGCGGTAAATTCCCACAGCCAATTCAACGCTTTATTTGATGTAGAAGAGGAAACACCACCAAGTGAAGAGTTTGATCAAAACAAACTAGATCAATTAGAGGACAGCGTATAATGAATAGAGCAGGACACGAATCTGCAGACTTCTTCTTTGGCGAAGAAGTAGAACACACACCGGCCCAGGGCCAGCGGACACTGTTTGTGGTCGGTTATCACACTGTAGAAGAGATCGAACAAGCCCTGGGCCGCACGGCTGACACCTTCCACATCTTCTTTGGTGCCAACGACAGTTATCATCCCGGATCTGTGGATGAGTTACGTGCTTGGGAAAATGTTATCATGACTTTCCTGGATCGTGGTTACTGGTGCAGCCTAGATATTCCTCTCCAGTACGTGGAAGAATTCCACGAAGGCGGTCTTTGCGAGCGTGATCGATTTATTCCCATCATCAAAGTACCTATTCCATATATCCGACTTTGGAACTATAATACCTGCGTAAAAATCGACGATCGTGATTTCGCAGACAGCAATCCCGGTGTATGGGTACACCAATTGCACGATTTAATGACACGTGAAAGTTTCACAGACTGGCAACAATATTCAAAAGACAAGGTAGTGAAATGACACAAGAACAGCGAGAAACCGTCGAAAGAATCATGAGGTTTGCAGATCGCAAGATTTGGGTGACCTTCCGTCGCGAAGGCATACATAAGTATCCAGCAGCGGCCACTGACCCCCAGCTGGCCACCGGAGACGAATACGATGTTTCATTCCTTGCTAATCCCCATCGCCATATTTTCCATTTTCGTGTATGGCTCGACGTATTCCACAATGATCGAGACGTGGAGTTCATACAGTTCAAGCGGTGGCTTGAACGGTTGTACGATAGCTCACAAGGTTGTTTGTCGCTAGACTACAAAAGTTGCGAGATGATGGCAGATGACCTATATATACAAGTAGCAGGCCGCTATCCAGGTCGAGCTGTGTGGATAGAAGTGTCCGAAGATGGTGAGAACGGATGCTTGATCAAGTACGAAACTCACCGCCCTAACCTTTCCGTCAACATTTAAGAGAGAAAGAACATGGCCAAACCCACGTTCAAACACAATCCCAAGGTCCGTGCTTTGTTTGACGACCTTGATCAGTATCTACGCTTTTGCCAGGATTTTGGTTACAAGTACGATGAGAAAGACTTGTACAACTGGAAGAGCTATGCTTACCAGCAATTCAATAAGCATCTCCAGGGCAAGCATGCCAAGGACATGTGGTCCCAAGACAGTCGGAGGTAATCCGCATGCGTCGACTTTTTTACATGGGCCTCGAATCATACGAGGCCAGGTACACTCTTCAACTCACGGAATGGAATCGCAGGGTATTTGATCGTCGCGGACTGGATGTTGTGTATGTCCCGGGATCCACCATCGACGACACCAAGGCTATATCTGTGGGACAGGTACTGGACGCACATGGTCGAAGTTATTTTGCCATGAGCCAGATGATGAATCTTGTGCAGATGATGCGTAACGGTGATGTGACTGCGGAGGATGTGATCTATTTTGAAGACATGTTCCAACCCGGAATCGAATCATTGCCTTACATCATGGATCAGATTCCCGAAAACCAACGACCCAAAGTATTTGTCAGGTGCTTGGCACAGGCCATTGACCCTGACGATTTCGTGCATGTCTGGGGCATGGCCGGATGGATGTCAACATATGAGCACATGGTCAATCATTTCGTGACTGGTGTCTTGGCCACCAATGAAGAGATGGTGGCTCATATGCGCATCGCTGGATGGCGTGCTCCTATCTACAACATCTCCGGCCTGGCATTTGGCAAAGCCGAAGTACAGGAACGCATCGGAGGTGCAGATAAAATCCGCCCATTCGATGACCGTGCAATGCGTGTGGTGTTTGCAGCACGATTTGATCAGGAAAAACAACCAGACTTTTTCATGGATCTGATCGCAGAATGGAATCGCCGGCATGATGCCAATGGACTTGATCCTGATAAACGTGTGGAATTTGCTGTGCTGTCAGGTGGCCCTTTGCGCAGCAACAACCCCCGATATATCGAACGTGCTCGCGAAATGGAGCAACAGAGTTACCTCCGGATCTATGAAAATCTAAAGAAAAATGACTATTACGAAATAGTCAACAATAGTCGTGTGTTGTTTAACTGTGCCTTGCAGGATTGGGTAAGCAACACAGTGAGCGAAGCTGATGCCCTTGGCTGTAATGTCTTGTATCCGGCATATCGCAGTTTTCCCGAGACCTTTGCCAATGATCATACTCGCATGTATGTTCCTTGGAGCCAGGACGATGCCATCAACAAACTCATGCAGTTGCTGGCCCGACCCAGTGTGTATCAAGGCCGAATATCAGACTGGAACGATGGTACTGTAGATCGAGTAGTAGACATCATCACCGGCCAAGGTGAACAGTGGAACCGTTCGGGCAATCGATATCGTGATCATGTAGCACCCTCAAAATACTAGGAGACTCAATGAAGAAAAATGTTTTCGTCACCGGAGCAGCAGGATTCATTGGTGGAGAAACGGTGTTGAGACTCAAGGACCATGGATACTCTGTGGTGGCGATCGATACCGTGGCTGCGCCTGAGAACATCAGATGCGCGGATAGATTTTACCAAGAGGATTTTGCCAAGAGCCACAGCCTGCAACTCCTGGATGAGTACTCGCCCATGGCCATCGTGCATTGTGCGGGATCCAGTCTTGTTGGACCCAGCCTGGGTCGACCAGCTGACTATTACCACAACAATTTTGTCAAGACCAAGACATTCCTGGACTCTATTGTTTCTCACAAAATCAACACACGTGTGATATTCGCATCCAGTGCTGCCTGCTACGGAGAACCTGTGATGACACCCTGTTCAGAAGTAGACCCTTGCGAACCTATCTCTCCCTATGGTGAAAGCAAACGCATGATCGAGTGGATGATGCAGAGTTATCAGCGTGCGTATAACCTAGACTTTGTTGCGTTCCGTTATTTTAATGCATGTGGTGCCGACAGTCAGGCACGGCACGGGCAACGCCGTGGAGCCACGCACATCATCGCACGGGTTCTAGAAAGCCTGAGAGATGACCGGGAATTTACTCTCAACGGTGACGATTATGCCACTCCAGATGGCACATGTATCCGAGATTATGTACACGTAGAGGATATCGCTGACGCACACATTCAGGCCATCTCCCGAGACATACCTTCGGGAGTGTACAATCTAGGAACCAGCACCGGTGTCAGCAATCGCGAAATCATTGCTGCTGCTGAACGCATCACCGGCCGAACACTTCGCATAGTCACAGGTCCCAGACGTGAAGGTGATCCGGCTATGCTGACCGCATCTCCGCAAAAGTGGCAGAGTGTGGGGGGCGCACTGTCTCGATTTGGGTTAGATGACATGATACAGCACGCCTGGACCTGGTACATGAAATGACATTTGATACCTTGTTCCAGTTTGAACGAGATCTAGCACAGTATACCAGCGCTCCGTATGTGGTTGTAACAGATGGTTGCACACATGGTATCGAGCTGGTGATGCGTTACTATCGAGTACGACAGGTAGAGTTTACAGCTTTTACCTATCTGTCGATACCCCAGACCATTCAAAATCTCAAGATCAAGTTCCAGCTGACTGACGAGCGGTGGCAAGGTGAATATCAGTTTCATGGTACCAACATCTGGGATTCTGCACGCAGATTAGAACCCGGCATGTACCGGCCTGGCCAGATACAGGTCTTGAGTTTTGGACATACCAAACCCATGGATCTAGGAGGCCAGTGCGGAGCAATATTGTTAGACGACGAAGTAGGATATTATGATCTCAGCCGCATGAGATCAGACGGTCGCGATCTCTCAATAAGCCCTTGGGCCGATCAAGGATATTTTGGTCCCGGATATCATTATTGTCCCAGTCTGGAAAGTTGTGATCTTGGCATACGTACATTGCCCAACATAGTACCGCAATCTCAGATCGGCAACTATCCAGACTGCAGGAAAATTTCATTTATCAATTGACTTTGTCTAAATATCATCTTAAAATAGCAACAACATTGGTCATCCTCGACCACAACAAATAACTCGGAGAAACTATGCAAGAAAAAAATCTATCACAAGCACTAAGAGAACGCATGCGACGCGACGGCAAGAGATTCTGGGCCGGCGATAATGTATCAGAATACATCCATTGGTCAGATCGAGAATTTCTCATCGACGAAGCCACTGCGGCATTTGAAAAGGTACTAGATACCCTGTTGATCGATCGCGAAACAGATCCCAACAGCCAAGGCACAGCACGCCGCTTGGCCAAGATGTATTTCAATGAGATCATGGCCGGGCGCTATGAACCTGCCCCAGATTGCACTGCCTTTCCCAATGATTCAGCAGATAGATACGAAGGCATGTTGGTGGTACGCAGTGAGTTGCGCAGTATGTGTAGCCATCATCATCAACCGGTTGCTGGGGTGGCTTATATCGGAATCATCGCTGCCAATAAACTCATTGGTCTTTCAAAGTATACTCGCATCGCTCAATGGTGCGCTCGTCGAGGAACGCTACAAGAAGAACTGGCCAACGACATCGCTCGCGAAATACAAAAAGCCACGGACGCTCAAGACGTAGGCGTTTACATACAGGCCACACATGGTTGCTGTGAGAATCGAGGTATCATGGCACACTCTAGTCTCACACAGACCACGGTGTTGAAAGGAACATTCAAATCAGATCCTGGAACTAAAAAAGAGTTTTTTGATAACATCAAACTCCAGCAGGATTTTGCTCCAAGATGACCGATCTAGAACAAGCACAAAGAAAAGAAATAGCACCCTGGACCGATGTCCTGAGGGAAGAGTCTTCCTATGTGATCTTCAAAGATGCATATCCAGTGACCTACGGACATCTGCTGTTTGTACCAAAACGCAACACCTCACGCTGCATCATGGACTGTTTTGAGTCGGCCCTGGAAGTAGGAGATTTCTTGGTGGAATCTGGAGAGTGTGATGGATACAATGTAGGTATCAATCGTGGCAAATCTGCGGGACAGACCGTGATGTATCCCCATGTACACTTGATACCCAGGAGAGTGGGAGACTGTGCAGATCCCACCGGTGGTGTGCGTGGAGTGATCCCAACTCAGCAGAATTATAAAAACCCCGGGTATGTACCATCACAAGATAAGTAGTTGTTTGCAGCGGTCTTGGCGTCATTCCCGCTTGATAAATTCTGCCGCCTATGCTAAAATCTAACATAGGAGACTATATGGCATTCCAACCAGTGACTTACAAATACGTTTCAACCAAAGAATATCACGATGCATTTCCCTGTGCTTATCGGCAATGGCGTGCGGATAGCCACTGCAATCTAATCCACGGCTACTCATTCTCGATGAAATTTTTCTTTGGCACCAACGACTTAGATGTACGCAATTGGGCAGCTGACTATGGCGGCCTCAAAGAACTCAAAGGAATCCTAGAAGATCAGTTTGATCACACTTTGCTGGTAGCCGAGGACGACCCAGAACTAGAAACCTTTAAATTGCTGCAGTCTAAAAACATGGCCAAGCTCACTGTGTTGCCGAAACTAGGATGTGAGGGCTTGTCAGACATGCTTTATAAGTATGTGAATGGTGTATACATACCAGATATGTGGGGGCCTTCTGAAGCTGCTCGACTCTGGTGTTTCCGTGTAGAAGTCAGAGAAACGCAATCTAACATGGCCTGGAGAGAAGGTCACCGAGAGTGGAACGAAAATCTGTTTGATTGAAAGATCATCAATGAAAAAAAGAATTGGTTTTATCGGCCTGGGCAAGTTGGGTTTGGACTGTGCTGAAGTTTTTGCAGAAAAGTTTGAAGTACGTGGCTATGATATCTCGGCGAGATCCAGCGACACGGTGATGATTGGTTCAGCGCAGGATGTGATAGAACACAGTGACTGGATCTTTGTTGCTGTACCTACTCCACATGAATCAGGTTACGATGGGTCGGTCCCTTCGAGTCACATGCCGCCCCGAGATTTTGGACACGACGCGGTAAAAGATGCGATCGGATTGATCAACCAGCACGCCAGTTCTCCTAAAAAAGTAGTATTGATATCCACAGTGCTGCCTGGTACTACACGACGGCATTTTTTTGATCTCCTGGACCGCCAACATCAGTTCCTTTATAATCCTTATCTCATCGCCATGGGATCAGTAAAATGGGACATGGTCAATCCTGAGATGGTCATGATCGGTACCGAAGATGGCAACATCAATGATCTGGCCAATGAGCTGGTAGAGATCTATCAAGAAATTATGCAAAACAATCCCCGCTATGAGATCGGTACCTGGGAAGAATGCGAAGCCATCAAGATCTTCTACAATACCTTTATCTCTGCCAAGGTTGGGCTGGTGAACATGATACAGGACTTTGCCATGCGCATCGGGCATATCAATGTAGATGTGGTAACAGATGCACTGTCACGCAGCACCATGCGGATCATGGGACCCAAGTACATGACTGCTGGCATGGGCGATGCAGGTGCTTGCCATCCCCGAGACAACATCGCGCTGCGTTGGCTGGCTCAAGAGTATGACATTGGGTATGATCTTTTTGATACCATCATGCTGGCTCGCGAACGTCAGGCTGAAAATCTTGCTACTTTCTTGATCCGCCAATCAATCAACAACGGATATGTTCCCATTTATATCCATGGCAAAGCCTATAAACCCGATGTGCCTTACTGTATCGGTTCCTATTCTACTTTGATCGCACACTATATCAAACGACGTGGGCATCGAGTCTACTACATAGATCCCCGGGCTGACGATCGAGAAGATTGTGTAGCAGAGATCACAGATCCTGCGGTGGTGCTGCTGGCACACAATCGACACGTGACCTATGGATATACTGGTCAACAGCTGAACGAAAGTACCTACTGTCCTATCCCACTGGGATCAGTGATCGTGGATCCTTGGCGTAGCACTCCAGACATTCCTGGCATCACAGTGATACACTATGGTGATTCTCGTCCCAGGAAACCACATGTCTGATCATTTTTTATCAGTGATGTTGCCCACACGTGGCCGGACTGATGCGTTAAAAACCAGCATCGAGAGCTTGATTGATCATTGTTCTGACGTGTCTGGCATCGAGATCATGCTGGCATTTGATGAAGATGATACTCTGGGCCAAGGTTATTTTTCTGACGTCATACAATCTTGGTTGGAAGAAAAGTCCGTGGATTATACCGCATTGATTTTCCCCCCAATGGGATATGAAAATCTCAACATCTACTACAATAAATTAGCAGAGCACAGCAACGGCACTTGGTTGTTTGCCTGGAACGATGATGCTATCATGACAACTCGGTATTGGGATCTGCGCATCAAAGAACGTAGCGATAGATTCCGACTGTTTAGGGTGCGCACCCATCGAGAGCATCCCTACAGTATCTTTCCCATATGGCCCAGGGCCTGGTACGATGTTTTTGGGTTTGCCAGTCGGCATCAGATGATCGACGCCGAACTCAGCCAAAATGCCTACTGTCTGGACATCTTGGAAAACATTGACATAGAAGTCACACACGATCGATTCGATCTCACTGGCAATAACCACGATGCGACCCAGAAGAAAAAAATAACATTTGAAGGCAATCCCGCGGATCCCAGAGATTTTCATAACTCCAATCAGGTTCTGGCCAGGATCAATGATTGTCAGCGATTGGCAGATTATCTCGAATCCCTGGGACATGACATGTCCTATTGGAAAGACGTGCGTGCCGGGAAGATTGATCCATGGGTGAAACTCAGAGCCAATGACCCCAACGGCCTGACTTTTGTAAAATCTGTATCGATAAGAAAATCTACATGATAACTCACAGCACAAAGATCACACAGGGATTCATATCAGGGCATGATGTAGAAATAGTCATGGACCTTGGTCAGCATGCCTACGCTGATACTTTTATTGGTGAAGACCAACTGAATCTCAGTGAGCCGGTGTTTCCTTTGCAAGTGGCATTGGATCGAAACAGCGGACATCTGCAATTGGCCTATGTCAGTACTGCCGAGGACCGTTACAACCTCTATCAGTACAGTTACACTTCCAGCAATTCTGCTGTGAGTCGAAGGCACTGGGATCAGTTTGCCGAGGACGTTATGTTAAAACACAGTTCTCAGGGCTTGATAGTAGAGATTGGTAGCAATGACGGGTACCTGTTGAGCAGGTTCCAGACATATAATAAAAAAATCCTGGGCATAGACAGCTCTGCAGAAATGTGTCGTATCGCGCAGCATAACGGTGTACTCACCCGCCAGGCAGTGTTTGATGACCACACCGCAGACGCAGTGATCAACAATCACGGTACGGCAGATCTTGTCATAGCCAACAATGTGTTGAATCATGCTAATGACCCTGTGGCTTTTGTAAGAGCGGTAACAAAGATATTGTCTCCGAGTGGGGTATTTGTGTTTGAGGTACCATATTGGCTGGAGATGATGCAGTGCGATAGGTTCCCGGACATGATCTACCACGAACATGTGAGTTATTTCACTGTGCGCAGTGCATGGAATCTCATGAAACAGGCAGGTCTAGAAATCGTTGATTTCCAGATAGTTGATTACCATGGCGGTAGTTTGCGGATCACTGCACGGCATGATCGTGGATCCGAGATACCAGTTGAAGTCAATCAAGCCATGCATCGTGAATGCAACATTGGACTGTTTGATCGAGACTTTTATCATCAAGTCATGCGCGGACTCACACAACAAAAAACACGCTGGCTACGAGATTTTTATCAAACTCTCTCCAATGAGCCCGATGCTGTAGTGATTGGAGTAGGGGCCGCAGCCAAGGCCAATACCTGGCTGACCTGGCATGGTCTTGATCGATCAGTGATACGAGCTATAACCGATGCCAGCACACACAAGCAAGGCAAATACACTCCGCTCACTCGCATACCCATCGTGGATGATCATGAATTTGCCAATCATTCAAGTCCCTATGCTCTGATACTGAGCTGGAACATAGGAGAATCTCTCCGGCAAGCACTGCTGGCGATCAATCCCAACACAAGGTTTATTTCGCAATGAAAGTCTATAACATCAATCAAAACGCTGAACCCAAACTGGGCGAATTCCAAGATGATCGGGGTGTGATAAAAGATATCTTTTACGGATTGGATATCAATCATGGCTGTATCATCACCAATCAACCCGGTGCTGTCCGGGGGAATCACTACCACAAGCACACCACACAATACACTTATGTTCTGTCTGGGTCAATGACTTATTACAGTCAGCCCATGGATCAGTCGTCTCCGGTACAATCGCATGCGTGTCAACCTGGTGATTTTGTGATCAGCCCCCCAAACGAAATACATGCCATGCGAGCCGGTACCGATGGTTGTACATTTATCGCGTTTGCTGGAGGTCCTAGGGGTGGTGAAGATTACGAAAAAGACACCCATCGTACGGAAAGCATAGTCACATGAAAAAGATCATGATATTTGGATCCACTGGTGGTATCGGTTCAGCAGTGGTAACAGCTCTGAGCGACAGTGCCCAGATAATTGAGTGTGACCGGAATCAAGTCAATTTTGCTGTTTCTGACAGCGACTCTCGAGTGAGACGACTACTGACTATTCATGAACCCGATGTTGTTGTCAACTGCTCGGGATCATTCAACGATGATCATGTCACACATCACGAAATGTTTGATGTCAATGTAGGCAGCAACTGGAGCATCATACGCTACTATCTCGAACAGATGCAACAGGTCAGTAAGCCTATCAAGATCATCATGCTGGGATCCAGCGCCTACGAATCCGGGAGACGCAACTACATGCTGTATGCTGCCAGCAAAGCGGCCCTACACAATCTATGGCAGGGAGCCAGCGAAAAATTCGAAAACACCAATATCACCATAGACATCATCCATCCAGTGAAAACACGAACCAGGATGATGAAAAACGATACTTCACCAAACATGCTAGATCCTCGGGATGTAGCGCAGGTAGTAGCAGATAGGATCAGTGCTGTTGGGGAATCGTCGATGATACGAATGAAATACAAGGAGCAATAAATGAAAATAGGATTGATTGGTCGCGGCACCGTGGGCAAGGCTGTGTACGAAGGACTGGAATATCTAGGCCATGCCATGAGTTTTTATGACCCAGCATATCCTGAGTCAAAACTAGAAGATGTGCTGAGTACCGAGATGGTTTTTATCTGTGTGCCCACTAACCAGCTGCCCGGTGGAGATTGTGATACTTCCATTGTGGAATCATCCGTACGCGAGCTCGATTCGGCAGGATATCGGGGTCTGATCTGCATCAAGAGCACTGTGATACCTGGTACCACAGAACGCCTGAGAAAATCTTTTCCCCAGCAGCGCATGGCCGCAGTACCAGAGTTCCTCAGAGCCAAAACAGCCCTGGCAGATTTTATCCATAATCACGACCTCTTGGTGGTAGGCACCGAATCTGAGTCTGACTTTGAACTGGTGAAACGAGCACATGGGTTCTATCCCAAGTACACAGTACAGGTTGCCCCCACTGAAGCCGAAGTGGTCAAATATTTCAACAATGTACATCATGCCATGCAAGTTACTTTTGCCAATATCACCTATGAAGTATGTGAAAGACTTGGCGCTAATTACATGAACGTGTACAATGCTATTACCAAGAGGGATTGTATCAATTCAGATTATTTGATGGCAAACCGAAACATGCGAGGATACGGGGGCCACTGCTTGCCTAAAGACACAGCAGCATGGAATAATCTCATAAAAGATCTGGAATTGGATTTTACACTAATACAATCTGTGATCAACGACAACGAGAAATTTTGATGAAAACACTTGTAACCGGAGCCAGTGGGCTGCTGGGATTTGAACTTTGCCGACAACTAAAGCAAGCCGGGCATGAGGTATGGGCGGTGGACAATCTCAGTCGCGGACATCTTACTCCTCCCAGTGATGAGTTTATCCAGGCTGATCTTGCTGACCCCCGGGTGGAATTTGCAGATGATTTTGACATGATCTATCACTACAGCGCTATCAACGGCACAAAAAACTTCTACGAACGGCCCAATCATGTGTTATGGAACAACATGCAGGGAGATTTTAACTTGTTCCGCATCGCCGGGTATCAACGAAATTTAAAACGGTTTGTGTATGCCAGCACTTCGGAGATTGTAAGCGGCGATCCCGAATCACCTGTGACAGAAAAACGAGATATCACTATCCAAGACATCCACAACGCCCGATGGAGTTATCGATTGCCCAAGATATGTTCTGAAAACTTTTTAGCCAACAGTACATTGCCCTGGATCACTTTACGTTATTTTAATGTGTATGGTAGTCAGAGCAAACCCGGGCATTTTGTTGCAGATCAGATCTTAAAGATCAAAAAAAATGTATTTGAAATCATGGGAGCAGAAGAAACCCGCAGTTTCTGCCATGTACAAGATGCTGTGCGGGCTACTATTTTCTGCGCAGAACATGCGTCTCGAGAAGTTATCAATATTGGTAACGACAGAGAGATCACCATAGATCGAGCCGCACAAATCATAGCCTCGACCATGGGCCGAGCAGATGCTAGTTGGTCTATACTGCCTGGATTGCTGGGTAGCACTCCTAATCGACGTCCAGATATCTCTCGTCTCAGATCCATCATGCCTTCTTACGATCCCATGCGGTTTGAGGATGGTATACAGGAAGTCATCACCAATGGTGATTGGTAAAGGATCCGATATCAAACCTCTGTTGATAGACTTTCACGGAGTCAACAATCTGACCTTGCCGGAAATGCGCGAGCTCACTGATCGACATTTCGAAGTAAAATCATATGATTCCAGAATCACTTATGATGCTTCGTCAACAGTTTTTGTATGCAATCAGTATCAGTATGGTATACACAAAGAAACCATTGACAGATTAATTGATCGCGATTATAAAATCGTGTTTGACAATCTGCTCGAAGGTGGTCCAGAACACAATGAAATCATGAAGGATCGTGTTAATGTCATGCAAATGGTTTGCATAGAAAATCAACAACCTGATAATGATTCTAACTACAGTCATTACAATATTTCAGAAGCGCCAACATTTATCTGGATGCACGACAGCAGAGTTTTTCGCGGCACAGCCGGTGATAACCAAGCATTGTTTCAGCGTCGTACCTATTGTCCCGGGAAGTAAGTTTCTTTTGTTAATGAGGATGCAACGCACCGAACGAGACTATATAGCCGATAACTTCAAGACATTGCTGGAACAAAATCTCTACACATATCTACATCGTGATATTACCTTGCCTGAACATCATCCAAAATCTAGCCTATCGGTTGGGTATCGGTCAGTACAATATAGAATGGTACAACGATACAGCATTTAGTGTTGCAGTAGAAACTGTGGTGAATCCAGGACCGGGAAAGATCTTTGTCACAGAAAAAACTTACAAGCCTATACAGCTTGGTCATCCATTTATGGTTATTGGATGTCGTGGCACGTTGGATTTTTTACAGCGTAACGGGTTTGAAACGTTCGAAAACTGGTTCGACGAAAGCTATGATCGAATCGAAGATGGGCGGCACCGTATGAATCGTGTGATGGAAATAGCTGGTCAGTTTGATTTTTCTGGATACGACAGTCTGACCATACAGAAAACAACACACAATCATCATCATTTTTATGATCAATCAGTGGTGCAGCTCATGTACGATCATCAGATAATCACACCGATACTAGAATTCCTAGAAAGTAACTCATGAAAAAAACCTATATCAACTGGCAACAAGTCCAGACCATGACACAAGAAATCCTGAGACAAATGCAACTGGATGAGTGGCGCCCGGATTATGTAGTAGGACTCACTCGCGGGGGATTGACGCCAGCTAATCTTATCAGCCAGTATCTCGATGTTCCTATGTACACTCTCAAAGTCAGTCTCCGGGACAATTCAGAATGCGAGACCAACTGTTGGATGGCAGCAGATGCATTTGGCATAGACTCCGAATCCGACAACGACTATTCCTGGAAAAGAGACAACCCTGGGGCCCGGAAGAATATCTTGATCGTGGACGATATCAACGATTCGGGTGCTACTCTAAATTGGATACGACAAGATTGGCAAAGCGGATGTTATCCGGACAGCACAAATTGGGCCAATGTCTGGGGAAACAATGTCAGGATCGCGGTACTTGTGGACAACCAAAGCAGTGACAACGAGATAGAAGTATCGTATACTGCAAAGGAAGTGAACAAACTAGAAGATCCGCAATGGATCGTTTTTCCCTGGGAGGACTGGTGGCAAAGATAATCAGTTTTGGTGACAGTTTCATGTTGGGCAATGAACTCGATAAAGAAGATGGCACCCAGACCTGGCCAGGTATCCTCGCCCAAAGGCTTGGATGCGATTTTGATATAAGAGCCATGGCCGGATGCGGTAAATGAGTATATTGCCCAACAGATATTCGATTAGTTTTGATCTTTCACAGCAGCACGATGATACTCTGGTAGTCATTAACTGGACCTGGAGTATGCGTTGGGAGTTTTTATATTAAACAAATGCGACAAATGGATAGGACTAGGTCCTACCTGCGTGCCTGATTAAAATCTAAAGGGTTTAGTCAATGATGCTGAAGCCCAAACACTAATTAGGTTTTTATCAAGAATATATGGAACCATCTGCCCACTGGAACAAACTCCGTAGGTTTATCATCAATATATTCTGTGCAGAAATTCCTCGAATCATTGGGTATTAAAAACATACAGACCTACATGGATCAGAAGTTTATGGTATCCTAACTTACCCCAAATTAGAACATTATCATGCCTATAAAGATCCATCGTGGCCAGAAATTTCTAGAGAAAAAGATCTCGATACTTTGCCAGTCGAAATACAAAACGAAGTCAATCACTCGTTTGACAACATCGAACCCGCTTACATTAAGTCATTAAGAGCACTCACAAGATCTCAACTAAAAAGTTTTGATGGTCTTACCTTTCTCGAATGGGCCGAACACAAGGGATTTGAGATAACGCCTTTGTTGCATCCCTTACAACCAGCACATGATGCTGCTGCTGACTTCTGGCAATCGTCATATGTGGAAATCTTGGAATCATGAAAAATCTTTCTCTTTACTTTCCCAAAAATGACTATGAAGAGTTAAAAGGCATCGACTGGCCGTCGTATGAAGATTTTTTATCCGGGGATCGCGGCAACGATCCTGCTATACAACAAGAAATCAATAATTTTGTAGAAATGTTTGTGAAAGATGGTATTAAATTTCCCATCAGAACAGCAACTTCCTGTCAGAGCAAGTGGACCTGGAGTACTATATATCTCAATCAACTTGCTACTGCATCTTGTCATAGAGTTGATCCTGTTCCGTTTTCTTTGGAAAATTTTGATGATTTCCATAATATTCCTAAAAAACTCGATGATCGACGGCTCATGCTCAGTGGTCAATGGCCGTCGGGGGGATGCGAATACTGTCGTACCATCGAGGAATCCGGTGGTTGGAGTGATCGACAACACAACTTAGACATAAGAGGTCTTACCCCGCCGGAGTTAGAATCTGATCCCAAGGCTGTCAAGGTTACTCCTAGGATCCTAGAGNTATTTGCACAAAATACATGTAACCTGCAGTGTACCTATTGTAATGCAAATCTTTCCAGTAAGATCGCACAAGAAAACCGAAAATTTGGAGAGTTCAATCGTGATGGAGTAGTGATCCCTGTGATCGACGTACCAGAGACCACCAAAGAATACTTTGAAAAATTCATGTCATGGTTGGAAAAAAATATCGGGGCACTGCGTCGATTGCATCTATTGGGCGGAGAAACTTTTATACAACACGAGTTAATGTCGAGGGTGCTGGATATAATTGAAAAATACCCTAGCCCCGAGCTACAATTTTGTGTATTTTCTAATCTTAATGTCCCGAATCGATATTGGGATTTATATATAAATCGTATACATGACCTACAAAAACGAGGTCACATACAATCTTTTGATCTTACCGCATCAATCGATTGTTGGGGCAAAGAAGCCGAATATGCTCGGTATGGATTAGACCTAACAAAGTTTGAAGAAAGACTTAGATGGGCTTCCGAACAAGATCCTGCTTGGCTGAGATTAAATTGTAACCAAACCATAACCTGTCTGACCATGAAGACCATGCCTGATCTAATTGACAAAATTCGTCAATACAGCAAAAATAGACACATAGGACATTATTTTCAATTTTACACAGGTACTCAGATGTGGCAACACCCGAAAACTTATGCCTATGATTTTTGGGACGAAACGTTTGATCAGATTTTTAAATCTATGCCGCGCGATACCCAAGAGCAACTAGAAGCCATTCCCAGAATGCAAGGAATGCAATCCTATCTCAAAACATTTACATCACACAACTGGGATGACATACAAAAACTACATGTTTATCTGGATGAATTGGATCGGCGCAGAGGATCAGATTGGAAACAGGTTTTTCCTTATTTAAATATCAAAAGAGAAAGCAATCATGAGTGATGTATTCAACGATCAACGTAAATTTATGCAAGCATGTGGTCAGACTACAGACCATTATAATATTGACCAATATAAACTTTATATTGATCTAATCAGAGAAGAATGCCAGGAATTAGTCGAAGGTGTTGCCAATGGCGATTCTGTAGAGCAATTGGATGCTTTGATAGACATCATGGTGGTCACAGCAGGTGCACTGCACAGCCTAGGAGTAGATGCAGATGGTGCTTGGAAAGAAGTCATGCGATCAAACTTTGACAAAGTAGATCCTCGCACCGGGCGTGTAACCAAACGGGAAGATGGGAAAGTTCTTAAACCCGCTAACTGGGAACCTCCACGATTGGCACCTTTTGTGAGAGCGAGATGATACAACGTCTCCGTGTTCGTCTAGCTCGTTGGATCCTGGGCCGGCATTGTGTATGCTATCAAACCGGTTATCATAAACTCTGCAAATATCCAATCAAAAAATATGATACAACCTCTACGCGATGATTTGATGGTACAGCAACAGCTGCCAGCAGGCTTCAATAACCTTGGAGCCTGGCAGCACATGGTGGCAGTGATCATGCTGAATCAGACCGGGCGTAAACCTGTCAAAACAGTTCTCCCCGTTTTTTTGAATCGTTGGCAGGATCCTATTTCTTTTACTGTAGCTGCCGAACAAGAAGTAAAAGATGTGATCTGGCCCCTAGGCATGGTCAATGTGCGATACAACCGATTGCGGCGGATGACCCAAGACTTCTTGACTTGGGATCATGATGATGCTACAATGTTGTATGGCATTGGCAAATATGGGTCTGATTCATATGAGATCTTTTTCAAACGTAACTATTTGGTCAATCCTACGGACAAAGAACTCAAGAGATATCTAGATGAAGAAATATTCGTTTCATGACATTGGCGGGGAAGTAGTAAAAGATAACGAAGTTTATCTATTAAAAGACAATCGTGACCTAAATACTCTCGTTGTTAGTTCTACCAAACTGTATAGGAATCAGCAGACACGAGGACATAGACATGCGGGGCAAGAAGAAGTTTATTTTTTTGTCACAGGCACGGGTAAGATGATTGTGGGAGAAGAAACCGACAAACCATTTGCTATACAGGCCGGTGACGTTGTGTTGATACCCGATGGTGCATTTCATAAAGTCATAAACGATGGAGATACAAACTTGATTTTTAATTGCGTGTTTGATGGTAAAAGGAACCATTGATGGAAAAAATCACATACACAGAAATATTTTACAGTCTCCAAGGAGAAGGCAAGTGGGCTGGAGTACCTTCGGTATTCTTCCGAACATTTGGTTGTAACTTCAGATGTAAAAAGTTTGGTCGTCCACGCGACGAGGCCATCGAAGGGCATAATCCTGAAGTAGTGGAGATCCTTAGAATGGTCGAAGCCGATCCTGAGCGGTATCGGGAATTCAAAGATCTTCCGCTGGTGACCACGGGCTGCGATACCTACGCATCGATCTATCCTGAATTCAAGCGTTTTAATGATCAGGATGATGTTGCTACTATCGTGGACAAGATGCATGCTCTGATACCCAATAACAAATGGGATCTAGGATGGAACGATGACGTGCATCTTGTTGTCACAGGAGGTGAGCCTCTCTTGGCCTATCAGAAACTCTATCCCGAAATGATCGAGCTTTGCCGGGATCGTGGATTGAAAAATCTCACATTCGAGACCAATGGCAGCCAGCATCTCTATCCCGAAGTGCGCGATTATCTCTTTGAAGAGTTCACACGCAATGGTAGAGACTATGATCGACTGACATTCTCAGTGAGTCCCAAGCTGCCATGTTCAGGTGAATCCTGGGAACGAGCTATCAATCCCAAGATCATCAAAGAGTACGAGATGGTGGGATTCACTTATGTTAAATTCGTAGTGGCCACCAGACAAGATGTAGAAGATGCCCAGCGTGCTGTGGATGAATTCCGTGATGCTGGATTCGGTGGACCTATCTATCTCATGCCCGCGGGTGGCGTACCACAGGTCTACAATCTCAACACACAGGAAGTAGCACGCCTGGCCATGGAACGTGGATGGCGATACAGTCCCAGATTACAAGTAGATATCTGGCGCAATGCCTGGGGAACATGATGTTGGGACAAGGGTATGGATACCAACACGGTGCCATGGTGGACGACATTGTATATGATCCGTTTTATGATCGTGCGGTATACAAATACAAATGGTGTATGATCCCCCGGCAGTGCTACGTGACAAAAAAGTCTCTGTGGTTGACCCGGGCCGTGCGCGGTCTTGCTACCTGGACTGGACCGGGAGATCCGGTGGTAGAACAACGATGGTATCATCGTGATCAGGCCTTGGTCATGATACTGAAAGGAAAATAACATGGGCTTTTTTGATAGATTCAAGAAAAAATCTGTGCAACCCACAGAACCTAAAGAAAAAAAAGAAAAGATAAAAAAATCTGCTCGAGATATCGCCACAGAAAAAGGTGAACCTTATGTGGCCATCGTCAGCATGGATATCAGTCCCGAGAACCTACACGAAGGTGCATTCGAACTGGATTGGAATGACAAGTTCATTGCTAATCTAGTACGTGCTGGATATCAGATGCGGCCCAACGAGCCAGAAAGCGTGATCGTGGATCGGTGGTTCCAGAATGTTTGCCGTCATGTGGTGATGGAGACCTGGGAACAAGAGCAGGCCATGAATCCCCAGACTACTAGATTTACCCAGAGTCGAGATCTCGGTGATGGCAGGAGAGAAGTGTCATGATTTTTAATCATGTACGCAGGCTCAAAGACGAAGGCAAACGTATCGGTATAACTTTCAGTACTTTTGATCTCATGCACGCCGGGCACATCGCCATGCTGGCCGAAGCCAAGAATCACTGTGATTATCTCATCGCTGGATTGCAGACAGATCCCACGATAGATCGATCTGATACAAAAAACAAGCCCGTGCAAAGCATCGTGGAACGCCAGATACAACTGGCTGCTTGTCGGTATGTGGACGAAGTAGTGGTATACCAGACTGAACAGGACCTTGTGGATTTGTTATTGATCCTTCCCTTGGATGTGCGAGTGTTGGGAGTGGAATATGAAGGTCAGCATTTCAGTGGTAAACTGGAATGCGAAAAAAGAGAAATTGAAATTGTTTTCAATGGCAGAGACCATAGTTTTTCATCTTCTAGTCTCCGCAAGCGTGTAGCACATGCTGAAACCGAGCGTGCGTTAAAATCATCCGCATCTACTGACTTGTATCATATCCAAACACGATGATACTCTATGTCAATGGTGACAGCCATGCAGCAGCCGCCGAGGCCGTAAACAATCACAGCTGGGCCGCTGATGATTCCAGATATTTTTACATGGGATCAGCACCACACCCAGACAATCTCTCAGTGAGCTGGGGTCGCAAACTAGCCGACGTCCTGAAAATGGGGCTGCATTGTGCCGCACAGGCCGGAGGTAGCAATGCCAGGATCCGACGTACCACTCTAGAGATGTTGGATCAGACTCCTGACGCTGCAGAAAGATATCTGGTGATCATACAGTGGAGCACCTGGGAAAGACAAGAATGGTTGATCGACGATGTCTGGTATCAGATCGGTGCTTCGGGTACAGATTCAGTTCCTGAATCTCATCAGGACCAGTATCGAGAATTCATCGCTGAGGTGGACTGGAATACCTGTACCGAACTGGAGCACAACGAGATCTGGCAGTTCCATCTACGGTTGCAAGAGCGCGGTATCCCGCATGTGTTTTTCAACGGGGACAGTCATTTTGCCAGAATCACCGATCGCTGTGACTGGGGCAAAGCATACATCGATCCTTACTCCCCGGATCACACCTACTCTGAGTGGTTAAAACATCAGGGATTTGAAACAGTATCTCCCAAATCATGGCATTTTGGACAGGATGCTCATGCTGCCTGGGCCCGATTCATGTTAAAATACATTGTGCAAAATCAACTGGTGCCCAAATGAGATACATACTGATCGACACTGCCAACACTTTTTTCCGGGCCAGGCATTCGGCTTTTCGCGCCGCGGACTCCTGGGAAAAAGTAGGCTATGCTCTACATATCGTGCTGAGCAGCATCAACAAAGTAGTGCAGAGATTCCAAGCAGACCACGTGGTTTTTGCCTTGGAAGGGCGCTCATGGCGCAAGGACCACTATGCTCCTTACAAAAGGAATCGTACAGAAGCCCGAGCAGCCCAGACAGAAAGCGAACAAGAAGAAGACAAACTGTTCTGGGAAACCCTGGATGAGTTGACTAAATACTTGGCTGAGCAAACCAACTGTTCAGTGATCAGGCACGAACGAGCCGAAGCAGATGATATCATAGCTCGTTGGATCGCGCTACACCCCCAAGATCAACACACGATTATAAGCAGCGACACAGATTTCGTACAACTCCTGGCCCACAACGTGGATCAATACAACGGTATCACCGACGAACTCATCACTGTGCGAGGTGTGTATGATGCCAAAGGTCGCGAAGTTATTGACAAAAAGACCAAGGCTGCCAAAATCGTTCCAGATCCCCAATGGTTGCTGTTTGAAAAGTGCATGCGAGGAGATCCATCTGACAATGTATTTTCAGCTTTCCCGGGCGTGAGAACCAAAGGCACCAAGAACAAAGTGGGTCTACAAGAAGCCTATGCCGATCGAGAAAAACAAGGATATGCCTGGAACAACATGATGCTGCAACGCTGGACTGATCACAATGGCGAAGAGCACCGTGTGCTGGATGACTACGAACGCAATCGTAGATTGATCGATCTCACTGCTCAACCCCAGGAGATCAAAGATCTAGTGGACACAGCTATCGGCACACAGATCTCGCATCGTGATATTGGGCAAGTGGGAGTACGTTTCATGAAGTTCTGTGGAAAATATGAATTAAATCGCATCAGCGAGCAGGCCGAACAATATGCTCGGTGGCTCAACAAAACATATCAAGGAGTATTAGATGATCGTAGCCAAAGCAGTGATACCTGACCAGTACTGGATCTTGCGCGAAGATGATCGCAAGATCGGTAACATCGAACAAGCACCTGATGGATTCCGGGTGCGCATTAACGATCGAGTGGAGAAGTTCAAAACCATCCACACCATAAAGAAACAAAAAAGCATTGACTTTGAACCCCAGAAACAGACTGTGCAAAAACAAGAGGGTAATCAAGTATATGGATATGCCACCACCAGCCAGCCATACAACGGGGTCTACGATGTCAAACACCAGGTTCCACTGTGGACTCGGGAAGAACGCAGCAAGAGTTGGTATGCCGCAGGTTGGTATGCTGTTCGCCAAGGACGACGCTGGGCAGTAGAGCAATGCCCCAAGCTAATCATGCTGGAAAGATATGAATTTCGCGGGCCTTATCACACCGCCGAACAGGCACAGAACTCATGCTGCATATAAATCGTTTCGTGGATCGGCTGCAACAAGCTGATGGACGCAGGCAGAAAGACATCGTCATGACCGTAGCAGAAGCACGGGATCTCCATGCAGATATCACCAAACTCTTGATCGCCTTGGAAGATCTGCGGGAGCGAGCCGCAGCAACACCGGATCAATCAGTGATCCAGGTGGAAGTGCAAGGTGGCTCGTTTTAAACGGCTGTGTTTATGATAAATACTCTGAGGAATAAACACACCAATGTCGAGACCCAAACCCAAAGTACTAGTTGAGCAAACCGACCGCCAGACCTATAAAACCGAACAGGTATTAGCAGCCGAGGGCATCTACGCGGTGTTTTACAACAACGCTCCCATCAATCTCAAAACTGCCAACATGCTGGTACAGTATCCGGGACCCAAGTACAAAAAAGTTTCGTTTTCAAATCCCGGGCATGCCATCAACTTGGCACGCAAACTTAATCAGCAGTTCAAAACTGACAAGTTTTCGGTGGTGTTGCTTACCCAAGGGGAGACTGTGTTTCCCGATGCCAAATCGAAAACTTAGCATAGTCACGCAACTACGCGGTTCGATCCCCGATCAATATCAAGAAAGTCCGGATCAGGCCATGATCACCTGGTGGGCCAACATACGCCGTGACGGTGGCATGCGACTCACACATCATGGTTACCAGATCATGCACGATGTATTGAAGATCGAATCTTGGCATCTGGATCTGTCAGAACAGGAAACCAATGGTGCCTGGCGAGCCAGGATCGACAAACGCATGATCCTGGATCTGGATCGCAAACTGGAATGGCCTTACTACTTGGATTTCAATGCCCGCAAAAAGACCCGCAGGATCGTTTTTTTTGGCAGCAGAGAAGCCATGATGGCTACCATGTATGGCGACCTCAAAAAATGGCTGGATTCTATCGGTTGACCAGAAAATCCTATTTTGCTATAATAATTGAAACAATACAAGAAACGGCTGATACAGGTAGCGTTGATGGACGCATCAACTATGCGGGTTCACCTTGCCGTGGTAGGGTCCTGATATAACTGTGGTGGCCGGCTGGGTGCCCTTAGCGGGGCAAGCCAAAATTCGCTGAAAACTCAGCCGTTCCTTGTGTTGTTTTTATGCTACAATGTTTGATTGACCAATAATCCTTTTTCGGCTATAATGTATGTTCAATATAAGAAAAAGGAGCTGAAATGGATATCCTCACAGCAAGCACAGCAAAAGCCAAACTCGTTTACAATAAAAACAAAGAAACGTACCGTATCATAGTGGCATTCAACGTCACTGAGCGCACCGAACGTGGTGCACTAAAATTCCCCCCGCAACCCAGATGTGCCTTTGTCAGTGGTGATTTCGTGTTTGAAACCCTGCAAAATGATGTCAACCGAGTGATGCAACAGGCCAAAGAAGTGTTGCGTACAAACAACATCGAAATGGTGTGAAAAACCCTGATTTTGTCAGGGTTTTTCTATGGTAAGTGATCACTAACTTAGGAGCCATAAACGGTTGACCAGAAATTGCCATTTCGGCTATAATATGCTTATGGACACTAAAAAAGCACCCCGTAAAAAGCGAGCAGATCGTACACACATCATCTACAAGATCATGAGCGGTTCTGACTTTTATGTTGGCGTCACTGCCAAGACCGAAAGCACGGTGCTCAAGTCAGTTCGGGTGCGTATGAACAAGCATCTGTACCGTAGCCGTTCAGAGGACAAATCCTGGGCCTTGTATGAAGCCTTGCGTGGTCGTGGTCCTGAGAGCTTCTGCTATACCATCCTGGCAGTGGTCAGAGGTAAGTCGGCTGCACACCAACTGGAGAGGGCCTTGATCCGTGAACTGCGGCCCAACTTGAATACCGATGTGCGTGAAAGGAAAACAGCATGAACGAGAAAATCATTGAATTACTGACNAAACAAGGCTTCCTCGACAGCGACGGTGATCCTGTCTACCGATTTCAAACCTCGACACCTAGTTGAGTTTGATCGAGACTGTGGTGCGTGAGTGTGCTCGCTTGAATTTTCAAAGCCACAGGCGAAGTCACAACTGATGGAGAGATCGTTGTGAGCAACCTCATACTGAAACATTTCGGAGTTGAAGAATGAAGATGCGAGTTTACATGAGCCGCAGGCTCAACCCTATGTTTGAGATGACTCCCATCGTAGTAGAGACCAATTTGGCCTGGGCGGTGCCTTACTGGACTGAGCGTAAAAAATCCAATCCTCGAATATTCTGGGAGATAGCATGAACGAACGAATGATTGAACTTTATCGAGAGGCTTCAGAGTTTGCCTACAAAATCTGTAAGGATGAAGGACGAGCAGGCGGACTGACGGATCATATATGGAATACAT